AAACCTCAATTGTCGCACCTAACGAATATGCAACGACAACTGTAGTTAAGGTTCCTAAAAATCTATAACTAACTGTTTTTAAAATATGTCTAATTAAAACAGATTCTTCTTTTATAGTTTTTATATATGCGACATTATTTTCGACACTACAATAACCAACACAACTAACATGCCATTTATAATCATTAATTTCCGGTAACCAATCTTTAGTTGTTTGAGTGTGTCCATCAATAATGATGTCTGAAACTAATGTCTCGTTACCGTTTTCAATTAATCTCCATCTTCCATCATCAGTTTTTGAATCTGTGTTAAATCTGATTTGATAAGTTTTACTTTGTATTTGCATATGTTAAAAAATTAATTATATAATCTTGTATCGATTCGTCCACCATATCCTTCCATTTGTCGTCTCCTTTAGCGATTGAGTTTCTTATTCCTGTTGCAGATATGAATCCGATATTATCTGGCGGTGTAAATTCATTTATTTCATACCCAACACCTCTACCGTAATTAACGGATTCAATATCAGGAATAATGATAACTTTAACATCATCACCTTTTGAGTTATGATATTCTTCAATCATCTTTACCGTTTGTTTAGTGGTAAATGGATTTTTATCATCAGGTTCAATATCCCTAACCATTATTAAAGCTGGTATTCCCTCATTTAACTTTTGTTGTATTAGGTTAACATGTCCGTAGTGGTATGGTTGATATCGACCTATAAAAATAGCGTATTTTTTATCTTTATTTGTGGTGGGTTGTCCACCGTGGTTTTTCTTTTCCCAACTCATAGTTTTATTTTTTTATTTTAGGGTGTAATTGTAATTCATTTAAACACTTTTCCCAATTTTCAAACAACATACCTCTATCATCGATATAGACAGTTGCCGGGAATTTATGGTTAGAAACCTCAGTTATGTATTTAGATAAACCATATTTTTCTAACCAAGGGTTGATAACCTCTTTTGGTCTTGATGAGAGAATTTTAAGGATATAACCCTCTTCATGTAATTTCTTAAGAGATTCTTCAGTACCTTCCATGGGAGGGTCGTAAGCATTGCCTAAACCTTTAAATCCTTTAGAATATTTATGAATAACACCATCAAAATCAATTGCGATGGTATTTCTTTTATCTAAGTTGTTTACTTCCTTCAAATTAGATTCAATGATACCTAAGTCTTTTAAGTCTACTATAATCACGTCAGTACATTGTTCTATCGACCATTTATCAGTGTCTAGTGTTCTAAATGGTTTAATTGGTTCTTCGTATGGTGAGTCTATTCCAGTAAATTGTTTAATTTCACCTGCTCTCGCTTTTTTATATAACCCTTTAGGGTCACGTTGTTCACAAATATCTAAATCTGCTTTTACATAAACCTCTAAAAAGTTATCTCTACCAATAATATCTTTTGCTTTTTCTCTTTCTTCTCTAAATGGTGAAATAAATGCTGTAATAACAATTACACCAGAATCAGATAAAAGTTTAGCTACCTCAGCAATTCTCCTAATATTTTCTTTTCTGTCATCATCAGAAAAACCTAAATCTTTGTTAAGGCCCATTCTAATATTATCACCATCTAAGATATAAGCTAATTTACCTTCTTTTTGGAGTCTAAGTGCTAATTCATTTGCTATTGTTGATTTACCTGACGCTGATAACCCAGTTAACCAAATAACTGGCGATTTTTGTTTAATAAGTTTTTGCCTATCTTCTTTTGTTACCACATGTTTGTGTTCTATTAAATTTGTATTCATTTTCATATTTTAATAAATTTATCATTTTTATATATAAAAGTATTTATAACTTTAATCCATTTACTAACCAAATTTTTATTTTCCAATATAAAAGGGTGAAGTGTTTCTTTAAAATCTTTTTTAGATTCATCTAAATATTTTTCATCATTTTTTCTGGTATAACTTTCTTTATGGTAAGCAACAGAATAACCATCGTTATAGTTTTTAAACCCATTAGATAATACTTTTATACCTAACTCAACGTCTTCAAAACAATTATTATAATTTTCATTAAAAAGTCCCATTTTAATAAATAAATCTTTATTTATTAATAGTAATGCGGCTGTATTACAAAAAACTTCTCTAACAGTGTTATTAAAATTATAGTAGTTATTTAATTTTTCGTGGGTTAGATTTATGGATGGATAAAGTTCTTCAAAATTGTTAGCATTTAAAACTTTATCGGAATGAACTATAACTCCATTATGTTGTATGGTGTTATTTGGGTAATGTAACCTACACCCAACAGAACCACAATCTTTATTTGTTAAAAAAACGTTTAACATAGAACTAAGAACATCATTTTTGATTTCAATATCATTATTACAAAATAATAAAAAATCGTGACCGTTACCTACATAGTTTTTAACAACATCGTTATTTATTTTAGCGAAATTATAATAATCATACTCAATTATTTTTAAATTCTTATAATCTTCAAAACTAATTTTTATTTGGTCCAATTCTTCTTTTGTAGACCCAGTATCAGCAATAAAAATACTAAATATGTCATGGTCACAATTACTGTAAAATGAATTAACACAATTTATTAAAAGTTCTAAATTTCCTTTTGTTGGTATTATTATTGCTACTTTTTTTAATTTTTTAAAATTTTTTCTTTTTATTTTTTCGTAAAATATATTTTTAGGTTTTAAATCTAATGGTAAATATTTTTTATATTTTTCTAAAAAAATTTCTTTTATTTTAAAAAATTCTTCATTAGGTTTACCCTCTGAATTGTGTGTAATGTCGAAAGAAAATGTAACACCTAATTTTACACCCTCAATAAAATTACTAACACAAAAAGAATGGTCATAAAAATGAAACCCATTTATATCCTCGTCAAATAGTTTTTTAATTTTATTTTTATCAACAGAAATAAAGAGTCCATCTAGGGTGACTACTTCAATTAAATCATTAAATTTAGGTGAGTATTTGGTTAACGTTTTTTTGTTATTATTTCTGTGGTAAACTTGTCCCACCATAGTTTGGTCCCTTTTGCTCCAAAAAATACCTGATTCAGACATGAAACAAGAACCGGCTTTACCTATAACACCAAACTCAGGATTTTTTAAAAAATCATTTAACAATTTTACACCCCAATTCTGTGATAAAAAAATATCATCATGACAAAAAACTAGAATATCGTATTTAGATTCTTTTAATCCTCTATTGTAAATTTCTGATAAGGAAAACTCATTTTGATTATTATATAATAATATTTCATATTCCTTTAAACCAATAGTTTTTTTTATGTGATTTTTAAACTTATCAACACATAAATTGTCTTTATTAGAAGAAACAATAACACTAATCATTATATAACTTTTTATAAATAAAACCTTATTTTTTAAAATTTAAACCCTAGAAATTTTAAACATTTCAGATTCTCGTTCTCTTCTAGTTTTTAAACCTGGATATTCGTCAAACATATTACTTGAGATATTTTTTATCTCTTCTTTAGCTTCTTGGAACTCACTTCGTTTAACGTATTGAATAAATTTGCTTGTCCTTAAATTACCCACACCATGATTATAGGTTATAGAAACCATAGCATCATACATACCTTGTGTAATTTCAGGTTCTATACCTTTTTTATTCCACCCATCTAATATATTATTAACACCTTCAGAAGCTTTTAACATATCATCTTGTAATAATTGTTCAGCCTGTTCTCTAGTAATTCTTGTAATTTTTTTACCAGGGTTACGTTTATTGTAAGGTATAATATCTTCATGATTTGGTACAAAACTATAATCACCCCCCGTACTACCTCTTTCGGGGTTAGAAAAGACAGCGTGACCATAACCTGTGGTATAAGCACCATCACCTAAATTATAGAAATATAAAACAGGTTTACCACCAATACCCTCTTCTTTTTTCAAATGTTTAAATAATCTTTGGCTAGGTTTTCTAATTTTTTGTGTTTTAACTACAGGTGTTTCTTTTTTAAATGAAGGCATTTCAAATCTAATACCACTCTGATAATCATTGCCTTCAATGGTGTTGGTGATACTAGTTATTTGGTTTACGGTTAAAATACCTAAAAAAGATGCCAAAACATATTTTATTATTTTTTTCCTAAGTTGGTTGGGTAAAGATTTTATTTTTTTCAATAAAAGATTTAGATACCCAATAACATCTTCTTTTGTTTTAACCCATTTTTTAGATAAATCTAATTCTTTTTTAGTTTCTTGTGGAAAATCCCACACATACTCTGGACTAGTTTTGTCATTAGAAATAACGTCCCATTCAAATTCGGGGCTGAGAACATCTTTAACTTCATTTAATAATAAAAGTTTATGTAAAAATTTATCTAAATATTTATTAGATTCTTCTATTTTATTAGAACTTAGACTTTGGATTTCTTCTCTAATAATTTTTCTGATATTCATAAAGATTCTGTATCTATTTTAAATTTTAATTGTTTAACAAATTCTTCAGAAAATCTCTTTAAAAATGGAACACCGTCTTTACCAAAATACATTAATCCTGATATATTAGTTATACATTTATGGCCACCAGAATTAGCCTGAACCATATCCCAACCAGTAATTTTTAACATCTTTAAAGCTTTAATTTCTCTATCAGAAAGTGATGTGTAAGGTTTATCCATTATTTTTTTAATGGCGTTTTGCCATCTTTCTAATGTATAATCTGGTGAACCACCATTAGGTATTTCATCTAATCCCATAATACCATTCTCAGTATCACCTAAAATAGCTACCATATCATTAAAACTAAAACCAACAGATTCTTCCGAAAATTCTTTATTTTTTTCAGCAAAATACTTTACAGTATCAATAGATATAATTTTGTTTTCTAGTTCAGATTTAAATATACTTAAAACGTCTTGTGCTATTTCACCTAAATTAACACCTTTAAGTTCCCTACCCTTTTTATAAGGATTACAAGAAGCTTGTAATAAACCTAATGGCCATGTTATAACCAAAAAATTGGCGTTAGGGTATAATTTAAAAGGTACGTATCTATCATAAGAACCTGGTTTAAACATAGAACCCCCACCGTATTGTTTTACAATCCCATACTCTTCATCGTATTCTACATTACCACTTTTTGATTGGACCTCAATATAATTGGAAAGGTTAACTTTCATTTCTTGAGCTGTGGCGTAACCATATTCTTTTGCTAATCTAACTATATTTTGGTAAATGTTTAAAAGTGATGGTGTACATTCCATCACAAGAGTTTCTAAAAATTTTGGTTTATTTTTGTAAGCTAATAATAATTTATTAGTTACAAGTGCCATACTAATTTTATTACGTTCTAAATCTTTTCCTTTATCTAGGGTAAAAACATAGTTCATAACATCATCTGGTGTAATATCTAATCTAGCATAATCAGCACTATCTACAGTAGATATCATCATAATATCTTTTGATGGGAAAATGTCTGATGGTGAAAGAACGTTAGAGATAGTCTCAACGTTTGACCTTGAGTGTCTAAAACTTGTTGACGTACTTTTTTCAACACCAACTTGTGAATCGTGGTGGTCAGTATGTATAACAAACATTGGTTTACCGTGAGCAAAATCTACCAATACAGGCATTATTTCACCACTAGCGTCAGGTTTTTTAATTGAGAATTCTTTATCACCGTATTGAATTACTTCAACATCAACAACTTCAATACCGTTGTTTTCTAAATAATTTTTCATGGCAATTGCCGTAGTAACTCCATCTAAATCCTGATGAAAATAAATTTTAGCTTTTTGATATCTTTTAGCTAATGTATTTATATTTTGTATACCAGTTTCGACTAACAAAGCCTGTAGTATGTTTTCACTAATAATCATTATACTTATTGTTTTTCAATAAATATCACGACTTTTGGTTCAGTTCAATTAACTTATTTAGATACTGGAGGCATTTTTCTAAATCTTGTAAACCGTTTTTATGTCTCCATCTAGTAACATACTTAACAATATTGCCTTCAAAAAAGTCTAATTTTTGTGAGTGTGCGTAATCCCACATCTCAATTCCTTGGTTATAATGTGAGGGATGTTCTATTTGTTCTTTATTTTTATCTTCCATTATTTTTGTTTTTAATTAAAAATAGTTATATTTGTAAAAATAAAAAAGTTTTATGGAAAGAAAAAAATTAAATATATTTGAAAAAGTTGGTCTTTGGTGGAAATTTGAGGGTAGGTATTACCATAAAGATTTTATTAAAGGTGTTAAAAACCTTTGGTCATGGTTCCCTGTTATATGGAAAGACCGTGATTATGATGACCATTATATATTTGAAGTTTTAAAATTTAAATTAAATAAGCAAGCTGATTATATTGGTGGTAATGATAGACATTTAAGTGCTAAAAGAAATACTGAAATAATGCGTCTTGTAACTAAACTAATTAAGTTACAACAAGATGATTTTTACGGTATGGAGTTTATGGATTACCATAAAACTAAATATGACTTTATCCCAACAGACGAAAGTAAAAAATGGTATTCCATGGAAGATACTTTAGTGTCTGAAACTTTTGATGAGTATTTTAAAAAATACCCACGTCAATATAAAAAAGTGGTAAGTGGTGAAATAAATCTATATCAAAGACCTTTTGAAGAAAAAGATAAAAAATTAATTGCTATGGAGATTGCACATGAAAATCAAGATAGATGTAATAAACTTATTTTTAAACTTCTTGAAAAGAATATACAAAAATGGTGGGATTAATAACCCACCATTAATTTTTTAAAGAAATCGGTTGAGATGTCAAATTCTTCTTGTTCATCACCGACAACTGTATTAATAACACGTTTTTTCTTTTGTAACATTTCATACATCATTTCATCAATAGTACCTTGAGCTATTGGGTAATAAACATTAACAGTTTTTGACTGACCGATGCGAAAGGCCCTATCTTCCGCCTGTGCGTGATTAGCTGGTACAAAATCTAAATCATTCATAATAACTACCTGTGCCGCTGTAAGTGTAATTGCGGTACCAGCAGATACAAGATTGCCAACAAAGACTTTAATATTTTCATTCTCTTGGAACCCGTCAATAGACTTTTGTTTTTGTGTACCACTCAGTTTACCGTTATGACCCACAGCTATTCTACCAAAATGATTCATTAATGCATCAAATGAGTGGGTGAAGTTTGTAAATATAATTACCTTTTGACCGTTCTCAATTGCTTGTTCAGCTAATTCAATCGTGTGTTTAACTTTTTCTTGTGCTAAATATTTTCTAAGAACAACTAATTCAACCATGTGTCTACCTGAACCAAGACGTTTACCTTCACTTTTGGCCCATTCAAGATATTCCTCAAATACATTACCATACCCTTTCATATCATCAATCTCAATATAATAAGGTGCCACAATTTTTGGTGGTAGGTCTAGGTGGTCTTCTTTTTTTCTTCTTAAGATAAGTGATTTAGTTCTTTCATGTAACTCTTCTAAGTTAGAAGCTCCATCAGTTAACCATATATCTTTGTATTGTCCACTATTTAATTTCTTTTTAAATTTTTTACCATCACAATATCTAAATGCAAAGTATTTCCAACTAGAAGTTACTGGTGATTCACAGAGATTAAGTAGGTTAAAATAATCCATTGGTCTGTTTGCGATAGGTGTACCCGTTAATAACCACCTTTTACCAATACTTTCAGCAATCTGGTTAACTATTTTAGTCCTATCAGCTTTAGGATTTTTAACCATGTGAGCTTCATCTAATATAATAATGTCGTAACCTTCATTAACCAAATGTCTATTTATTTCCCACTCTTCATAATTTTTTCTGTTATCTATTAAAGTATGGAAATTTTTAAGTATGTCATAATTAATGATAGTAAATTTTTTGGGATTCCAATGACCAGTTTTTAAAATACTAATATCTTCTTCAGGAACAAAATTTGATATCTCACGGTACCAATTAATTTTGGCGTTAGCCGGACAAACTACTAAAACTTTTTCCGCTCCCGTTTCTAAAGCTGAAACAATGGATTGAAATGTTTTGCCAAGACCCATGTCATCAGCAAGAATACAATTTTTTTTACTTAAAAGAAATTTAATACCCTTTTCTTGGTGGGGGAAAGCTTTCCACCCTCTTCTATCTAATTTTTGGTATTTTTCAAAATCAACCTCAACATTAATTTCGGTATCATATAAGTTCTCAAATACCTGTGTTTTTGGTACATAAAAAAGTGGTGAGTATTTTTGATTTTTAAAAACCTTACCCCTAACATGATAACTTTTTTCTGTATCACCTAAAACAGTTTCAACAAATATTTTTTCAGGTACATGATTAAGTTCAAACTTTTCTTGTAACTGTTTACCCAAAAACTCTGTTATGGTAATAACTTTATTAACATCAACAGGGTCCTTATCAAAATTATTTTCTACATACTCAGATACACTGGGTGATATAGGAAAAGAACCTTCCTTATCTAATCTTTCTTTTAACGATATTAAATACTCATTTTTACCTTCATAGGTCTCTAGTTTTAATAAAGTTTTTCTATTCTTTAATTTACCAATATCTAGCATAACTTATTAAATATAGAAACAAATAGAAAAAAATAAATGAAATACGATTCTTCTAAATATTTATAAGAAAATATACTTAAATGTCAGATAAAAGAAGATTTCCAATAACTCGTGTTCATAAATTTTATGATGAGACTGATTTTGGTTTTGATAATGAGTTAGCCAGAGAATTTGTAGAAGGTGATTTAAATTTTGTTGTAATTCTTTTTAGGGTTGATAGGATTAAAAGTCAAACAGATAGTGTATACGGTGAGTCTGATGTAGAAGAAATTAAATTTCATCCTCCTGTAGAAATTAAAGTTCGACCAAATTTGGAAGAATCACAGTCTAAAGCATATTCAGAAGGTTATATGAGATATGAGGATTATGGTAATTTAACTTTTACAGTTTTTACCGACCATTTAAAAGAGTTAGGTGTTGATATAACATACGGTGATTATATCGGTTACCCTGATAAAGAAGATAATATTAAATATTTTACTGTCACAAATGACGGTAAAATTAATTCTGATAACACTAAAACTAGATTAGGTTACAAATCTTACTATAGAAAAGTAGTTTGTACAACGGCTGACCCAGAAGAGTTTATGGGTTAATATAAATAAAATTATGGCATTACCAAAAAAAAGAAAAACTGATTTACAAATTAAAAGTATAGACCCACAAGGTGGTCCTGCTCATTGGGTTGAACAGTTTTTAGAACAAAATAAACAATTTTTACCTAGGTCAGTTGATTTTGCTGATTTAGATGAGGGTTTTGTTGAATTTGTTGAAAACGACTTAGGTATAGTTTTAAAGGGTGAAAAAGTACCTGTTAATTTTTTAACATTACAAAGATGGAATGAATTTACAAAAATTTGGCCAAATACAGATAAATATAAAAATGTTAAAATACCTTTTGTTTCTGTTGTTAGAAAACCTAATCCCGAAAAAGGTACTAACCCAGCCGACTTTAAAATACCCGTAAGAAAAAATTTCCCTTATATGCAAATACCCGTTTGGGATGGTAATCGTAAAGGTGCTGACATTTACGGAATACCAAATCCCGTAGGTGTCGACATGATGTATACCGTTAGATTGTTTTGTTACAAAATGAGGGATTTAAACAAATTAAATCAAAAAGTATTACAGGCATTTGCTTCAGCTCAAGCTTACGTTAATATTAAAGGACACTACTTCCCAATCATGTTAGAAACCATTGGTGATGAAAGTCAAATTGATGATTTAGAAGGAAAAAGATTTTATGTACAAACTTATGAAATGAGGTTAATGGGTTATTTGGTTGATTCGGAAGAATTTGATGTTAAACCAGCAATCAGTAGAGCTTTAGTTACTTTTGAAACTAGTAGTAGGATACCAAAACCTTTAGCTAGATTTATTAAAGATAATGCTAAAGATGATAAAACATTAAAATGTATTATACAGTTTTTACCTGGTTCATCAACTTCTATAAGATTTTCTACCGAAGTTAAAACTAGTTTTAGTTCTGTAGATTTAGATAACATAACATCTTATACAATTTATGTAAATGGGGTTTTAACAACCATACCTTTTGTAGTCGAACCTTCTGACGTTATAATTATAAACATAGTAAAGGACGATTCAACCATGATTGGTGAAATAACACTTAGAGGATTAATTATTACAGAATGAGTAATTGTGGACCAGATATAGTAAAATATTTTATAGTAACACCATTAACAGGAGATACGTATGTAATTGGGGGGGTAAATACTCCTGCTACAAATAACACAAATAGTGCTTTAATAAACTTAATATACAATCAAGGGATACCTTTTGGGACTTATTCTTTGCCTTATACGGATGTTTATGTGACTGGTGGTACTTTTTCAAATGATATTTTATCTTTAAGAAGAAATGATGGTATTTCAATACCTATTACAGGATTTTCTTCATCACCAACAACCGATGTTTATGTAACTGGAGGAACTTTTTCAATTAATACTTTAACTTTAAGAAGAAATGACGGCATTTCAATACCTATTACAGGGTTTTCTTCGGTTATACCACCAGATGTTTATGTGACTGGTGGTACTTACTCAAGTGGTAATTTAACTCTTGGTAGAAATGATGGTGTTTTAATTTCAGTTTCAGGATTTTTTACGGGGTCTACTGATACATACGTAACTGGGGGTACTTATTCAAGTGGTAATTTAACTTTAAATAGTCAAGATAATACTATAACAATTACAGGTTTCACTGATTATTATACAACAGGTGTTACTTTAAATGGTAATGTATTAGAGTTTGATAGGAATGATACAAATAATGCTTACTCCGTAGACCTATCCTCAATTAAATTCAGTGGTAATACATCGGGTGATTGTATTACCGATATTTATGTGTCTAATTTAAATTCTTGTTCACCATTACATATTCAAAATATAAGTTCAGGTGATGTTTTAATACTTGAGAACGGTAATGGTTTTGTAGGTATAGGTACTTTAACACCAACTGAAAGATTAGATGTTAATGGTAAAACAAAAACTACAAGATTACAAGTAACTAACGGAGCTGTATCTAATTATGTTTTGACATCAGATTCTTTTGGTAATGCCTCTTGGTCACAGGGTTTAGACAATTATGTTACAGGTGGAACCTATTCTAATGGTTCTATTACCCTTAATAGACAAAACGGTTTAGTTACTATTAATGGTTTATCAACAGGTTACACATTAACTTCATCAGCTATTAACACAGCCTTAGGTTATACACCACTTTCAGCATCTACAGATACATTTGTCACAGGTGGTACATACTCTAACGGAACTTTAACATTTAACAGACAAAATGGTACATTTAATGTAACTGGGTTATCTACAGGATACACCTTAACATCTTCAGCTATTAATACGGCTTTAGGTTATACTCCTTTATCAGCATTTACCGATACTTTTATTACTGGGATTACTTATTCTAATAATAATATTATAGTTGGTAGAAACCAAGGTCAATCATCTTTAACTACAAATATTTCTACAATGACAGGTTTAACTGTTAATGGAAATTTAACTGTAACAGGTAACACATCAATGGAAGGTGTAACCGCATCAACATTAAACCTATCAACAACACCAGCAAACGACTCAACAAACAATAATGTTTTAGTAAGGGATGTCTTAACAGGTGTTGTTAAACAAAGAGATATTACAAATGCTTTAAATAAAAATTACGCATCTTTTTATGATACTGGTAATCAAACAGGTCTTGCTAATACAGTATTAACTATGTCGGCAAACACATCAGATTCTTGGAATACTGGAATTACTTTAAGTGCAAATACAAGATTTGTAATACAAAATCCTGGTGTTTATAATTTAGCATTTAGCGCTCAAATGGTAAAAACTGGTGGTAATAGTTCTACACACGCACACATATGGCTTTATCAAAACGGTCTTGATGTATTATATAGTGCTAGTCAGATTGGATTTCCTTCAAATAGTGTATATGTTGTTCCTGCTTGGAATTTCTTTTTTAGTACTACAACACCAAATGAATATGTTGAATTAAAATGGGAAATAAATAGTAATGTAGATAACCAATTGTCAATAAAACATCAACCAGCCGCTGGAAGTGTACCCGCAATCCCATCTCTTATTGTTACTATCAACCAAGTAAATTAGTTCACTTTAAAGATTTTAACAATATATTTTCAAGAAACTTAACCCTTACTAAAATATTTTAATTTAAATCTTCACCGTATATATCTGTTTTTGGTCTACATTTTTCTTTGATGAGTTTTTCAACAAAAGCAAACATCTTTAAACCATTTTTTTCACAATACTCTTTTAATAGTTTATGTGTTTGTGGTGTAATTTTTAAGTTTTTATCTCTTTTCATCTACTATTTATTGATAAGTATGACAAAAGTATCTTTTTTGTCACACTCATTTTGTTGTTATAACAACAAAATAAAATTTTTGGTAAAGTCACCAATATTTATTAATAAAATAACGAAAGAAAAAAAAATAAAATTAAAAAATGGCATCAGACAAAATATTTGTATCACCAGGTGTATTTACATCAGAAAAAGATTTAAGTTTCGTAGCGCAACAAGTAGGTGTTACAACTTTGGGTGTTGTTGGTGAAACGACTAAAGGACCAGCTTTTGAACCAATCTTCATTACAAACTATGAAGAGTTCTTAGCTATTTTCGGTGGTCTAAACTCTAAGAAATTTGGGGGAGAAGATAAAAAACCAATGTATGAATTACCTTACATTGCTAAAAGTTATCTACAACAATCAAACCAAATGTTTGTTACAAGAATTCTTGGTTTAACTGGTTATGACGCAGGAGCGGCTTGGTTAATTACAGCAAGTGCTAACTACGACCCAACAACAATTGTATCGGTAACAACTACAGGGTGGACAGCATCTTTTACAGGAAACACTTTTGGTTCAATTTCTAACGCTAACGTACAAGCGTTATACAATTTAGGATTGTTCCCTAACGGACCAACATTAACAACAACAGAACCAATACCAAATGATATAGCAACTTACCCTGAAGGTATTGTATTCACAAAAACAGGTCTTTCTTTTATAGGGACATCAGCAAATATAACCCAAACTAGTTATATATCTAGTGCGAATACTGGTTCTGTTTCTGGTACAGTTACAACTTATTCAGCATCTTCTTATTCTGAATATGAAGGTATGGCATTAGCAATGTTACGTTCTAGAGGTGATTATGGTGATGTAAATACAGTAACCGATACACTTACATTTAGAACTTTACAAACTTCAAATGGTGTGGTTATGAACCCACTTACAACAGCTACTAACGCGGAAGCTAACTTTGTTCTTTCAGCTACAAACGCCACAACAAGTGCAGTAACTGCTTACGAAGTTTCTTTAAACACATCCTCAAGAGATTATATGCCAAGAGTACTTGGTACTGATTGTTTTGATAGAGACCCTTATATTTTTGTTGAGGAAATTTATCCAAACAAATTAGCTGATTTAGTTTCAGCTGGATATATCTTAGGATTAAATTCTACCGTAACATACACAAACGATTTTAACAATTATAAACAACAATGGCAAACTCCTGAAACTCCTTGGGTTGTTTCTGAATTACGTGGTAACCTTGTTGAAAAATTATTCAAATTTATTTCTATCTCTGACGGTAGTTCGGGTAACAAAGAGATTAAAATCTCAATAGCTAACATCAAACCTGATACAAAACAATTTGATATCCTTGTTAGAGAATTTTATGACAACGATACAAGACCAACAATTATTGAGTCTTTCCGTAAAGTTGTTATGAATCCTGCTGATGATAACTATATTGCTAGAAGAATAGGTACCGCTGACGGTGAATTCTCTTTAAAGAGTAGATACATTATGATGGTTATGAACGCTGAAGCACCAATTGACTCATTCGCAGCGGGTTATGAAGGTTATGTTGTTAGAGATTATCCTGTAGGTGTATTAGCACCACAATTAAACTACAAAACACAATACGATATTGTTAATGATACAATTAGAAAAGTTTACTTAGGTATTTCTGATACAGTTGGTATTGACCAAAACATGTTTAATTGGAAAGGTTATACTAATGACGCATCACCTAATCAATGGACAGCTACAACAAAAGGTTTCCACATGGATAGTGGAGCTACAGTAGCAGGTACTTTTGAAGTAGGATGTTGTCCGTTTAGAACAATCGCTGGTATTGAAGGTACTTCTTATCAGTCTATTCAAGCTAGAAAATTCACATTCGCACCTTATTTAGGATTTGACGGATGGAACTGTTATAGAAATACAAGAACAAATACTGATAGATATAGAGTTGGTAGAGCTGGTTTTGACGCAGGTTTACTTAACGGTGAATTTGAAAACATTACCGCTACTCAAGGTACTTCTGATTACTACGCATACCAAGAAGGTATCTACACATTTAGAAATCCTGAAGCAGTAAACATTAACGTATTAGCAACACCTGGTATTGATTACTCAGAAAATAATTCATTGGTTGGTTTAACAATTGACATGGTTGAAGAAGAAAGAGCTGATTCAGTTTATATCTTAACTTCTCCTGAAGGTGTTACTTACAACAATGTTGTTCAATTAACTAGTATTGGGTTCGCAACAATTAGTAATTATACAGCTGATGACATGGTAGGTTTACTTGAAGCAGCAGATATTGACTCTAACTACACAGCCACTTATTGGCCATGGATTCAATCAAAAGATACTGAAAATAATGTTAACGTTTGGTTACCACCTACATATGAAGTAGTACGTAACATCGCTTTAACTGATAACGTATCATTCCCTTGGTTCGCTTCAGCTGGTTACACAAGGGGTCTTACTTCAGCTATTCAAGCTAGAGTTAAATTGACTGAAGCTGATAGAGATACTTTATATGAAGGAAGAATTAACCCAATGGCTACATTCTCTGACCAAGGAGTTGTAATTTGGGGTAACAAAAACTTACAAATAGCTGATTCAGCTCTTGATAGATTGAACATCAGAAGATTGTTACTACAAACAAGAAAGTTGATTTCAGCAGTAGCAGTAAGATTGTTGTTCGAACAAAACGACCAAATCGTAAGAAATCAATTCTTATCACTTGTTAACCCAATCTTGGAAAACATTAAGAGAGAAAGAGGTTTGGCTGACTTTAGAGTTCAATTATCAAGTGACCCTGAAGAAATTGACAGAAATGAATTAAGAGGTAAAATCTTTTTAAAACCTGTACCAGCTTTAGAATTCATAATCTTAGAGTTCAACGTAACTTCAACAGGAGCGTCATTCGACAATCTATAAAAAATAAAAAAGAAAAGGCTTTCGGGCCTTTTCTCTTTTTTTTAATATTTATAATAAAAAAGAAACTATGTCAAAAATTATAACAAAAAGACAATTAAATACCTTAATCGAATCTACATTAAAAGAGTATGTTCGAGACGAAGACGCTATTTACGCAATGCCAGGTGGTGAGGAATTTATGAACAAAATGGACCAAGAATACAATCCAAATTCACCTTCTGAGTATCATAGAGATATTGATAAAAAGAATCAAGAAGCAGAAAAAAACAAGGCTAATACTAATGAAGACTATATGGAAGATAAAACTTGTTCTGAGTGTGGTGGAGTAATTAAAGAAGGTCTTTGTGAGTCTGGGTGTGGGTCACAAATGGAAGAAGGTAGTTACATGAAAGAAGACGAACTTGAGGAGGGTAACGCTTTTTCAGGAGCATTAGAAACAGCTAGAAAAGAAGGTAAAACTGAGTTTGAATTTAATGGTAAAACTTATCCTGTTGAGGGTGAGGATAAGGTTAAAGAATCAGTTAAAGATTTAGCCGAATCAGTTACAAAAACTTTTAACCCTTCATTCTTAACTGAAAATATGGATAACTTTAATAAGTTAATTAATTACAGAAACAAATAAAAAAAAATAAAATGAGTAAGATTAGATATAAAATCAGAAAAGAACAACTAGAAAGAGTTGTGGAATCTTTTGTAATGGAATCTACAGAAGGTAAGATGATAGTTAAAGACGCTGCCAAAAAACATAAAATGAATATGGGAGCTGAACAAAATGATGATATGGGTGATGGAATGAAAAAAGCTCCTGTATCTAAAAAACACAAAATGAAACAAGCTCCTGAAGTTAAGAAAAACATTCATGGAAAAGTTTCTGAATCTAGAATGGCAGAAATTAAAAACATAATGGAAACTTATGGAATTACTGAAGACGAACTAGAAGAAGGTATGATTTTTAAAACACCAGAAGAACTTATGGCTAGAGGACAAAAAATAATTTCTATGGACTCAAACGCTGAAAGAATTTACAACACTATTAAAAGAGATGAAAGTAAGTATGGTGAAAACTCAGCTAATAAATATTTAATATTTATTGGAAAAAGTAAGGGTAGAATGCTTTACGCTACTTGGGATAAAGGTCTTATGGCTCCAGATAAAACAATGGGTTATTGGATTGAAAGAGGTAAACCTAGAAGTGGTTATGACAAATCTACTGGTAGTGGAACCGAACTATAAAATTATAAAAACCCCTTTTAAAGGGGTTTTTTTATTTATCACCGTTAAGTCCCTCAAAAAATTTATAATGGTCTTCCAATGACATGTTATTTACATGTACAATATCTGAGTACAATTGGTACTTGTTATTGAAAAATAAACCTGACAATAAAAAAACAATAAAAAAAGGTAGTGTGACGTTCATTGGTGTCATAGTTAACATAGTTAAGGTGACAAAAGACAAACCAAAAGAATGTTTTGTAATTAAACCAAGAATATTTTTTTTACGCAAATTACTTTCTTTTTGCTTTTTGTACTCAATCTCCTGTTCAGGGGTTAGTCTAAATTGTTCTTTAAAATCTTCTAGTGTCATAACTTTATCTATTTTTTATCAAATATAACAATATTTATCTATATATCATAAATATTTTAAAAAATATGAAAAAAATTATTTTAACAGAATCACAAAAAATAAAACTACAACAATATCTTAAAGAAGAAAAAAATATTCGTATGTATGTTTTTGATTGGGATGACAACATTTTAAGGATGCCTACAGAGGTTAAAATGGAGAAGAATGAAAACGGTAAGTGGGTCCCATTAAGAGTTTCCACAGAAGATTTTGCTCATTTTAGAACTGACCCTAATTATAGAACAACCCCTGATTCATTTTCCGATTTTACAAATAATGAGGCTTTTTTAATTGACGCAAAAAAAGCTATTAATAATAAAAGTTTTGCACCAAGTTACAAAAAATTTATTGAATCATTAATATACGCAAACCCATTCGCAATTAATACTGCTAGGGGTCATAGTCCAAACACATTAAAAGAGGGGGTAAAACTTTTCATTCAAACGGTATTAAGTGATGATGAAAAAATGATGATGATTAATAATATCAAAAAAGAATTACCACAAAGTTTAGTAAAAGGATTAAACAATAAACAATTAATAGATTTATATTTAGATGAGATGGGTGAGTTTTACCCTGTTACTTCTGAAGAGTTTGGTGATAGGTTTGGCCTTAATGTAAAAGGTGGGGCTTCAAATCCTGAAAATTCTAAAAAAGTGGCTATTGCTCACTTTGTAGAAAAGGTGTTTAAAAACGTAGAAAAATTAATCCAAAGTGGTGAATATACAAAAGTATCTTTTGGTTTTTCTGATGATGATGTTAGAAATGTTAAAGCTACGGTTGAGTTACTGGAAGATGAATTATCTAAAATGTATCCTGAAATACACTTTGTTATATATGATACATCTGACGGTGGGAATAAAAAAATAGTTATTGAGAAAGAATGAGGTTAATTTTAATAATATTAGGTGTCACTATTTTATTTTCTTGTAAAAGTACAAGAAATGGTGATTGTGATGCTTACAGTAAAAATGAAGTAAAAAGTGAAGTTAATCAGATGTAATACTTGTGAAGATGTTGTTAGATTAGTACATACTAAGTGGAAGACTTGTGAATGTGGTAAATCTGGTGGTCAATACAATGACGATTTAATTAGTGCTACTATCGGTGGTGACTGTGAAGTTATAGGTTTAAGAAATGATTTTTTTAAAGAACAACCATTTTCTAAAAAAAGAAATGGTAAAGACGTAATCATACAAGGTGAATACTTGGGTGATAATCAGATACACAGAATCAAATCAGGAAAAGGACCAAAATTAAAAATGGAAATTAAAGATAATGGTGATGGAACACATGATATTATCTTTAAAGATAAACGAGATTATACTGTAAATGTAAAAGGTAGTGATAAAAAGCCCAAAGAACTAAAGGGGGTAACATCTAATACCGAACCAAGTTTTAAAGATAAAAAGGTTAAAAAAGAATCTTTTATTTCTATTAAAAAAATAATTAAAGAAGAGATGGAAGATTTTGAATGGACAAATCAAATAGACCCATTAGAAAACTTTAAGGAATTCTTTTACGGTACTGGTGAATACGAATCTAATAGAAAAAATTCTCCAGGTATTTATATTGCTCGTGATATTAAATGGTGGTACAATTGGATTCATGAGATTGAAATGTCTCACGCCAGTTTTTTAGAAGATATTGAAGACTTAAATAACATGGTACATGACTTAGTTAATCCAATAGATGGTTCAGAAAAATATCGAATCTTAGCTATAGACGTATATTCTTACCTTTCACCCACAAGACATTTAGGTGGTAAAAATTATTTACAAGATTCAGCTAGAACAATAGTTGATGGTTATGAAACATTAGGTCTTTTTGCTAAAAAAAATAATTTAACTCTTTTAGAAACTTTATTTATTTTTGAACAGTTCTTGGATAAAATGCGTCATGAAGGTAAACCTTTACACAAAAATTAATAGAATATAAAAAAAGGGTCCGAAGACCCTTTTTTATTTTTTCTTGACTTTACCAATTACCTCATCAATAATACCATATTCCAAAGCTTCATCAGAGCTTAACCATAAATCACGTTGAGCGTCTTTTTCAACTTGTGAAGGTTTTTTACCACAATACTCACCCAAAAGTTCAAACAACAATTTGTTTGTTTTTTCCCATTCAATCATAGTAATACGTGCGTCTTGGATATTACCCCCAGCACCACCACTAGATTGGTGTAACATTGTTTTTGAAAAACGTAGAGAACTTCTCATACCTTTTGTACCCGCTCCTAAAAGGACTGAACCCATTGAAGCTGCCATACCCGTGTTAATTGTTTGGATTTTTGTGTCAATATAGTTCATTACGTCAACCATAGAGAGACCTGATTTAACAGAACCACCTGGACTATCAATGTGCATTGTGATTGTTTTCTTTGGGTCTTGTTGTGACAAGAAAAGAAGTTGTGCCTGTACCGTGATAGCCATTCTATCATCAACAGGACCAGCACACCAAATAATTCTATCCATCATCAATCTATCGAATACTGACATTGCTGCAACGTTCATCTGACGTTCTTCAATAATTGTTGGGGTAACTGAACCAATCACGTTTGGTATTGCTGATTGAAAATTTTGGTAGTCGTGTAGGGTTTGTGAGCCAATACCCATATGCTTTATTGCATATTTATCAAATTCTGTCATATTTTATCTTTTATTATTTTTTTCTTAAAACAAGAATATTTATAATAAAACAATTTGTCAAATGAAAAAACCTAATTACGATAATGCTTTAACTCTTTTGTTTGAAAATAAAGAAAGCAATGAATTAGAATACAACATACTTACCCTTGAGGGTGAAGACTTATATAGAGAACTAGCTTTTATTTTAACAGAACTTTCATTAATTGATAGGAATAGTGGTAAAAAAATTATTTCTGAAGGTGAAAGAAGATTAATGGAAGAAAGTTTCATGTCTAGTTTAAGAGATTCATGGAAAAATTTATGGGGAACTGCTAATAAACAAGCTCAACAAAATACAGGGAAAAATTTAACAGCACAACAACAACAAGCAATACAACAATCTCAAAAAGCTGTAGCTGATGCTACTCAAATATGTATCGAAAGAAAAGAAGCTGATTGGGAAGTTTATGGTACCGATAAAACCGACAAGAGTGAGGAAGCTAAAAAGGTTTGGATGCAGAAACAAATTAAATCTTGTGTTGAGGAAGTTCTTAGAGGTAGTAAAGGACAATCTATTATTGGTAAATTGGGAGATTTTTTACGTGATACTGTAGTTGGTAAAGTTTTAGTTGGTGTTATTGCTATAGGTGCTATGGCTTATGTAACAGGAGCTATTGGTTCACATACTAAAACTACTACAAAACAAGTTGATGACGGTAATGTAGATGTTTCTGATAGTGTAGTTAAAAACGCTTCTGATAGTACTTTAGATAATCAAGTACATGTTAAGGTTAATCCTGATGGTGGTATAGTTAAAGTTAAGGTTGGTTCCGATGGTAGTACCGTTGGTGTAATAGAAAGGGACCACGGAGTTACCGATTTAAAACCTGACCAAGTACAACAAGTTGCTGACAATATTATTAAAACAATAAAAGATGTTAACAAAGACCCAGACTTAGGTGGGAAACAAGTTAAATCTATCACATTAAAATTCCATTCTGATAAATCTAATACTGATGGTAATGCTGATTCTGACAATGATGGTGTTCCTGACAGTAATGATTGTAAGGGAGGACCTTGTGCTGAAACACATAATCAGAAAACTATTGACTCTGTTTTGAAATTAGTAAAACAAGGTTTAGAAAAAGATGGTATTACAACAAAAGTTAAAGTTAAATCAGAAATTGGTGGTTTAGCTAAAGACCAAGTAAGTAAAAATAGTACTGACGCGAAAGCGGAACAAGGAACTACTGTAAGTGTCGATGGTATAGATGCCCCTATTAAAACTGTTAAAGATACTAGTTTTCAACAAGGACCTTATGGACCATTAGTGGATAACCCACCAGCACCAGTTCCTAAAGCTTGTTATTTAGTTTTAAATGGTAAAAAAGTTACTTTAGGTAATGGTGATTACATTTATTTCTACGGTAAGTTAGTAAATAAAAAAATACAAACAAAAAAAGACGGTCAGACATTTGAAGGTATGATTATTAAAGGTAGTGAAGCTGCTGGAGATACTGATTATGATTTAAAAGTATTGGGTGGATTCACACTTGAGGAAAATGCTTCTGGAATAAATAAAGGTAGATATCTATCTGTACAAGTTAATAAACCTGAAGGTATTAAAGGTATGTATTTAATTGCATGTGGTACTGAAGGTGAAGGTGGTCAAGGTGGAGAAGACGTTGGCAGAGGTGAGGACAAACCTATTAAAGGTGGTGATGAACCAATACAAGGTGACGAACCAATTGTAGAACCTATGGTACCAACTGATTTCTTACAAGGTAACAGAAATATGCAATTAGCTTATTTGGCTAGTAACTTCTTACCTGAAGGAAAAGATTTTTGGTCAAACATGTACATTAAAAAAGGAACAGTAATCCCTAGTGGGTTTTTAGATGCCGCTCTAAACCAAGGTAAATATGACCCTGAAAAATATTTAACAGCTTTTTATAATAAACTTAAAAAAGATAATTCACTTACTAGAGATATTAATCTTGGTGCGTGGTTAGCTAAAGTACGTAGTACAGAAAATTTAGGTTTAATAAAATGGGTTAGGAATACAAGAAAAGGTATTGGTAGTTTTATTAAAAATTTACAAAAATCATTCCCTGAGTTTGGTATTGGTAAAAGACAAAAAGCTAAATCTGTTAGACCAGGTGCTGAAGGACAAGCTATGGGATTGGCAGGTGAATCTTTAAATGGTAGAGTTGATTTAATTAATGAATTAAGTGGTTCCGCTGAACAAGCTGGTTTTGACCAAAATCAGTTTATGAAAAATTTACCACAATTTATGGCTATGTTAAGTGCAATGTATTACAGCGTTGGGGGTACTAAATTACCGTACGACAAGGAAGCTGTATTACAAAAATGTAAAAAATATGGATGTAAAACAGGTGGTGGTACCAAATATAAGAAAACAAAGTCAGATGACTATAAATTTTTAGAATCTAATTCACCTTTAAAAGAAGAATTAAATAGAATAAAAAAGTTGATGAAATAAAAATAAAATATTTTATCAGCATATTTATAATTAAACATAACAAAAAATTAAAAAAAAATTAAACTATGGCAGATTTGTTAATGAGAATGCCTGTTCCTTACGAACCAAAGAAAAAGAATAGGTTTATATTTAGATTCCCTACACCATTGGGTATCCAAGAATGGTTTGTATCAACAGGTGCTAGACCGACTTATACAGCAGAAGAAACTGAGATTCAATTCTTAAATACTTCTACTTTTGTAATTGGTAGATTTACTTGGGAAACAATCGATGTTACTTTCCGTGACCCAATCGGTCCTTCAGCTACTCAAGCACTTATGGAGTGGGTTCGCCTTCACTCTGAATCTGTTACAGGTAGACAAGGTTACGCAGCTGGTTACAAGAAAGATGTAGAGTTGGAGTTGTTAGACCCAACAGGAGTTGTTATCGAAAAGTGGATTCTACAAGGTACAATGATTACTTCAGCTAACTTTGGTGATTTGGATTACTCTTCATCAGATATCGCTGATATCTCTGTTACTTTAAGATTTGACAGAGCAATTAGTGTATTCTGATATTTCTTTATTGAACATAAATTATACCCCTTTTATAAATTTTTATATGAAAGGGGTATTTTTATTTACTTATTATCCTAAAACCAATTAATTTTTTATTAAAAGTATTATCTCCTACTAAAAAATTTTGACTTTTATGATATAAACCTATATTGAATATTACTAAACGGTTTAATTTATTTTCAACTAATTGTTCATCAGCACCATCAAAGAAAATAGTACCTCCATTTGGTACTTCATTTAAATAAATAAACATTTTATATTTTTCATTACGTATTTTTTTATCTAAATGTTTATTTACCGGTTCTGAGTTATTTGTCTTTGTTACATTATTATATAGACCAATCCAATCAGAATTTATATTTTGTATTTTTTCTTTATTTTCTTCCCAAAAATTATTAACAAAATTTTTATCACCAATAATACCTTGTCCATAAAAATTATCAATGTAGTCTTGGCAAGTTTTTAAAACTTCATCAGATAAAAAATTGTCTATATAAATAACGTCCATATTTATAAATATTTAATGATAAAAAAAAAGACCCTTTTGGGTCCCTTTTTTTTAATAATCATATCTGAAATACTCTTCATTATCTGTTCCGTAATTTACGATTGAATAACCTCCATTAAATTCATCATAATCCCATAGGTCAGAAAAATCTTCATCATCCTTGTAATGATAATCTAAGTCATTGTCATCATTATCCTCATCGTAAAACAAGTCTTCTTTTTCTGTTAGAATAGTTTTAGTATTTTCTTTCTTCACAGGAGCCCAAGAAGTTGATACGTAACTAACAATTGGGTCTTCAACTCTTTCGTAGAAGTTTTCACCAAGAGTTTTATGAAGTTTAAGACCTAATTCAAAACCATTTTGAACCTCGTCAATAACAACATACTCATTTGCTGTGTGGTAACGGTGATAACCTGCTGCCAAGTTCAAACACGAGAAACCAAACTTCTCCATCAAAGGCCAAATATCAGTATAAGGGTGACGTTCCCAATGTGTGATACCGTGTTCAGTGATAAGACCACCTACTTTTGAGCCAAATTCAGATTTTTTACCAAAAAGTTGTTTACCCATAAGTGTCATACTCATTGAGTCTCCTTCAGGTGAATCATACTGAATAGCGTAACCAACATTTTTAAAGAACTCAGGGTCAGCTTGGCGTGAACCAACACAACCTACTTCTTCCGATACAAAGAATGCTGCTTTAACGTTGTCCAATGTATCCAACATTTCAAGACAAAGATAAACACCACACTTATCATCACCACCAATACCGGATGGTTTCATAGTTTCTTTATCGATACCAGTAAGAATAACTCTACCGTTTTCTTCTAATTGAACTACTTTAAAGTTTGGGTTAACTTTGTGGACAGTATCCGTGTGTGATACAAAACAAGGGTACCATTCAGCTTTACCTTTAGTAACATAGATATTACCGATTTTATCTGTGTAATGCTCAAAACCTTTTTCTGTCAAGACATTTTGTAAGTAAGTAATCATCAACTCCTCATCACCTGAGTATGTAGGTACTGATAATACTTCTTTTAATCTTTGTAATTTTCTATCTTCCATAGTGTGTTTTTTAATTATAAAGCAAATATACGTTATGTTTTTACTTTGGCAAAATTTTTGTTGAAAAAAAATTAAAACTTTTTCTATTTATAGAGAAATGAATAAATCTTTACTTTGTTAATAAAGGGTTTAAGATTAAAATATAAAATAATATAAAATATAAAAAAAAGTTTTTAAAATGTCAAATCAAGAAAACGAATTTAATTTTGATGCTCCATTCGATGTACTAGAGTTACCATCAAAAGGATTATTGTACCCAGGTAGACCATCTACGGTTAGGGTAGAATATCTTACTGCTTCCGATGAGAATATTTTAACTTCACCAAACTTAATTAAAAGTGGTAAAGTTTTAGATATTCTTCTACAAAAGAAAATTAAAAGTACAGAAATCTCTTTAGACCAAATGTTAGTTGGTGATAGAAACTCCATTATGATTTGGTTAAGAGCCACAGGATATGGTGAAATGTATCCAGTTAAAATGATGGACCCTGAAACAGGTGATGAATTTGAAACAGAAATTGATTTGTCTGCTTTAGGTACAAAAGAATTAACTGCTGAACCAGATGAAAATGGTGAGTTTGACTTTTTCTTACCTAGAAGTAAAAAGAAAATTAAATTTAAATTGTTAACTGTTTCTGATGAATCTTCTATCAGTAAAAAAACAGACCAAAGAAACAAAGCAACAAAATCTTTAATTAGTAACGCTTTAACATATAGATTACAGGCACAAATTAAAGAAATTGACGGTAACAGAGACCCTGCTTTCCTTGCTAAGTTTATTGAAGTTATGCCAGCTTTTGATTCTCTAAAGTTTAGAGAATATTCAGACGAAATTGAGCCAGGAATAGAACTGGAGGTGGACGTGGAGGGACCATCTGGTCCATTTCGTAGTCCCTTTAACATTGGACTCAACTTTTTTTGGCCTAACGCTAGAGTATAGAAAAAACCTAATAGAGGTAATCTATTATATGGTTAAACATATGCGTTTTAGTTATTCAGAAATTTTAAAAATGCCTGTTTGGGAAAGGAGAATCTATGTTGACCTTTGGCAAAAAGAAATGGAAGAACAACAAAAACAGTATAAAAATGCTCAAAGCAAAAAAAGATAAAACAAAATTAAGGCATATTTATCAATAAAAAGAAATCAAAATGCCTAGAAGTATAAAAGAAATACTTGAAGATTATAAACAAGAGGTAAATTCAGGCTCAAAAGGCCTGAATTTTAGTGCATATAAAAATGAAATGATTACCGAAAAAAGAGTAAAGGTACCTGGTATTGAAAAAAACGTTGCTACAAGTGCTGGTGAAGGGTACTCAAACATGGATGTTGTTAAACAAAATCTAAGGTCTTTAGGTTTTGACGTTGATGATTTGGGTAAACAAAAAACTGTTGCTCAATTAATGGCAGCACCTTTTGGTTTTAAATTTTCACTTCTTTGGCCTAAAGAAAATAAATGGGGTGAAAAAAGTTATGTTACTCTATCAATAAATGATAAAGCAGTAGAAGCCGATAGAATTGATACTAGAGCAAAAGTTTCTAACCCAAATAGTAATGGTAAATTAATATTAGAAACAAAATTAGGTCCGGCAATTATTTTTATAGACCCTAAAGAAATAGAAAGAACTTTAGGTGGTGATGCCGGTAAGTTACCACCAGGTAAAAAAGGTGAAAACTATAAAAGAATGTTAGAAGAAGGTGTTACTTATAAAGTACAAGTAGATTCAGACGTTATTTTATCAGGAGAAGGTAATGAAGAAACAGAGGGGGAGGAAACAGAAAAAGAAATTCCAATTCCAGAAGAAATCGCTTCAGGTAAAAATAGAAATGAAATTTTTAGATTATTACTAAAAGGTTTTGGTAAATACGATGGAGCTGTTGTTTATGGTGATGGTTTTAAAGACCCTGAAATGGCTAAAGAATATTCTAAACTACAAAGAGAAGTACAAAAGGGTAATGCTAGTAAAGAAGATTTAAAAGAGTTTAGGGAAAAGTCTGGTAGGGATTCTTACAGTATGATGGTTTCTAATTTAAGAAAGTCATTTCCAAATAACTTTTTAAAAAACTTATCAAAAGTTTTCCCTGAATTTAATATTCAATTTACAAAACAAAATGTCGAAGAAAATTATACTTTATCTGAAGATGAAAAAAACAAAGACAAATATAAAAGATGGAATTTAGTTTTTCCTGGTAAAGTTGTGGGGGGTCAGACCTTAGACAATTTAGATAAGAACGTTAGAGAATTTATGGTGGCAGTTAAAAAATGGTTTGCTGTACCTGTAAAGGGGCCTGATGGTAAAAAACGTTCTTATAGTATTTCTTATGATGAAGACAAGGTAAATCAGTACTGGAATAATTTTTACGGTACTAAAACTGAATCTAAGTTAACACTTTCAAATATTTTAATGGAAATGTTAAAAGAAGAAGATGATACAAATGGTGGTAAAACAGTTAAACCCGATTATCTTTTATTAAAAATATTACCTGGTGGATTACAAACTATTGATGAAGGTCAAGAAGACGTTGAATCTCGTGAGGTGGGGGGTTCAAAAGGTTCTAAAAAACAACTTATTGATGCTGTTTTAGTTGAAGCGTCAGCTTTCTTTAAAGAAGGGGAGGACGGTAAAATAAATCAAAATGATTTAAATGTATTACCTGGTTATTCTAACGATAAAACTTATAGTGATAAAAAAGGTAAGTCCAATTTAAACATCGAATACACTAAGGACGGTAAAGTAACTAAAGGTGTTATAACCATTAAAAATAATACTAAATTAACTAATTTATTAACAGAAGTTATTAGGGGTGGTGATATGAAAATCAAAAAATCTAAAACAGATAGTAAATTTATTATCTTATATTATCCTTCACAAACAGAAGTTTCAAATAAAATTAATAACACTTGGAGTGAAATTTTAAAATAAGTTTTAAATGGCTGACGAAAATTTTGGGCAAAATAAAAAAGACGCCAAAGAATACTACGATACCCAAAGGCAAATAGCCAAGGTTATTAAACAACAAACCGAAAGTTGGTCAACATATGGTGATGCTCAAAAAACTGTTTCTGAAAATGCTAAACAGATACGAGATACACAGAAAAGAATTAATGAGTTATTAGCTGAAGGTTCTAAGGAAGCTAAAGCTGAAGCAGCTGAACTACAAAAACAAGTTGATTATACTAGAGAATTAAACAAAGAATTAGCTAAAACTAGTGTCCTATTAAAAGCTGGTGGTAAAGCCATTGGTAAATGGGGTATGGACAAATTGTCAAAAGGTTTTGACAATATTCTAGATAGGTACAACAGAATGGATAGGTCTTCTAGAGAAGCAGCTATCAACATCGGTATGTCCACCACTAGAATGAACCAGTTTAGAATGGTTGTGGCAAAATCACAGTCTAGTTTAACCGCGATGGGTGTTGAACTTGAGAAAGCTGGTCAAATGCAAGAATCTTTTGCTGACGCTACAGGTAGACAAGTGATGTTAACCGAAAAGACATTGGTACAAATGGCTGCTTTAGCTAAGACAACTGGAATGGCTGAAGAAGAAATGGCTGGTTTAGTTGGTCAGATGGATTCTTTCGGTATGGGGGCACAAGCCTCGTCACAAGCAATAAGTAATATTGTACAAAGAACAAATAAGTTAGGACTTAATACCAAAAACGTGATGAAAAAGATTACACAGAATGTGGGTCTTTTAAATAAACTTAGTTTTAAAAATGGTATTAATGGTTTAGCTAAAATGGCTAGATATTCAGAAAAATATAAATTGTCGTTAGAAGCTGCAGCTGGTTTCGCTGAAAAGGTAATGAGACCTGAAGGTGCTATTGATGCGGCAGCTAATTTACAGGTGTTAGGTGGTAGTATGGCTCAAATGGGTGATGCTTTTCAGTTAATGGGTCAGGCAAGAAATAACCCTGAAGAATTTATAAAGACTATCACAAAAGGTGCTGCGGAAGCTGCACAATGGGACGATGTTTCCAAAAGTTTTAAAGTTAGTGCTTATCAAATGGATAGGTTAAGAGAGGCGTCTGAAGCAACAGGTATCTCTGTGGAAGAATTAGCTGGGACTGCTAAACAAACAGCTAAGATGAATATGTTTGGTAACCTAATTAAAATTTCTGGTGATGATAAGGAATTCTTGTCGGGGATAATGGAACTTGACAGTAAAGGTCAGGCTTTCCTTTTTGATGAGAAGGGTCATAAACAATATTTAAAAGATTTAAGTGCAACAGACCAACAAGCTATAGCGGATAAATTAACCGCGGAAAAAGAAACTGAAAAAGAAAGAGCAATATCAAGACAAACTTCACAAGATTTATTAGTGAATAATTTAAATGCATTGTTAGATAAATTAATGCCAGCAATAGTTAAATTTGACGATAGTCTTAGACCTATGTTGGAATCTTTGTTAAAGAAACTTGGTTCATGGGTTGATTCTTTAATTAAAAACCCTTGGTTACTTAAACTAGCTTTAGGTCTATTGGTATTTGCTAAAGTGGCACCAATATTATCAGCAATTCTTTCCCCATTAGCTTGGTTGTTGAAGGGTAGAATGTTAGCTCGTGGTTTTAATGCAGGTGTTGCTAAAGGACCTTTAGGTGCCGCGGGTGCAGCTAAAAGTGGTGCACAAAGTGGTGCTGGTGGTAATATGGTTAAAGCTAAATCAGGTAAAATGTACAACGCTGATAGCCCACAAGGAAAAATGATTAGTACTAAAGGTGGGACTCAACCATTAGGTGGAGGTCAGTCTGGTCAAGCAGGTAAGGCTAGTCAAATGGGTGATTCAACGGGAAAATCGGCAACAAACATGTTAAAAGGAGCCGCAGCTATATTAATCTTATCAGCAGCTTTATTTGTATTCGCTAAAGCGTTACAGGAGTTTGAAAAGTTACAAAATGGGTGGCAAACATTAGCTTTAGCCGCAGTTAGTCTACTTGTTTTATCTGGAGCTTTATACGTTGTCGGTCAGATAATGAGTAAAGCAAGTACAAATATATTATTGGGGTCTGTAGCTATATTAGCCTTAGGTATTGCGTTGATACCGTTTGCTTACGCGATGTCATTACTCGCTGGTGTGGGTGTGGGTACTATGTTAGGTGCCGCATTAGCCCTTGGTGCTTTTGCGTTAGCAGCATTTTTAATGGGTGTGGCTCTTGTACCTATTTTATTAGGTGCTGTAGCAATTGCCGTTTTGAGTTTAGCTTTGATGTTATTCGGGACAGCTCTACAAATGGTAGCACCTGGAATGGAAATGTTCTTATCTTCACTTTCACAATTACCTTCATTAATTGGTCCGTTATTTATGTTTGGTCCGGCCTTAATGTTAGCGTCTGTTGGTATATTTGCTTTATCAGTTTCTTTATTCGCGTTAGGTGCCGCTTGGTGGTTTGGTGGGAGTGCCTTTAAAGATTTAACACATAGTCTTGCAGCACTTAAAGGATTAGACCTTTCTGGTATGTCATCTTCCATAAGGGCAATAAATCGTGTTGATTTGGATAAGATTGAGGCTATTAAAGATTTGGCTTCAATGCTTTCTTTAGTTAGTTTGTTTGGTGGTATTAAAATTGAATTTGGTGATATCGATGTTAAAGGTACTATTAATCTTAAAGGAGGGAGTGGGGTTAGTAGAGGTACTGATTGGGTTAACGACCCTGTATTTGTTTCCAAACTTAAAAACCTTATTTGGGAATCTACCGGTAAAGGTAAAAAGGGCGGCAAATCCTAATTAATATATAAGCATTTATTATTTATTATTAATACTTATTTTTAATTAAAGCTGATATGCGCTAAAATTAGTAAGTAAATTTAAATATGTAAATATTTATATAAAAAAGTTTAAAGGTATGCCAAACGCGATAAACCCAAATGATTATAATATAGATTTTTTCGCCACCGATTTTATTGGTGTTACGACAGCAGAAAGTTTTAGAGATTATCTTTTTAGTAAAAATTTACCTGACTTACCACCTGAATTAATTAACGGTGCGGCAGGTAACTTTAGTAGTGACTATGCTGAAAAAGGTTTGGAGAAATCCATTAATTATACAAGTATATCGAATCCCGGTGATATTGATGAGTGGTTGGTGGAGGGTAATTTTTCCACTTCACTTCACGAAGTTAGAGATATTAATTTATTATCAGGTAATAACTATGGGCCACCGACAATCGAGGCCTATAATGAACCAGGTTTAATACCTGAAAACACAGGTTTCTTACAATACCCTACTTCTTCAGGTGGAGACGACCTTAAATCAATTTTATTAAGTGACCAATTAGCAGGTTTAGGACCTGGAGCGGCAATTAATTTTCCTTCAGACTTAAATGATATTGCGAAAGATAGAAGAAAAGAAGAAGCTATTAATAGACTTAAACTTAAAGCTCAAGATAATATTTTAGGTAAATTAAATTTAGACCCTTTTGGATTATTAGCGGGAGAAGATTTAATCCTTAGAGATTATAAAATCACAACAAGACCGACAGTTTTAGGTAAGGTATTTGAATTTTTTAGTGATGCAGCAGATGTAACAATACCGAATAGTCCAATACCGTCAGGTGCCTTTGGTTCCTACGGAGATTTAGATAACCCAGTTTCGTATTCCGATTTAATGGACTCTACTGGTTCTGGTACAAAAACTTTAATCTATAACGCTGTAGCTAGAAATAAATACGGACCTACATTAAGTGAACCAAAAGGTTTCTTAGCAAATACTTTTGGAGCAGGACAAGCTGCACAAAAAAATAATTATTTATCACCCGCTAGTACAACATTAGGACAAGCGTTAGGAATTCCTTTAATAGATAAAATAAATCAGGCTGTAGGAAAAGCGGTTGACGCTTTAAATGGTGGGGTTAATAACGGGGTTGGTATAGAAGGAAATACACCACCCACAGAAACAGAAAACCCATCAATCACATTAGACAATATCCAAGAAAACGCACAGGCTGAATTTGATACATTATGGAATGGTCAAAATATAGATACTTGGCAAACACAGGGACCCATAACTAAAATAGAGATACCTGGTATTGGATTAAGTCTAACTATTCCTGATAATGGACCCGATGGACCTATAGGTACAAAAATACCTATGAATGTTGGTGATGAATTTTACCCAGGAGAAATAAATGGTTCTAAAAATAGTGGTATATCTTATGATAGGGGAATGTATTGGGGTAGTCACACCAACAACCCATTTAAAAAAGGTATTTTAAAATACACACAAGATTTAATTAATAATTCTAGAAATACAAAAGATTATAAAGATAAAGCAAGATTTGTCGGTGCAACAAACGACGCCTCAAATTTTGATGCAAAAAGTGGTAGACATAATAATTACTCTATGGGTAACACCGTTACTGATGCAGAAAACAATTTTTATTGTCGTTCTTGGTCTGTAAGAAATCCATACAGAAAAGTTAGTGATTTAATTAGACACGGAGGTGGTGTTGATTCTTCTGGTAATACAAGAAGTTTAACAAGAGAAGATTTAAATTTAAGTGTATTAGATAATAATGGTTTTGTTAAAATAGCACCATATGTTGGGGATTTTAAATCTAGAAGTTTCAGCACTGATGGTAGTGAAAATAATTTAGAATCTGGTGTATTAAAATTAGGAAATCCACAAATTCAAAAATACATGTTGTCTATTGAAAATTTAGCTTGGCAAAATAGTGAACATATATTACATGTTGCTCCTTGTGAGGTAGGACCTAACGGTGGACGTATAATGTGGTTCCCACCCTATGATATTAGTTTTACCGATAACTCTAGTGCCAATTGGGAAGCAACAAGTTTTATTGGTAGAGGTGAACCTGTGTACACTTACAATAATACCGAAAGAAGTGGTACCCTTAGTTTTACCTTGATTATTGACCACTCAATGGCAATGACTGAAATAAAACAAAAGGGGGAAGAAGCTTTATTTAGATATTTCGCTGGATGTGAAAATCCAATAGAAGCCTTTACGTCAATTGTACCTAAAGCAGTTGAAGATGAAACAAAGGTACAACAAGTTACAGAAACAACAACAACTAAAACTGATGTAACTAAAGATAACCCTGAAGTTTGTGACCCTGAACCACCACCAGTAACTAAGTTACAATTTTATTTTAGGAATGCTAGAAGATTTGAATTAGATTCTGTTGGTACAAACTTAACAACTGAATTAGGTTCTAATGCTGATGAAAAACCACCCAATTATTTATCTCAATATACTAAACTTTGGCCTAATGGTTATTTAAGAGGTAGTTCAGGTACACCACCACCTACCATACCTAACCCGAATAATCCTGGTCAGTTTATACCTAACCCTGCTTTTACATCTAGTACACAAACTGATATAGAAACTTTAAACCAACAAGCTTTAGACAATTTAAATACTTTAGTTGATTTCTTATTAACACCTGACGGTAAAAGATATAAAATTAAAATTATTGGTAAAACAAGTGATGCAGGACCAACTTCAGGTGGTAAAAGTAATGAAAAATTAGCTCAAAAACGTGCTAATTCAACAAAAGATTATTTATTAAACACACTTTACGCTGTAGAAACAGCTGTTGGTGTTGTTAAAGCAGAAAATTTAGGTTCACAAAAAACATACCCAACGGAAAAAGAATGGCGAGATAGTAATTTAAGATGGGAAGTTTTAGCTGTTGGTGAAACCGATTCTAGTTTATCAGTATCTTATGATGATGGTACTGGACAAAAAACGGAACAAAAAGATGATAATAGAACTTTTGGTGATTCACAAACAAGTGTACCACAAGCTATAAGAAATAGAACAACACTAGTTACTTTAGAATATAATAAAGAAATTGATGATACTTTAATTGGTGCGGCACAACCACCAATAACAGAGCAAACAGAACAAACAGTAGTTACTGTTAGAGATGTTGAAACCACAATACCCGCTAGTAAAGAAAAAATAGAAAGACAACGTGAAGCTGAATTAGCTGCAGCGTTAGCAGCGAAAGCTTCTAGATACATGGCTTGGGAATGTTCTTATTTTGAAAAAATGAAACAAGATGATTCATTTATTTATGAAACATTAACACAGAAATTAAAATATTTCCACCCAGCATTTCACTCAATGACACCTGAAGGTTTTAATGCTAGATTAACATTCTTAAAACAATGTACAAGACAAGGACCTAACATTGCTGTAGGTGAACCTAGTAATTTAGCATTTGGTAAACCACCTGTTTGTGTTTTAAGAATTGGTGATTTTTATCATACCAAAATTATTATAGATTCAGTTAATTTAACTTTTGACCCATTACAATGGGATTTAAATCCTGAAGGTATTGGTGTACAACCAATGTTATGTAAAGCTGATTTAAGTTTTAAATTTATTGGTGGTTCTTCACTAGGTGGACCTATATCACAATTACAAAATGCAGTAGGATTTAACTTCTTTGCTAATACGGCCTTATATAACCCAAGAGTAATTTCTAAATCGGTTGGTAAATATGTAACAAAAAGGGTTGACCCACTTACAGGACAAGAAACTGAATTTACAGTACAAACACCTGCAGGAGCTAATGGTTCTATTGAATACGGTGCTTTCATGACACCTAGACAATCAACATCAACAAGTTTATCTAATAATGACTCTAATGGGTCTACATCAAATTCTAGTACAGATACGGTACCAAATGATAAAGCAAAAGCTACAGCTGATGCACAACAAGCGGACCAACAAGTAGCTGGTAAAGAGGCACAATCAACAGTTGCTGAACAAACTAAAGTTGACCAAGAGTTCACTAAAAAAGAAGAAGAAATAGCTGATAGCTCAACAGCAGAAAATGATGGTGTGAAAGGAAATACATTCCCTGGATTTGATAAAAAGACTGGTGTATATACAATGCAATATACACAAATATTAACATGGAAAAAAGGTGGTGGAACAAATGCCGCACCTGCCGGTGTTAATAAGTTAAAGGTAGAAAAAGGACAAAAAGTTTATTTACAAACTACCACAAACGGAAAAGAAATTTTTATTGGTGGTTCATTTAAAAACCCTGATAATAATAAAGTATATAGTACAATAAACAACCCTCTTAGGGTATACTGTAACGGGGATAACGGTTTCAATTTCTTCTTTGTAGAATCATCTGGAAATAGTGGTTTTTATACAAACACAGGATTCTATAATGTGGTAAAAAAAGTATTCTGTAAAGGTACTGTACCTAAAACATGGGCTGAATTAACAGCATAAAATTTTAAAATATGGCAATATACTACGATAGATATAGAGATTTCAGGAAAGACGGTATGGTAACAACCTTACCGTTTATAAAAATACCTGTAAAACCATCAGACAAAAGAATTGTTACGGATAATAAAACAAGATTTGATAAAATAAGTCAAACTTATTATGGGAATCCCTTCCATGGTTGGTTGATATTACAAGCTAATCCAGAATTCGGTGGTTTAGAGTTTGACATTCCTGAAAATACAGTTATAATAGTACCATTTCCTTTAAACAAATCATTAGAGGAATACCAATCTCAAGTAGAGAGATATAAAAGATTATACGGATAAATAATAAGTTTTTTATGGCACTTAATCAAGGACCACAACCAAAAGTTCAAGATATGGGTAACGGAATTAGATACGTTGACCCAAACCCAACAGATGAAATAGTTAATCACGAAGACTTGGTGATGTATGTAAAACTAGTTGCTAGGTCTAAAGGTAGAAGTATCTTAACATTTGATGACGCTAATGACCAAGTTACTAATATTGTAGAACAAAGAAATGTAAAATCAGAAACTAACTTCACATACCCAACAGGTAAAGATAGTATTGATACTAGTTGGACTAACATTGGGGGTGGTAACTTAAACTTTGGTGAAGATTTAGGTTCATTTGGTATCACAAATATTAATATAGAATTTAAATCTAGTTTCATGCCACAAATTGTAATTGATTTTGTGGATGTTCGTGGAGCAGCTTTATTTGAACAAGGACCCTGTTCACCTTACGCAGTCTTTTTTCACTTACCTTACCCTGTTTTTGAATTAACAGTAAAAGGATATTATGGTAGACCAGTTACATACACATTAGCTTTAACTAAATTTAATACAAAATTTAATTCGGACACAGGTAACTTTGAATCGAAAGCAGAATTTGTGGGTTATACTTATGCATTCTTAGCGGATATCCCTATGGGATATGTTATGGCAGCTGGATTTATGGAAAAACCACATAATGGTAAAGATATTTTGGCTGAAAAATGGAAATTATTAATGGATAAAAAAGTTTTGGTTAATAATGTAGAAACACCATTAATAGACCAAACGTCATTCACTGATGCTACAAAACCTATAAACGTTTATGATTTAATTAAATCCTCTAAAAAACTAGAATCAAGAACAAGTGAATTAAAAAATTCTACACAAGTAACCAATTTAGGTAAAATTAATAAAACCAAAAATGAGTTAAAGGGGTTACGAGAATCAGTTTTAGAATTTAGACAAAAATTTTTAGAAAAAATAGCTAATTCCCCCAATGGTGGGTATAGAATTAGTCCCAATACTACAAACCAAAAAAACACATTATATTTAAAATTACCCAACGTTAGTGCATCAGATGATAATCCAGTATTAGTTGAACTTAAAAAAGTAGTTGAAACTTATTTTGGTACAGGGGAAAACTCTCAATTAGGTGGTACTATAGGTGCAAAATATAATTCCGTAAATAGTTATTACACAAATAATGCTATTGATGGACCACCAATACTTTCTTGGGATACAATTAAAACTAATGCTTCTGGATTTTTCGGTACACCAATAAATATAGTTGATGGTTTAAGAGATTATTATATTGATATATATGAAAGTTTATTAAAACCTATTGATGTTGCTAGTGTAGAACTTAATAAAAAATATATAATTGAAAAAGATAATACTAAAAATTTCTTAAACAAAGAAGTTGTGACCACGTTAGGTTTTTTACCTACAATTAGTAATGTTTTTGCTATAATTCTAACAAACGTTGAGGTATTTCTAGAATTACTATTAAGAACTTCTCGTGACGCAGAAAAATATCACCAAGAAAATAATGTGAATATTGGCCTAGATAAAACTGGGCTCCAACAAATTTTAGATTTAAAAGGTACCCAAAATAATGGTGCTGAATTATCTGATGAAGAGAACGATAAACAAAAAAACAAAGTATATCCTTGGCCAACATATTATGAAAAGAAACAAGGTTCTGATAGTGAAGTTGGGGATAAAGAAACATACCCAGGGGAAAATCCCGAATTTGTTAGTTGGCCTGAAGTAATATTTGTTGAATCGTTTATTAAAGCTTTAACAAAATTAAAAGGTGAATTAGCTGTTTTAGAATTACAATTAGAAAATTTACCTGGTTATGATAATTTTGCCCCAATCACACCCTACGAAACTCACGCATTTGGTGTAGTAGAATCACCAAATAGATGGTTAAAAATACAAAACGGTAGTAGTGACCAAGCTTCTTGGGCTGATTCAATCTATAAAGTAATGGGTGAAAATGCTTTTATTATTGGTGACTACACTATGATTAATAGTTTAAGTGTTTGGAAATCACAATTAGGTTTTAAAAATGGTTGGGGTGTAGAAACATTAACTAATGGTAATGGGGCTAGTAATGGATATTCTAACACTGGTAATAAGTATTCTATTAAACCACAAAGATTAGCAGAAAACCCAAAAGTATTACAAAATATTGCTGCAAATAACCAATTAGGTAGATATGGTGGTGAAGGATTTACCTACGGTTCACAAGGGAAAGATACAGATTCTTTTAAAAGAAAAATAGTTCCCGCTACCACAAAAAGAATGAAAGATTGGGGTTATGTTGATGCTTTAAATTTGATGACAACCCTTAAATTAGATGGCGGGGTAAATACGACCCTAGAATGGTTACAAAATGATATTACAACAGCAAAGAAAGATTTTATTATAACAGAAATAAAAAGAGTTTTAACCAATAAACTTAAAACACAAAAATTTGATGAGTGGAAAGTTTCGGCTACCGCGGCTATTGGTGGTACACCAGCTCTTGTAGATAAACAATCACAAATATGGAATAGCTATTTCCAATACGTTACAGCTAAAAATGTATTAACACTAACAGGCCCAATTTATTTAAATGATAGGGTTGATAGTGCTAAAGATATAAAAATATCAGCAAACCCACATAATAATGACGGAAGTGGAGCTGTTTTAGTAAAAGACACTGATTTAACAGCAAGAGAAATAGATTTTAGTAGTGATTCATTAATAGAAGAAATTAAAAATGGTTATAAAAAATATTATGCTAGTACTGAAGAAACTGATAGTGGTATAGCCGAAAATCTTTTAGAAGTTGGTTCTTTAGCGTATAGATTATTAAAATTCAGGCCAAAAACACCTAGGGACAAACCAACTACCGCTTATGATACAAAAAAAGTGATAGAGACAGAGGCTGACATAAATTTAAGTAGAGATAAAAATACAAATATGCTTACTTTAGGTGATTATTTTGCACCTAATTTTTATCATACATATGAAAACCTAAAAGACCTACCACAAGAGGGACCAATATTAGATTTAAGTTCATCGAGAACAATTTATGACAGTTATTCTCCAAAATATATATTTTGGTCTAATTTTATGGGTGCCTCAAATACTAATACTTCTGTTGGTTCCGCGGATTCAATAATAAACACACCACTATGGTTACTTAATTATCCTTTATGGAAAAATTCTTGGCAATACGCTGAGTCTGGTGGTGATAACGGTACCGTGGCTCTTGATGAAGTAGTTTCAATAGTGGCTGGTAAAACTTCTGGTGAATTTGCTACTTACCTTGGAGAAGATATTGGTACATACCCATCTTACCATAATAAAGCTGATTCAAACCAAAGAAGAAATTGGTCTACTTGGTGGGGATTAAATCAGTGGGGTGTAGATAATACTAATAATATATACAAACCATTGGCTTATATGGCGGTAATGTCATTTGGTTTTGATAATTTAAAATCTGAATTTAGAACAGGACATTTTCCACCTTGGGATGGCAATAGTGATACAGATTTATCATCATTTTCTAATTTCACAACTTCAGCTATTATGGCATATCCACCTAAAGCTTATATATTATTAATTGGAGCCATTTTATGGAGAATGAAAGAAACTAATTTATTATTATGGGACGAAATAAAACCTACAAAAGACCCTTTTCCTTATGACGCTAGTATAAATTCAGGGTGGAATAGATTAAATAAATCATACCTTTCTGACAATTCAAATATAGGTATAGATGACATAAACGACCCTGTATGGTTTTTCCATACATCTACGTCTAGACCTTGGTTTAAAGGTGGTTCTGTATACGCAATAAAACCAGAACAAAATGCTTTATCTTTTGGTGGTACAAATTCTAGTTATCAAAGAAGATGGTTAGGTGCCCAAGGGGGTGTAGATAGATGGACCAATGGTGGAGCATCCATAAGTAAAAATTTTGGAACTCAAAAACCAGTAATTATCGGACCTAATAACAGTATTAATTTTCCTCCTGGTTTATCTGCTTCTGATTTTAACTTTACAAATTCATTATATCGAGCCGGATGGACTAAATCAAGTTCTATTTTTGGTAAAAATGATGATAAAGTCCCTAGTAATGGTATATTTAGAAGTGCTGTAGGTAATATTACCAAAGGATGGTTTGACCAATGTAGACCCGACCAAATGCCTTTTATTTTAAGTGATAGTGGTAGAGGTATTGATTTTACAAGTCCTAAAACATTGGTTATTACTAATCTAAGTACTGAAACAAATAAGAATATCAATTACAGTGATAAGACACCTAATTTATTAAATAATAAATACCCTATTTTAAAAGAAGAATGTAAAGAATTAATGTTTATACCAAAAAGTTTAAAAATACAATTTATTGATGCTTTTGAATCTTGGGCAACAGGTGAAAATGCTAGATGGTTATTAGGCTTAGACCCATTAAATTGGAATGATAATGGTAGTTTAGATAATTGGTCAACAACAAGTGGTGGTTTTGATAATTCATATGTTTTAAATGGGTATAAAGGATTTTTAACTCAGACTGTTAGAAAAGATAGACAGTATTTAACATACACCAAAGAAGATAAGAAAAATTACTATACACAACGTTTTACTTTTCTTGATGAGGGTGAATTATCTGGCACAAAACCAAAACCAAAAAAACAAAAGAAAAGTAATAGTAATACTGATTACGAACCAGCATCACCTACTTATGATGTTTCATGTTTTGTGGCTGGTTCTAAAATTAAGTTAAGTAGTGGTAAAAATATTAATATTGAAGATTTAGTAGTTGGTGATATTGTATTAAGTTATAATGTAAATACAAATATTTTTGAAGAAAGTAGTATTGAAAACGTTACAATAAATTATAAAGATAATCTTGTAATTTACAATTTTGATAACGGAATTAAAATAACTTGTACCGATACCCACCCTATTTGGGTTGTTGGTAAAGGTTGGTCTTCTTATAGACAAACTGATGTAAATGATTCTGAACATATAGGACCCACAAAACAAATTAGTAGTGGTGATGAATGTTTTTATTATTCTAACAATAAATTTAATAAAGTTAAAATTTCTAAAATAATTGAAAAACAAAATAAAATGGTTAGGGTTTGGAACGTTAAAAACGTTACTGGTAACCATAACTTCATCATAAATAATGTTTTAGTACATAACGTTACATAATGAGTGATAACACAAGATTAGTAGGATTAAAAAAAGATAAAAACAAAGAACTGTATGAAGAATTATTTGTAACTGATTCTAAATACCGTTTAATTTCTTCATCACCTAAAGTTTTTTCTGCCATACATCCTGATGATTTTAATGAAGAATTTTATATATCTGAGGATGAATTAAGTTCATACGTCGACGGATTTATTCAAGCGGTGTCAGACAATTCCAAAAAAATTATTGAGTCAATTACACAAAATACGGATAATAACGATAATATAGCTGATTCCGCTTTAAATGACACAGACCTAAAACTTTCTTTATATCGTTCATTTAAATCACTTTACGATAAATGGATTTCTTGTTCTGTAATTGGTTCAGATAGTACTTCGGGTAATACTTCAGGTTATTTCTATAATAACTATGGTAGTAGTAGTCCATCTGAAACAAGGATGTTATATGAACATTTTAGTTTTGTTAATAGAGGTAATGGTGATGTGGGTAAAAAAGCAGTTATAGATTTTTCATACCTTTCTAATTTAGCTAGTACCAAAAACGGACAAGGGCCAACACAATCCCTATACGAATCTATAACTAATTTATTAACAAAAAACAATTTTGAATTTTTTGCAATGCCAAACGTAATTGGGTATTCTACAGGGGGCAATGAAGTTCTTGAAAATATTTTTAGAGCTTTCGATAGTCCTATAGATAGAATACCCGCTAAACCTGGATTTGTGTGTATGTTTATTGGGGGTAATTCTAGGACATTAGATATACCAAAAACTTCATGTAGTAATAATGGTATTAATTTTGATTATGTAGACGATACCTTTGATATAGATAAACCCACTACATACCCAGAAGATTTTATTAAAAATGGTGGTATAACAGCTTTTAAAGTTAGATACGGACAACAAACCCAAAATCATTTTAAATCTTTAGAACTAGACCAATCCGAATTTAAAGAAACTCAAGAATCACTTTTGGTAATTGATGCCTTAACAAATCCTAGTAGTGGCTCAGACCCAACACAAATTGGTAAGGGTAATAATATTTATGATATGTATTTGACAAGAAACTATTCTTGTACTGTTAACACATTTGGTAACATGCAAATACAACCAATGATGGTCTTTAAATTAGAGAACGTCCCAATGTATAAAGGAACTTATTTAATTACAAACGTCAGTCATTCCATAAAACCACACAATGTAGAAACAACATTTAAAGGTGTGAGACAACCAATAGTCACCGTACCTATTGTAACAGAAGCTTTGAGTTTGATTGACCTAGCTCTAGCTGAAACACTACAAGGAGATGCTGCTTTAGGTAACACTGGTGGGGGAGGTGGAGGAACCACAACTACAACTACAATATTACCAGCCAACCAAATATTCATAGACGATACTGTTTATGGAGATAGTTCAAATGAACAATGCCCTAAAATAGACGGTATAACAGATGGTGGTGTTGGTGACGCTTATACCGGTGGTAAATTATTTAAAATTAGGTTATGTAAGGTAAAAGGTGCACTTATAAACGTCAAAATGGCGGAAAATTTAAATAATATGGTTAATGCCGCACAAGCGGATGGTGTACCATTAACTTGTGGTAGTAACTTTAGAACAATGGAAGACCAAATAAATACGGCTAAAGCTAATGGGTGTTATAAAACAGGTGTTTATGTAAAAGGTAATTGTGACCCTGATACTGCCACACCAGGGAGGTCAAGACACCAAAGTGGATTTGCAATAGATTTTGGTTGTAATGGGTCGACAATTTGTTATAAACACGATTCAGCTTGGTGTGCCGCAAATGGTGCTTCTAAAAAACCAAACGAATATGTTTGTTTTAATTGGTTGGTTAATAACGCCTCAAAATACGGATTTATTAATTACAACGGTGAGGCTTGGCACTGGTCAATAGATGGTACATAAAATATTATGGGTGATAAAAAAAATTAATAGGATTAAAAAAATAAGATAAAAATAATGAGTGATAACACAAGATTAGTAGGATTAAAAAAAGATAAAAATGATGAACTGTACAAAGAATTATTTGTAACTGATTCTAAATACCGTTTAATTTCTTCATCACCTAAAGTTTTTAGTGCAATTCACCCTGAAGATTTTGGAGAAGATTTTTATATTTCAGAGGATGAACTAGGTTCTTATATTGATGGATTTATTCAAGCGGTGACCGATAACTCTCAAAAAATCATTGATTCCATCACACAAAATACAGATAATAACGATAATATAGCTGATTCTGCTTTAAATGACACAGACCTAAAACTTTCTTTATATCGCTCATTTAAATCTCTTTACGATAAATGGATTTCTAGTTCAGAATATAACCAACAACAAACATCTAATTATTTTTATAATGCATATTCAGCAGAAAAAACTGACGAAAGAATGTTATACGAACATTTTAATTTTGTTAATAGATGTGGTACTGACATAGGTAAAAAGGCTGTTATAGATTTTGCTTACCTTTCTAATTTAGCTAGTACCAAAAATGGGCAAGGACCTACACAATCACTATACGAATCTATAACTGGAGTTTTAAGTAAAAATAATTTTAATTTCTTACCATTACCTGGGTATATTAAATATTCAGACGCAAATACAAGTGAATTAGAAGATATGTTTAGAGCTTTTGATGGTCCACTAACTAAAATGAGAGCAAACCCTAAATTTGTGTGTATGTTTATTGGTGGTAGTTCTAGAAGTTTAGATATACCTAGGTCTTATTGTGGTACTAACGGAACTAATTTTGAATATAAAGATGATTCTTTTGACATATTTGACCCAACCACTTACCCCCAAGATTTTAATAACGATAAAACAAGTGGTATTGTGGCTTTTAAAGTTAGATACGGACAAGAAACCCAAAACCACTTTATTAAAGTGGAGTTAGACCAAGCTGAGTTTAGGGAAACACAAGATTCACTTTTGGTAATTGACGCTTTGGTAAACCCAAGTAGTGGTTCGGACCCAACACAAATTGGTAAGGGTAATAATTTATATGATGTTAACTTAACTAGAGGTTACACTTGTAAGGTTGAGACTTTGGGTAACATGCAAATACAACCCACAATGTTTTTTAAATTAGAAAATATCCCAATGTTTAGAGGTACTTATCTAATTACAGATGTATCACACACAATCGTACCACATAACGCTAAAACAACTTTTACAGCAACAAGACAACCAATAATTACGGTACCAATTGTGACCGAAGCTTTGAGTATATTAGATTTATCTTTAGTTGAAACAGTACAAGGAGACACGAATTTAAATAACACTGGAGGTGGAGGAACCACAACAACCACAACAACTGATAATAATTATGACGAATCTACAGTAACAACATTCAGTGGAATTGATGATTGTGTAACAACTTCTTTAAATAGTGTTAAAAATGATGGGTCCTTCCCAGTAATCATAAAAGGATGTTATACGGCTAAAGATTTAGGTGGAGACGCCTTACACTCTTTTAATACTAGAAAAAGTGATAATTTTGGTGGTTATATGTTTACTGAATCAGCAGTACCAGCTAATTTTAGTAATAGAGTTAAAGTTGGTACACAGGGTGGAGTTTATGCTGGAAAAGGTGTTAACACTGTAATAAAAGAAATAAATAGTAAGGGTGTTAAAGTAAAAGTTTCAAAAATAGAAATTAATATAGATTGGACTAATTATTTTGTTAGTTGGGCAGTTACAATAGAAAAAAGTACTGACGAAAAATCTTACATTGGAGTAGCTACTAGAGGTTCAATAGGTAGTATATCTTCTGGAAACTATTCAGACAGAGCAGATTCACAAATACCGACATTAAAAAGCCAAAACCCAGAATACGCAAATTGGGTTTCACCAAAAATTATTTATAATAAAAATATAATGGCAACTGGTTATTTAGAAGACCCTAAAAAACAATTAAGACAATATTTTTTAGCTTATACAAAAGCTTAATTATACTATCTGTTTTAGTTAAAAAAATAATAAAGTAATATGAGTGATAACACAAGATTAGTAGGATTAAAAAAAGATAAAAACAAAGAACTGTATGAAGAATTATTTGTAACTGATTCTAAATATAGGCTCATATCTTCTTCACCTAAAGTTTTTTCTGCTATTCACCCCGAAGATTTTGGTGAAGATTTTTATATATCTGAGGATGAATTAAGTTCTTATGTTGATGGGTTTATTCAAGCGGTGACAGACAATTCCAAAAAAATTATTGAATCAATTACACAAAATACAAATAATAACTCTATTGAGGATAACATGTCAAGTGACCCAGATGTTAAACTTTCATTATATCGTTCATTTAAATCATTTTATGATAAATGGGTATCTAATTCTTATGATAGTGTAAATAAATCTTCTGGTTATTTCTTTAATAATTACGGTGAAGAAGATGATAGAATGTTATATGAACATTTTAAATTTATTAATAGAGCAAATCAAGACGTGGGTAAAAAAGCAGTTATAGACTTTTCATACCTTTCTAATTTAGCTAGTACCAAAAACGGACAAGGGCCAACACAATCACTATATGAGTCATTGACAAGTTTATTAAGTAAAAACAATTTTGATTTTTGGCCATTACCAGCAAACATTGATTTATCAACAGTATCATTAACAAATGAACAAGTAAAAGATATTTTTAGACCATTAACATTTATAGATAAGGTACATCCAGGACCATCATTTGTTTGTGTTCATATTGGGGGTAGTTCTAGGTCTCTAGCTGATTTAAAAGACAATAGTAATACTTGTAGTGTTAATGGTGGTAATTTTGAATATGTTGATGACTCTTTTGATATTACAAATACAGTAGATTTACCGGTTGAATACACTAAAGAAGGTGAGGGTTTAGTTGTTTTTAAAGTTAGATATGGGCAAGAAGCACAAAATCATTTTAACTCAATAGAGTTAGACCAAACAGAATTTAAAGAAACACAAGAATCTTTACAAATAATAGATGCCTTAACAAATCCTAATAGTGGCTCAAACCCATCACAAATTGGTAAAGGTAATAACATGTATGATGTTTATTTAACAAGGGCTTATAATTGTACGGTTTCAGGTTTGGGTAATATGTCAATACAACCTTTAATGTATTTTAAATTAGAAAACGTACCAATGTTTAGAGGTACTTATCTAATTAATGCCGTTAGCCATACAATAACAAATAATAAAATTACTACTGAATTTACTGGTATGAGACAACCCAAAGTAACCGTACCTGTTGTAACTGAAGCTTTGAGTTTAATTGATTTAGCTTTAGTTGAAGTAGTACAAACTGATACAACTACCACTAATACTAATGGTAATGGAAGTACTACTGATAGTGGTGATTATAGTGGTGGTGATATTTCAGTATTTAATAGTGTTGATACAAACGCTAAAGGTTGTGAGATTATAGGAAGACTTAAGGGTGATTTGGGTATAACTGATGCACAGGCCGCTGGTATTATTGGTAATTTAATTGCTGAATCAGGTTTAATACCTGATAGAATACAAGATAGAAAAGGGAGAAAACCAAGGGGACTTATAACAGAATCTGGTGGATGGAATGGAACTACATTTTCTAAAGGTGGGGAAGATGAAGAAGGTTATGGTTGGGCACAATGGACTTTCTATACATTAAAAAATGATTTTATAGAATATGCAAGTACTAAAGGTTTTGATTTAAAAACAAAACCAGCAACAGATGAAATTAATTATGGTTATTTAATATATTGGTTAACTGTATCAGAAGGTGGTAAAAAATTTGAAAAATTTAAAAGTGAAGATACAGTTTATAAAGCAGCAAAATATGTTGCTCAAAAATGGGAAAGATGTGAATTTTGTCAAACAGAGGCTGAATGGAAAAAAAGAAGTGCTTTTGCACAAAACGTGTTTGATAGTTGTGGTAAAACACCAACTGGTGGGGGTGGTACAGGAAAACCACCAGAACCAAAAAATTGTAGTAGTTCTGTTAAATTTGGTCTTAATGGTGGTGGTACTTTAGCTAACGCTAAAAACGCTATTGTTGGTTCTTCAAGTGTTGGGACCCTTAATGGTATGAGTAAATCTAGTACTTACGGTAACTTAACTAGTAATAATATATACGTATACTATAACTGTGGTGGTAAAACACTCTCTTGGTTAAAACAACAAATTAATGGAGACGGTAATGTTTACACAAGTGTAGAATCATTCTTCCAAGTAGGTATTGGTACTAATGACGGGTATCCAACAAAGGATAGTACCAAGAAAGATATTAAAGCATATACTGATTTGGTTAGAAAAAAATTCCCTAACGCTACATTATATATTTTACCTGGTACTCGTGGTTGGGGAAGTGTTTCTAATACTACACTTAGTCAAATGAAATCTTATTATAAACAATATACAGATTTAGGTTGGACTTTATTGTGGCCTTTAAATAGTTCTAGTAATGAAATAGACCCTTATTTTGACACACAAACAAAAGCTCACAACAGTAATGATGAATGGTTTAAAAAACAAATGAAAAGAATCAAAGATAATAAGAGTTAAAATAGTTTATTCTTAGTTATTTTTTTGGTATAATTGTTTTATGAACATCATTAAAATTACAACAGACGATATAGATTTGGTTAAACCATATATGAACGATATCATGTCTTTTGATAATGGTTTGATTGAGATAATTGTTGGTTGGGATTTAGCTAAATCTAAGGGTGCTTCTATTTTAAATCATATAATTAATGATACTACTTACTGGACTTTTTCACCTAGAGAAAAGAGAAAAATTTTTGAAGAACATTTAAAAACTTTTTTAGAAGATTCACTAGAAAATATGACTAGTAAAATCAAAATAAATAATTTAAATCCATTAGATTTTAATACGGAAAAGGATTATTTAAATTATGTAAAAGAGAACGTTGCGGGATGTGACGGATATTTATATTCGAATAGACTTTATATTTATTGTGGTAAAACAATTCATCACATAGATATGGGTCTTTTGTCTTTTATTTCTTGGGATTTAAAGGATAAAATTACAGAATTAATAACATTAAAAAAATACGAAGAATTACCTAAAAATTTAGGTAAAATCGATATAAAATATATCCCGTACTTAAATGCAAAAGAAGATATTATTAGTCGCGACATTTATTAATTCGTCATCTCTAGATAAATTCCTATATAAAATATACAAATCCTTTGGTGTTAAAAAAAATTCAGTTTTTGTTTTTGAAACAGACACAGAAGATTTATTATTAACTTATAAAATATTTTTAGAATTCGACCAAAAAATAGACATTAGAAAAGAATTACCTAAGACAATACAAATACATAAAAAAGGTACAACATTTTTTACCATAAATGCTCTAAATAAATTAATCGAAAAAGAATTCAACCTAAATTCCGGCAATGTAAACTATTCTGAATATAATTTAGAATGGTCAAAATACGAAAACTCTATTATTTTAATTAAAAATAATGAATTAGATATTTTACAACTAAAGAAGAAGATTACTGAATAAGAGCATATTTATAAGAAAAAAGGGTTATGGAAGATAATAGAAAAAAAGAAAAACAACTTCAGGATAAACTGAATAACTTCCTAAAGAATAATGATAATGATTGTGACGGTGAGGAATGTTTAATTAAAGACCCACAAGAAATAGTTCAAAGAGAACAGAAAAAAATTATCACTAATGATGGAAGACAATTACTTAGTGAATATACAAGATATTAAGAAATGGCAAAAACTAAAATCAACGAAGACTTAGAAAGGTTTAAAAAACTTTTTGGTTACAACCCGTCTAAGGGTAACGAATTAAATGAAGTTAGAAGACACACATATTCTATAAATGAATATGGTGATTATGCTGATGACGATGAAGAAGGTACTGATACTGAAGAAGATGCTGGTACTGAAGAAGAAAACACTGATTTTGATTTTGGTGATGAAGGCAATCCTGAAGATACCGAAGGGACTGATGATTTTGGTACGGAAGAACCAACTGAAGAACCTGAAGAAGAAACTGATGAGTTTGGTACCGCAGATGAATTTAGTGCTGTTGATGAATTAGAAGATGAAGATTCTGATGTTGAAGAAGTAGATGTTACAGACATCATCAAAAAATCTGACGAAGCAACAGAATTTGCTAGACAAGCTTTAACTGTTGGACAAGAGAATGGTCAGTTCTTACAATCTTTAACTGATAAACTATCTAATCTTGAGTCACAAATAATGAAGATGGACACAATAGCTTCTAAAATTTCTAAATTGGAACAAGATATTAAAACTCCTGAAGAAAAGTTAGAACTTCGTTCATTAGATAGTTATCCATTTAATTTGAAACTTACTGACTATTGGTCAGAAAAGGCGGCACAAAATAAACATTATGATATTTCTGGTGGTGAATCAAATGTTAATGGTAAAGAAGTTGAATATAAATTAACACCAGAAGATATTGACGATTTTGATGATGTGAATGTTAAAAATTCTTTTGTACCTGAATCTTACAATCGAAAAAAAAGAGTTTTAAAAGAAGGTGAAGAAGAACAAAATATTGCTAAAAGTAAAATTGAATCAATTTTCAGGAATTTATCAAAAGAAGATAAAGAAGAAGTTATAAAATCACTGTCTCGTAAAGAAATTACTAGAGATGAGGTTTTGAAAAATTTTAAAAAAAAGTAATAAAATAAAAAAAAGTAATAAAATAAAAGAGGTTTAAAAGACCTCTTTTTTGTTTACTAATGGTAATGTTTTACCTATAATTAACACATAACATAATTTATTAATTAACTAAAAAAAAAGTAACATGGGTGTACTAGACGCAATTGCGAAACAGTATGAAAAAAACAAAACTGGAAACAGTGGAGGGAGTACTTCATACGAACAAGACTTCAGTAAATATTTTGCTGTTAGACTTGAAGACGGACATGATAGTGGAGAGTCTACTATCAGAATTATGCCACCTAAGAATGGTGTTCATCCCGTTAATAAAGACGGTGATACTCCTTTTGATGAAGGGCATTGGCACAGTGTTAAAGTCGGTGGTAAGTGGAGAAAAATCTACTGTAGAAAACACAACGACGGAGAACAATGTCCACTTTGTGATGTTTCTGATGATTTGTTTAAATCATGGAAAGAAACTGGTAACAAAACAGACAAAGAGTTGGCAACTCAGTATTCAGCTAAAAAATTCTATTTAGCTAGAATCATTGATAGAGCTAACGAAAAAGATGGGATTAAATTTTGGAGATTCCCACACAACTACAAAGGTGAAGGTGCCTTAGATAAAATCATCCCTCTTTTCACTAAGAAAGGTGATATTACTGACCCTAGAGAAGGTAGAGATTTAACTATTATTATCGGTAAAGATAATAAAGGTTATGCTAAGATTACTTCTATTATGTCAGAGGACCCATCAGTATTGACTGACCCCAAATCTCCAAACGCTAAAGAATGGATGGGTGATACATTGACATGGAAAGAGATTTATAAAGCTCAACCATTGGATTATGTACAACTTATTGCAGATGGTGAAACACCTATGTGGGATAAAAATCTTGAGAAGTTTATCGCTAAAGGTGATGACAGTGAAACTGAATCTTCTTTCAAGACACAACCATCAGCACCAGTACAAAAAGCAAAAACATCATCAGCTAAAGATGATGATTACGATGAAGAAGAACCGTTTTAATTAAATTTACATGGCTAAGAAAACAATATCAAAAAAAGAGTTTTCTTTGGATTCTATTTCAGATAGATTCTCATCGAAAACCAAATATAAACCCGATACTTTTATCGATTTAGGTAAAGTGTTCCAACAAGCGACAGGAGTTCCTGGTCCCGCTATTGGACACTTAAATGTATTCTTAGGACATTCTGATACAGGTAAGACCACGGCACTCATTAAGAGTGCCATTTGGTGTCAGAAGAACGGAATTTTACCAATCTTTATTATCACTGAAAAGAAATGGAGTTTTAAACACGCCCAATTGATGGGGTTTGATTGTACTGAGACTGCACCAGGTGATTGGGGTGGGTTCTTTATTTTTAAAGATGACTTTGAATATATCGAACAAATTACTGATTACATGAATGAAATTCTTGAAGCTCAAGCTAAAGAGAAATGGGAAAAAGATGGTAAACCATTAGACATTTGTTTCTTTTGGGATTCAGTTGGTTCTATTCCATGTAAGATGACTTTTGACGGTAAGGGTGGTAAGATGCATAACGCTTCAGTATTAGCTGATAAAATCGGTATGGGTCTTAATGGTAGAATTACGGGTTCTAGAAAAGAAACTAGTATGCATACTAACACTTTAGTCATTGTTAACCAGCCTTGGGTAGAGTTACCTGATTCACCAATGGGTCAACCAAGAATTAAAATGAAAGGTGGTGAAGCTATTTATCTTAACAGTACTCTAATTTTCTTGTTCGGTAGTCAAAAAAATGCTGGAACAAACAAATTGAAAGCTACTAAAAACGGTAGAAGTATTAATTACGGAACTCGTTCCAAAATTTCAATCCTTAAAAATCACGTTAATGGAATTGGGTATCAGGATGGTAAAGTAATTGTAACACCTCATGATTTTATTGAGGATACTAAAGAGGCAGAAAAAGACTACAAAGATGAACACGCTGATTATTGGATTAGCATGTTTATTAAAAGTGGACTTGGAGAAGTTGATGAAAACGATTTGGATTTTGCTATTGAAGAATCTGAAAACGATTTTGAAAACGAAGAAATTGACGGACTTATTTAAAGAATACCAAAGATGAAAATTAATTATAATGTATTGAAAGTACTTAACGAACAAGCTTTGACATCATCAGGTGACCAAATGACTTGTTTTTGGACAATCCAAAGTGGAGTTGAAAAATTACTACATGGGGAAACAATTACTGATATGCAAAAAAAATTATTATTTGAGGTAGGTGTTCTTGAAGAATCCGAAGATGAATTAAATAGAAGAAATATTGTAGGACCTTTTAAATTCTCGGAAGATGGGTCTACGAACTCCTAAGAGTAAACCTAAAAAAACAAAAACACTAATTGTCGATGGTAACGTTCTTATGAAACGTTCTTATAACGGAGCTAAGAACGTTTACCATAAAGACAAACACATTGGTGGTATATCTGCTTTTTATAGTACTTTACGAAAATTAATCTCTGAACATAAGATTGATAAAGCTGTAATCACTTGGGACGGTGAAAGAGGTGGTACTTTGCGTTTAGATTATTATCCTGAATACAAAGAAAACAGACCTAGATTTTTTGACCAAGATTACGAAATCCAAAAACTCAGAGTTAAACAATACGCTGAGGACCTTTTCATTAGACAATATGAACATCCCGATGTTGAATCAGATGATTTAATAGCTTTCTATTGCCAAAACAGAAAGAAGATGGAGGAGGTTATGATTTACACTAATGATAGAGACCTTTGCCAATTGATTAATGAAAACGTTACAATATTCTTAGCAGATAAAAGAATGGAGGTTGGTATAGGTAATTACCAATGGTTCTTTGAACACCATTATTCAAATGCTGGGTTAATAAAGATGATTGAGGGATGTAAAAGTGATAACGTTAAGGGTATTGATGGTGTAACTGAAAATACACTCTTAACACACTTCCCACAACTAAAAGAACGTAACGTAACATTAGAAGAAATATTCGAATCAAGTAAACTTATACAAGAAGAAAGAACGACACCACTAAAAGCATTAGATAACATCTTAAACGGTGTATCTAGAGGAGTCCATAAAGGACCATTCTATGAAATAAATAAAAAAATAATTGATTTAAATAACCCTTTATTACCTGAAGAGGCTAGAGAATCAATTAGAAATTTAGTAGAATTACCATTAGACCCCGAAGGTAGAGATTACAAAAACGTTTTAAAAATGATGATAGAAGACGGAGTAATGTATGTAATACCTGGAGGTGAAAACGGTTACCTAAATTTCATGGAACCATTTATTAATTTATTAAAAAAAGAAAAGTTAAACTTTAAAAACCAAAAAAAATGAAAAAATTTGAATTTGTATTGTACATTAATGGGAACATTATCTGTCAAAGATTTTTCGCAATCAAAAATTTTAATAACAAAATTTTAAATTCTTTAGAATTAACTGATTGTGTAAATGATTGTGTAAAACTTATTGAGGACGACCTCAAAGAAAAAACCTATGAATACTTGTACAAAAATTACAACCCTTACAAAGAACAAACCAAAGAAGAAATCCTAGTTGAAAACATTTATGATAATGAAGACATTTTTGATTTTGAAATTAAGATTGATGAGAAATGTGTGGTTAAAAAGAGGTTCTCTGGTAACGTTTATCCACAACGTGTAAGATACTCTGTGGATGTTCGTAAAATTATTCCTGCCTTAATCAAAGAAATACAAGAAGTATTTTCTTTAGAAAATTTTAGTGTGGAATATAGTGGAATTGCACTGTAAATATATACTTATTATTATAAATGTTGGGTATGAGTAAAGAAGTTACATTAGGTTATTTAGGATATAAGTTTCAAACAGAGTTTATTAATCAAATTCTACATCCAGCAAATAAAAAATTCTCAGATAGAATTATCGATATTGTTCACGCGAAATATTTTGATAATGAGTATTTCAGGTTGATTATTGCCACAATAAAAGATTATTTTGAAAGATTTGAAAAAGTTCCTGCTTGGGATACATTAGAAACTATTCTAAAAGTAGAAATTAAGGATAAGATAACCCAAGATTATGTGTTTGAAATCACAAAAGAAATAAGAAATCTAGGTGTTGAGGATTGGGAATTTGTTCAGGATAAAGCCTTAAATTTCTGTAGACAACAAGAACTTAAAAAAGCCAACGATAAGATATCAAAAATTATTGATGACGGTGATTTTGATAAGTATGAAGAGTGTGCAGATATAATGAAAGAAGCTCTTTCCATCGGAGCTGAAAAAGATGATGGGACATCAATTACCGAAGGTTGGGATACAGTGTTACAAGAGGATTTTAGACATCCAGTTCCTACGGGAATAAGTGGTATCGACGAATTAACTGACGGTGGTTTATCACGGGGAGAATTAGGGGTTATTCTAGCACCTTATGGTGTTGGTAAAACAACAATTCTAACCAAAATAGCAAATACCGCATATAATGTGGGGTATAATGTTTTACAAATTGTTTTTGAAGACATACCTGATGTTATCAAAAGAAAACATGCCGCTTGTTGGAGTGGGATAGAACTTAACTCTCTATCTGACGAAGAAGAAAGAGTCATGGAAGTAATTAAAGAAAGAACAAATGGTAAAGAAAACGATTTAGTTATTCGAAAGTTTTCGTCTGAAGGAGTTACGGTTAATCACCTTAAAACCTACGTAAGACATTTAATTTCAGTTGGGTTTAAACCTGACATGATTGTATTAGATTACATTGACTGTGTTGAATCGGCAAGAAGATATAACGATGAATGGTCAGGTGAGGGTAACGTCATGAGAGGTTTTGAATCCATGTTAGCTGAATATGGTATGGTGGGATGGACAGCGGTTCAAGGTAACAGGGCGTCAATCTCAGCTGATGTAGTAACAGGGGACCAAATGGGTGGGTCAATTAAAAAGGCTCAGATTGGTCACTTTATAATGTCTATCGCAAGAACTCTAACACAAAAAGAAAACAATAGAGCAACGATAGCGGTTTTAAAATCTAGATTCGGTAAAGATGGTGTTATCTTTGAGGATTGTACGTTTGATAATGGTCGAGTATTCATTGATACAGAAACTTCAGACACTTTCTTAGGTTATGAGAGAAAGGTTGAGGAAAGAAAAGATGAGAATGTTCGTGAAAGATTGAAGATGGCAAAACTCAGAAAAAAACAAAAAGATACTGAAGAAAGTATTAATTAATAATTAAAAGTTTATAAAAAATTTAAAAAATGGAATTATCAAATCAGATTCTATCAGACATTACTGTCTACATGAAATACGCTAAGTATTTACCAGAAAAACAAAGAAGAGAAACTTGGGAAGAGTTGGTGACAAGAAACAAAGAAATGCACCAAAAAAAATATTCTCATTTAAAAGAAGAAATTGAAACCGTTTATAAAATGGTTTATGACCGTAAAGTTTTACCATCCATGCGTTCATTACAGTTTGGGGGGAGACCAATTGAAATCTCACCAAACAGAGTTTATAACTGTGCTTTCTTACCGATTGACCACATTGATGCATTTCCAGAAACAATGTTCTTATTGTTAGGGGGTACAGGTGTAGGTTATTCAGTACAAAAACACCACGTTGATAAGTTACCTGAAATTAGAAAACCAGACCCAAACAGAACTAGACGATATGTAGTTAGTGATTCAATTGAAGGATGGGCTGACGCAATCAAAGTTTTGATGAAATCTTATTTTGGGGTTAATTCATCAACACCTATCTTTGATTTCTCAGACATCAGACCAAAAGGAGCTTTATTGGTTACATCAGGTGGTAAAGCACCAGGTCCACAACCACTTAAAGATTGTGTTCACAATATTAAAAAAGTGTTGGATGCTAAGGTAGATAGAGAAAAACTAACAACACTAGAAACACATGATATTGTATGTCACATTGCTGACGCAGTATTAGCTGGTGGTATCAGAAGAGCAGCACTTATCTCATTATTTTCAGCTGACGATGATGAAATGATTTCGTGTAAATCAGGACCTTGGTGGGAACTTAATCCACAAAGAGGTAGAGCTAATAACTCAGCAGTTCTATTAAGAAACAAAATCACTAAAGAATTCTTTATGGATTTGTGGAAAAGAGTCGAGTTATCTGGAGCTGGTGAACCTGGAATTTATTTTTCTTACGACAAAGATTGGGGAACTAACCCTTGTTGTGAAATTGCTCTTAGACCTTATCAGTTCTGTAATCTTTGTGAGGTTAACGTATCAAACATTGAATCACAAGAAGACTTGAATGAGAGAGTTAAAGCGGCAGCATTTATTGGTACGTTACAAGCTGGTTACACAGATTTTCATTACCTAAGAGATGTATGGAAACGAACTACCGAGAAAGACGCCTTAATCGGGGTATCAATGACAGGAATTGGTTCAGGTGTTGTATTGGGTTATAATATGACTGAAGCTGCTGAAATGGTTAACGCTGAAAATGAAAGAGTAGCTAATTTAATTAATATTAATCCTGCAGCAAGAACAACAACTGTTAAACCAGCTGGTACAACATCATTAACACTTGGAACTTCTTCAGGTATTCACGCTTGGCATAACGATTATTATGTTAGAAGAGTTAGAGTTGGTAAAAATGAGGCTATTTACACATACCTTTCTATCTACCACCCTGAACTAGTTGAGGACGAAGTATTTAGACCACACGATACAGCAGTTATTTCTGTACCACAAAAATCACCACTAGGCTCAATCCTTAGACATGAGTCACCTTTTGAACTTTTGGAAAGAGTTAAAAAAGTATCACAAGAATGGATTAAACCTGGACATAGAACAGGACAAAATACACATAACGTTTCAGCAACAATTTCATTGAAGGATGAAGATTGGGATTTGGCAGGTGAATGGATGTGGACTAATCGTAAATTCTATAACGGATTGTCAGTTTTACCTTATAATGGAGGTACCTACCAACAAGCTCCTTTTGAAGATTGTGATGAGGAAACTTACCATAGAATGATGAAATCTCTATCTAACATAGATTTATCTAAAGTAGTAGAACTTTCTGATAATACTGACCTTAGTGGTGAGTTGGCTTGTAGTGGTGGAGCAGGATGTGAAGTGAAGTAATATTCATAACTTTATATAACATCATAAAAAGTAATGGTTAAAAATTAAACCCCTCACACGAGGGGTTTTTTATGCTTAAAATTTACATTTCATATTTATGGTATAAATTGTATAATTGAATATTTATAAATAAAAAGAAATGGCAGAAAGGTTTATAAACATAGCATTCCCATTTAGGGATGACGATACGAAAAACTATTTTCTTAAAATGAATAAGAATAGTTATGATGCTATTAAATCTGATTTATTACATCTTTTATTAACAACACCAGGGGATAGATTATATCTACCCGACTTTGGTACAAATCTAAAACAATTTCTATTTGAACCAAACGACAATCAAGTTAGAGATGACATTAGGAACGAAGTTCAAAACGCAGTTAGTAAATACATACCAAATTTAACAATAACAACATTAACTGTAGATAGACCCGATAGTAGTGAATACAATGGTAAGGGAGACCATTCCGCGGTAGTAAGGATAGATTATATTGTAACAGAAGGGGCATTAAATAAAGTAGATTTTGTAACTATCACAGTTTAAATAAAAAAAAATATGGCAACACAAAGTAAAAAAATAAATTATTTTGCGAGGAACTTCGCTGATGTAAGAACCGAACTAGTTAATTTCATTAAATTATATTACCCAGAAGTATTTTCTGATTTTAATGACGCATCAGTAGGGATGATGTTATTAGAGTTAAATGCGGCTGTTGGAGATATGTTATCCAATCACACAGACCGAATGTTTAACGAAACTTTTTTGGATTATGCACAAGAAAGAAAAAATGTTTTAGCTATAGCAAGAACATTGGGGTTAAAAGTACCAGGTCTAAGACCTAGTATTACTTTAGTAGATTACTCCGTTGTAGTACCTGTATACGGTGATACATGGGATATTAGATACGCACCAACGATTAGATACGGTTCACAAGTTTTAGGTGGTGGACAAGTATTTGAAAATTTAGAGGATATAGACTTTTCTTCACCTTATACTGTAGGTGGTACACCTAATAGATTAATTCTACCTAACATAGATGATAATGGTACATTACAAAATTATACTATAGTTAAAAGAGAGTTAGTAATTAATGGTTTAACGAAAATCTTTAAAAAGAGTATCTCACAAAGTGAGTCAGTACCTTTCTTTGAAATATTTTTACCTGATACAAACGTACTTTCAATTGAAAGTATAATAAATCTTGAAGGTACAAATTATAGTAATAACCCAACAATAGACCAGTTCATTGACCCAGATTTAAGATGGTATGAAATGGATTCGTTAGCTGAAGATAAAGTTTTTATTGAAGACACTAGTAGAACTACTGATAATGAAGCGGTTAAACCTGGTAAGTATGTTCACACAACAAGAAAATTTGTTAGAGAATTTACTGATAATAATTACTGTAAATTAACTTTTGGTAGTGGTGTTAGTACAGACGATGAACAATTACAAAACATATCTACAACTGGTATAAAAATAGGTGACTTTATAAATACTACAGCTTTAGGTGAAATAATTAAACCAAACACAACCTTATTTATTAGATATAGAGTTGGTGGTGGACCTAGTAGTAATATAGGACCTAATGCTATAAACGCAATTGGTAATGTTACTTTAAATGTAAATGGACCCAACACACCAACAAATCAATCGGTAATAAGGTCGTTAAGAGTTAATAACCCAATTCCAGCAATAGGTGGAGCTGGGGTACCTTCAGTTGACCAAATAAGACAATATACAAAGTATAATTTTGCCTCACAAAATAGAGCGGTTACTATTAAAGATTATGAAGCTATTTTAGCTAAAATACCTGGTAGATACGGCTCACCTTATAGACATAAAATAGCTGAGGAACAAAATAAAGTAATTATTTATACACTAGGTTTAGATGCTTCAGGTAAGTTAACAAACCAATCTACTAATACTCTAAAAGAAAATATAGCAACTTGGTTATCAGATTATAGAATGATAAATGATTACGTATTAGTTGGTGATGGTAAAGTAGTTAACCTAGGATTTGAAATAGACTTATTTATAGATAAACAGATTAATCAATCAGAATTAATTAATAACGTTATTACTAGTGTTAAAAATTATTTTGATGTTAAGAAGTGGGAAATGGGTGATAATATTTATATCGCTCAATTGGTTGAAAACATTAATAATGTTGGTGGTGTACTAAATGTTATTGATATAAGAGCTTACAATTTAATAAGTTCTCCTTATTCATTAAACCAAACATCACAAAATTTCATACCAGAATCTTTAGTAAATGGTGTTATACCATTTAATAATGGTAAACTAATTGATTTAGGTTCTGATTACGCTTTATTTGGTGATATAGACTCTATGTTTGAAATTAAGTTCCCTGAAAGGGATATAAAAGTAAGGATTAAGAGAAGTTCGACTGTAACTGAAGGGTAACAATGGAAAGAATTGAACAACTATTGGGTAGGGCTAGATATAAAATGGCCCCTGACACTAATTTTAACTATAAATTAAATTTAGATAGCAGCCTTAGTCCGTTAAAAAATAATTTTAATAAAATTATTTCAATCCTTAGTGCAGACCAAGTTTTTCAAGATGAAAGAGACAATTCTACAAAATATAGAATTCTAGGTAGATTAAACATTATTACCGACAATTCAATTAATTACACAGCAACAACAGTTACAACAGGGGCTAACCCACAAACTATTGGTATAACAAGACCAAACAATTCTGATTGGACCCCACTTTTTGGTTCTGGTAATGTAATAACTAATCAAAACCCACCTATACCAAATAATTGGGTTTTACAAATACTGTACCCTAGTAAAATTGATAAATACACTAAAGTAGGAGACAATCAGGCTTATAAAGGTATTACTATAAAAAATTTAATTTCTACTGACCCTTCTGGCACTAAAGAACAAGTTTTATTGGAGACCCAACAAAAAAATAAATTGGTTGAGGGTGATTTTTGTTACATATACAGTAACACACATAATAGTATTTATACTGGTTTTCATGATGTAGATTTTTTAGGTGTTAACGGACAGTATTCGGAAACAAAATTTAGGTTAACAACTAAATATATTGGTCCCGATAATGAATTGATTTTAAAAAGAGTGATAAATGTTTCTGATAACGACATAAATTTTCTTAACACACAGAACATTATAAAAGTAGTATCTACAGATTTAAGTGGAACCTCTACTAATGCAAATTATACCAAAGTAACTACAGGTAACCTATCACCCAGCTTTTCAGCATTAACACATAATTTAAGGGTTTCTGATTACATAGACATAAGAACCGTAAATGGACCTTTTATACTCAATGGTTTATATAGGGTTGAAAAAATTATTGATAGATACAATTTTATTATTGATTTAAAAATAAGTAATATACCTGGGTTAAATATTAATAATTTAAGTATACCATTTAGAAGAATGGATGGTATACCGTCAGATTATTATATAAGAAAATTTACTTTGTTAACAGGTAATGATTACGAAGTTAATAAAGCAACTTCATTTGGTACTAACATTTACCCAAAAACTAAAATTAATAAATTAGCTATAGCTAACGATACTTGGTTATTTACCTTTATACAAGACATAAATACTAAGTTTATATACAGTCATAAAGACGGTGAATTAACCCAACTATACCTAGGTACAATAAAAAGAGCAGGAGCAAATAATTTTAATTGGTCAGATGTAACCGCTAATTGGGATTTTGAATATAGTTACGCAGATAGTTCTAACAAAATAGAAACAATATCACTTAATAACCCAAGCGGTATAGGGACTATTGAAAAAAACATACCCAAAACTAGTGAGTATTTTGGTGACTTTGTTGAATATAATAGAGGGGATATTTTAGAAAGAACAGTTTCTAAAATAATACATAGATTTGCTTTAAATACTAATAACACACCCGAAAAAGGTTATTATATAGACCCTTTCTCTAAATTAGACATTAGGAAATTTTCTAATATTATTGAATCAGCATATGTTGGACAAAACGTTGTTGGTATTCCTGGTGATTCAGAATTAAGACCTAATGGTTCTCTTGAATGGAGGGATATTCTAGAACCAGGTTATATAGAAAATGGTGACAATGGCGTTAATTACCCATTTTTAAATGGTGCTAACTATATATATTTAAATAAATTTATATATGTTAGGAGACAAATACCAGAAATAACAATTGAACCTTTAACGGTGAACCCTTCAGCAACAGTTAAGTGTTAATGAGTACGTATAGATATAAAATAAGATTAAATTACCCCACAATAACAGGTGGAACAGTAGAACCGATGGTCAACGTAGTTACGGGTACACAACAGTTTACTGATTATTTAACTACTTATGCTATTAAACCTGGGCAATCTGGCAATCAATTACAAATACCTAAAAATATCGGTAAAAATTATTTTACCAAAAGTTCTTTTAGTAATTTAAAAACAGCATTAATTGAAAATATTGGTGGATATTTTGATGTATCAGAGGGTGGTATTTTAATTTCTTCAGGTAATACAATAAACCCTGATTATAATTACAAAAATATTAACATACCTATAAATGTTAAATTTGAGGTTGTAGATTATTCTGATGATATCGATAATTTTATTGAAAGAGAAAAGAAAAAAGCCATAAACCCAATTATAGATGGAGAAAAAGTTAAATACATCCCTGAAAATTATAATACTGTAACTATAAATTTTAGATTTTATAATAAGGATAGTGGTATGTATGATACCCCTAATTATATTACCGCTGGATTTGTACCACAAGATATTGGTGTTAAAAATAACTTTAAAAAAAGTTTTTTTAGGTTATATTTTTATGACAGTAATAATAATAAAAAACAAAATTTATTGTCATCAGAAGATATATCTGCTAATGGTAGTACAATGCCTTCGTTTAATTTAAATAAAATTTATTGGTTAATGTCCGACAACCCAATTACAGGTACGGGTAATAAAAAAATTTATATGGAGGCTAGATTTTTTAACGCTAAAACAGGTAGAGTCCATAGATTTTTTAATGTACCAATTTATATTGCGTCACCAATAACTGTAAGTGATTTAGCTAATAACCAAACTTGGAAAACAAGCCAAATCACTATTTTAAACCCTACTACTAATAACGGTAATCGTTGGTTTAGGGTAGAACCAGGTATTGGTGCAAACACACAAAATACAATAACAATGACAGAATTTATATTAAGTACATAATGAGTTTTTATGATAGAAAGATACCTTATTATAAGTCATTTAAATTAATTGATAGTGATGGGGATGGTATTAAAGATACCATTGTCTATCGACCTATTTCCGATTTTTATTATATACAATTTGGTTTAGAACAAGATATTAAAAATATTGGTCATTATATAAAAGGTGAAGGAAAACCTAAATTTGAATTAGTAGATTTTAGTAGTATATGGAATGAAGGTCTTGTAATATCTAATCCAGGTCATAACACGAGTAGTTCTGGTAACACCACTACTACGCCAACACCCATTTGTATTGACATAAGAGATTGGAGTGTTTTTAATCCTTGGCCACAAGGAGACACTTTACCAATATCTGAGGGTAATTTAATTTGGTTAACAACCACAGACATAGACGCAGCAAATTTACAAGTTGGGCAACAGATAATTTTATCTGGTATGGATGTAACCCCAGTCAACCAAACATGTAAAGGTGAAACTAATTTAACAACCCTTAATTTAACAACTGATATTGTTGCAATATGGGGACCATATTTAGGTAGTTGGAGTATAGCTACTTCAATATATTTTAACACACAGACAGGTGATTACACAAATGGTTTATGTACAGCCGCAGAAAATTACGGTGTTATAAGTGTCTTAGGTAGTGGTAAAGCTTGTGTTACTACATCATCTAATGGTGGTGACACACTACAACCAGTAGAATTTTGTAATGACCCAAGTGCGAGTAATTATGATGTTTCATTAGTTGGTGTTAATGGATACACACCATGTTTTGACAATACTTGTTGTACTTACAATAGTGTAGAAAATTATAAAAAATCGGCTAACAGTGGTTATGATGAATTAAATTGCTTAGCATTTTATACTGATTGGGGCCCTTGGAATGATAATCTTTTATTAAACGATACACAACAATTATTTATTAAAAAAACAGATTGTACCTTAACATTAAGGTTAATAAATCAATTAGACGGTGAGAATAACTTTACTAAAGGTGGTTGGTATGGTGCTTCTGTAAAAATAGAAATCGATGAAGGTAATGGTTTTATGCCATTATTACCTGGAAATACTTTAATACAAAATTTAGATAACGATATATCTTTTAATCAAAGTAAGGAATCTTATACGTTAGATAATAAAGTTAGAATATGGAAAGCAAAATCAACAACTACTATTCCTAAATATTATACAACAAAACCTTATAGGGATATTATTTTAAAACCAAATACTAATACAAAAGTTAAAATTACTTACATAAATTCTGATGAAAATATCAGTGAATACGAAAAATATGCTAAATATTTAAGACTACAACTAATAAAGGGTAGTACGTCATCACCCACACCTACACCACCTACACCAACAACAGACGTGAGTAGTTTTGTATGGTCACAAAATATATCAGAAATAAATACTTTTTTAGGGACACCGAGTAACAGACAAAATAATGGTGAAACTTTTCATTATATATCTAATGGTTCGGTAGAGGTTAAAGGTAAAACGTGGTCAGATTATTTAATGGGATATAAAAACCCTAGTAATATAGTTCCTTGGGCACCATCAACAACAGGTATAGCTGTTGGTACATTTTATGCTAACCCTATAGTTACTGTTCTAAATGATTTTGGTGATTCAATTAATACTACAGTAATCGATAATAGTAGTAATAATAGTTTAAATTATTTTAGTAATCCTAATGAATTATTAAAAGAATTAACTTTTACCTGTTCAGTAAAAGAAAATTATGTTTCTTATTTTGATAGAAACGGTGATGGGTTTATTGAATACAGTAAAAGTTATCCTAAAATAAATTCAGAAAATAGTAGTTCAGTAGATATTGGTTTATTTAGTAAAACTAGATACGATTCACCTTATATATTTTTAAAACCTGGAACTAAAGATAATACAGAATTTTTAAATGATAATCCATTAACAAAAACTACGGTACAACAAAGTGACGCACCAGTTGGACCTAGTTCCCATGGTGGTTGGAAAAACTACGCTTATGTTGCCACAAATTTAATAAACACATTAAATAATAATCTTACATATTCTTTTACAAATGTCTCACCGACATGTCAATTAGGTGGATTTAATAATTTAAGTGAGATTGATATTAATTTAGTAGACCAGTCGAATAGTAATATATTTTTACAACAACCTTATTTTACGTTAACAACATCAAATCCAACGAAAGAAGCTACTTTTGGTACTGGGACAACAGTACCACATTTATGGAATTATGGATTCAGTAATGCTAAAGGTGGTTGTTGTGCCAAATCTTATAGTAGTTCATTAGATATATCGACATCAGGACCTTATTTTAATAGTAAGTGCTCAAGTTGTCATGGACAAATGACACCTAGGTCAGCACAAACGGTTTTAGATAGAGGAACTAAAATAGCTATGCAAACAACAGACAGTGATGTTTATTACGGACCTTTTTATGACCCACAAAACCCAACCTATAATGGGTATGGATTAGCATTCTCTAAAGCAAATAAATTTTGTCGTGATGTAAAAAACAAAAATGGTGTTTTAGTAGATACATCTGAAATAGGTGTTAGTACAGACGCTTTATATGTTGGTGGTATATTACATGGTGGGGCTGTACAATATAAACCTAACACTGATTTCACTAATAATTATGGGGTTACGGAAGCAATACAACTAGGGTTTGATGAAATTGGGGTTACAGAAGCTAACAGTACTTGTTTAAGCGGCACCAAAATACCCCTTAAATGTAGGAGAGTTGTTAATGACCCTAACTGTCCCAACAACAATTGTATGAAATGTCTTTTTTGTTTTAAATGTAATTCAGAAGATAAACAACCTGGCATATTTACAGGTAATAACGGGGACTCAAATGGACCTAGTGATGGAATAACTTATTTAGGATGATAATAACAGGATTTACAGACTCAAAATTAAATTTAGTTAAGACATACGACGATAATAATCCATATCAAGTAGGGATTAATGGAGTTACAGAAGTTGTTACTGAGGGTGATAGTTTATCTTATGTAGAATATACCATAAATGGTATCAACTACAAGACTTCAGTATTAAAACCTTTATTTGAAGATTCTGACCTTTTCTTTAAAACCCAAACAGTTTATTTTTTTGAAGCTAATGGTTTAACGCAACAAAACATTAATGTTGTAAAAAGAGAAGCAGAAATGGGTATAGCTTTTCCACCTAAAATTAAAACAGAGATATTTATTGAAAGACAGTCAATATCTGTTTTTGAAAGACATCTTAGAATGGAAGAAATAGAAACAATTGAACAATTAACTGATTATAAAAATGGGTATTACAATATTTTTAATATAGAATAACATGGCTACAGGCAACTATGGAACGGTAAGACCGGCTAACGTATCAGCAGATGATATAGATATTTTTTATACCTATTCACCTAGTAGAGACGTACCGCCATCTGTACCTGTAAGAGTTTTAGACGCAAACTCTTTTTTAACACAATTTAATAACCCATTAAATATTAATGGGGTACAACCATTATTGAGTGGTTTATATAATTTAAATCTACCTTCGAATTTATTTTCGTCAAAGGGATTTTATACAATAATGATAAGACCAAAACAATATTACGTTACAATAGCGGATTGTGGTGTTTTATCAGCTTACCCCGACATTAAAGGTTTAGTATTTGATACTAATAGTTTACCACCTGTTTTGGGTCAAAATGACTCTATGGTTGGGTATCGAATTGAATATATTGATAACACAAATCAAATCATACCTAATTTATATAGAATAGTTACTTCAGCTAATTTAACTGAAGCAGTAAATCAAAATTTATCTAATACATCACAAAAAGCTATTAGATATAGATTTAATGACAACTCAAATTTATTGTTTTGTACATTAACACCGTCTTCACCTTCAGTGGTTACACCAAATAAAATACCTTTTATTGGTTCACCTGGTCAGGCTGTTGTTATTACAAATACCTTTTTTAATCCCGTAACAATTGAATTAGAAATGGTTGAATATGATGTTGAGACTCTTGCTTATGGTTTGTTTGGGAATCAAAGTAAAAGTATTGTTGATGGTAAATATACTATCTACGACTTTGAAAATAGAATTTACAAACAATACAATCTTTATGAGGTACAAGATACATTTAATAGTGAACCACTTTATGAAATTAGAGAAGAAGTTAATGAGATTGATGACACAAAAGATTTTGACACGATAACTAATATAGGAAATATTTAAAAATTAAATGTCTAAAAAAGTAGTACCTGGTTCAATAACGGAACCATATAAAAAAGGGCAAGGTGACTTTTCACCAAACCTAGTAGGACAACAATTTACTAATGGTGTAACACTTTTTACATTAGGCAATTTTGCTATTACAACAAATGCTTCAGCTAGTTTAAGTAAGGTTTATAACACCGGTAGTTTTTCTGACGCATATACTTTAAATGATTTAAATCTAACTATAGATGAATCACAAGTTCTTTCAAACGAGAGTTTAAAAATATCACTAAACATAGACCCTAATAGATTAGAAGGTTATGTTTATTTTGGTAGTTTTTTCCAATTCATTAAAAGTAATATCGAACAAATTTTATTAAAATGGAAAGGTTCTTTATACGTCGATAATTTAATAGACGATGACCCAGAAAGAATACCAAGAAATACTGTATTAAACTATAACTATGATAGTATATCAGGAACCTCTACATTCAAAATACCCGTATCATTAATAAAAAATAAATTTGGTTTAGTCTTTGCACAAAACCCATTATTTAATATTAATAATTACGGTGATATATCCGACTTAAATAATAGCTTTTTGGATTACCAAGTCACAAATATATTTGGTGATTTTTATGTTTTAGGTTTTACTGGTAGTACAAGTTTAGATAATTACGTTTATCTACAAGTTAATGGTAATCCATGGCCTAATTTAAATGGTGTTGGTTTTGGTAGTTTTGTCTACCACGTTAGACCTAAAGAGGAATTAATAAACAAATATTTCTTCAGCCGTTTAAATGAATTTGAGTCTAACATGTTAAATAGACTTATAACCCCACAATATACAATAGCTGTTAATTTACCTATAAGAACTGAATCAGGTACACTATTCAGTAGTAATAGAAGATTAACTTGGCCAACAAGTGATGGTTATAATCTTGATAATGGTTCAACTGAATTCACAAACTACCTTAATGATTGGATTGATATAGGAATTCAAATGGATGCAAATAAAACAGACCTTATTGCTAGAAGATTTGTTTCCGATTCAATCATAGAGTTTGATACTGAAGGTGATAACACAGACGTTTATGGTAGAAAAGTTAACAAACTTTTAAGAATTTACGGTAGAGAATTTGATGAGGTTAAAAAATATATTGATGGGATATCCATTTCAAGAATAGTAACATACGATAAAAAAGATAATACCGCAGATGAATTAGTTAAAGTTTTAGCATCTGAATTAGGGTTAGATGTGTTATTAAGTTTCTTTGACAATAATCTATTTAATAATACTTTACCTGGTAATTCTGGTGAAGAAGGTTATGGTAATCCATATAATGTACCTTTTTCAGGGTACTCAAGAAACCTTTCACCTAAAGAAATGGATTTTGAATTATGGAGAAGATTAGTTATAAACGCATGGTGGCTATTTAAATCTAAAGGCCATAGAAAAGTATTGGAATTTTTCTTAAACCTTTTTGGAATCCAAAAGTGTGTGGTTAGTCTTGACGAATATCTTTATATAGCTAAAGATAAATTGAATGCTGATAAGGTATATACTTTATTAGCCGAATATTTTGACCAACCGGTAGACGATTTTATATCTAGTTTAACCGCTGGTGAAATATCATACCCGATAGACCAATACGGATTTCCAAAAGTACCAGCAGACGGTGATGCTTTTTATTATCAGATGAATGGTTTTTGGTATAATGGTGGTAATTTATCCGAAATTGGTAATAACCCACATATTGGGCCTTACGATTACGGTAAAATGTATTTGGATAGGTTTAGGTGTTTCGTTGAAGATTTTCAAGGGACTACAACAGGAACTACAACATTTATTACTTTAGATAATTTATTTAAAGATTTTAATAATGGTGACATAGAAGACGGGGTTTCAAATTACGGTGGGGATTACGCACAAATACTAAACGACAATAATCAAATATCATCTAATGCTACTGTAGTTATGGCAGGTGGTGTTGGTGATGTTACGTATGGTCATAGTGGAGCTTCATTAAGAATAACATTTAGTTATGGTGGGTCTAATTGTGAATTAACTTGTCCTACAGATTTAATATATTACGATAATGGGATTATATTTGCCAACGATTTAACTCCAGTAGCTGTTGATTTAACAAATATCTATAGTTTACTAAATACAAACCAACAAGATTTAATAGTTGCCTCACAAATAACTGAACAATGTTGTTCTAATATAGGTGGTTATTATTTACCTAGTAGTGTGTCAACAATAACTACTATATGTCCCACAGAAGGACAAATTTCTATTTTACCTAGTGGTTTAGTCTTTGGAGTAGAAAACGAAACTTGTTGTACTAATATTGTTGTGGGTACTGATGTTTATTGGGATGGGACTAGATGTATATTAGCGGACATAAATTCTAACACAGTTGTAGATGTATTTACTGCTGATGAATTATTTTACGACCCAATAATCCAAACAAACAATACTAATTTTGTTTGTTATTGGTGCCCACCAACAAATGTTTATTGTGGTACAGAATACTATGATTTATTAATAAATTCAAATAAACAATTAAAAGTTCCAAGTGGTACAAACGGTAACGGTGGGGGTGGAGGTCCGATTAATTTTGGTTGTACTCTTGGTGTTGGAACCACTTATAACGATACTGATGGGTTTAGTTATATCATTAGTAGTTCTAGTGAACCTGCTCCGTCAGGATACCAAATGTGCGCTAGCTTTTACACAAGTCAATGGACACCGATACTTGGTACAAGTCCTTTATTATATGAAAAGGGATGTTGTAGAGGATATAGAAATAATAATAATACAGGTGGTGGAGCTACTGGTGGAGCTATTGGTGAAGTACAATTAGGTCCAGCTAGTTTAGTGTATTGTCCTAATATTTCAGACATTATAATTAATAATAACATTGTTTATTATAATTACACGGCTAACCCAAATACATCGACAGTCCAAAAATTAGGTGAGTTATGTTGTACACAAAGTGTGGTAGGCCAACAAGTTGTGTGGGATGGTACTAATTGTGTATTAGCAAATCCTGTTAATATTAAATGTCCAGATATAACTAATATAGCAATTAGCCCAACTGGGGTTGTTTATTATGTCAATAATGGCACAACACAACTATTATCCGCAGAATGTTGTACAAAAGACGTTGTTGGTAATGACGTAACAATATCAATTAATGGTGAGTGTGTTGTTAGTAATAGTCCTAGTAACTGTACCTTTACTATATTACAAACTGGACTTGTTTCAGGAATATCGACACCAGATTGTTGTACAGAAAGTGTTGTAGGACAACCCGTTATATGGAATGGTAATTCTTGTAACTTAATACCAAACGACTTTTGTGTTATAATGAGTGTTAGTGACGAGAACATATCAAATCTTGAATGTTGTAAAGCTAAAGGTGGTTATATTGGTTTAGATGCTTTTGGTAATCAAGTCTGTCTTGATTTAGCTGACACTTCTATAAGTGTTTCCACAACAAATTGCCCAACTACTTTTACATTTTTAGATAATTTAGTTTTAATAGGTACAGATACTTTTATACAAACAGAAGTATTGGGTTCTGATGGTTCTCCTTTAGATGCCAATTGTTGTAAAAATTATACAACAATTACTGGTGATTTAAATTATCATTATGATGTTAATACTAAAAAATGTGTTAAAACTGAAATTGCTGAATTTACTTCTTGTAGACATACTTTAATAGAAACTTACATGTCCTTATTATACCCACAATATCATGTTGGTAGTAATTATGGTATTTACGGTTTAAATGAAAGAGTGTACGTCAAACTTAAGAAATTGATAATAAATGGTTACGATTATTTATCGGGATATTCAAATTTACCGAGTACGGTATTAGACGCAAATTATTTACCACCTGATAAATGGAATTCAGTACTTTTCATACAAAAAACATTAAATGATTTAAGTATAGATTTTTCTAAAGCACAACTACCTGGACAACCATTAAATTTATCTAATACACCTAACACACAAGGTACTTTAACAAATATTTTTAATAATGGTTACGGATTCTATTTTATTGGTTTAAACAATTATTCATATAAAATTGAGTTGGAAGTCTACACAATATCTAACCCTAGTGACGTAAAAACAATTTACTACTCATCAAGTTCATCAGGTATTGTTGTTAGTGACGTTGATATACAAGATGTCACACTAAAAACAGAGTGTGGTTACCAAGTCAAAAGAACAATAAATACTTCAAATGAATCATGTTATACTGTAGGTATGAACATAACGGCAGGAATAGATGTAGAACCATCACAATGTTATCCATATATTCTTGGTGGAAATACTTACTTATAAAATATTTAAAATAAATGGGACAAAATAATAATATAGCAATAGGTGGTGGAAAAGGAGGGGGAGGTGGAGGACCACTAACACAATCCTGTACACTTACATACCAACCAGGGATAGGTAATGTAATCCCAGGACCACAAATTATTAACCAATTACCACCTTCTTATCAAAATCAAGGGTACTCTACAACTACCGCAACTCTTAGAGTGTATGGTGGTACACAAGCTGTATCTGGAGATATTATGTGTACTTCATATAGTACCGCAGCACAATGGACGTATGTGGTAGGTTCAGAAACTACAGCAGCAGGTCCTACTTATACAAAAGGTTGTTGTACAGCTAGATGGCTTCCTGGTGATAATAATGGAACGGGAGGTTCAACAGGAGTTTCAGCAGGTGGTGCAATAGGAACATTACCATCTTTAGAAATTTCGAATGTTTGTCCAGATGCCACACAAATATACATAACTTTATCGGGTGATATTTTTTACACCACAAACGGAAATCAAATACCGTTATCACAAGAATGTTGTAACAGGAATATTGTTGGTTCCGATGTTATATGGATTTCACAAGGTAATACAGGTTTTTGTAAAGTATTAAAAAACTCATGTCCACCAAATATTGCTATTTCAATAAGTAAAGATACTGTTATTGGTGTAACTAGTCCTGATTGTTGTACACCTGAAGTTACTGGTATACCTAATGTTTATTGGGATTCTACCCATAACTTATGTAAAATACCTTTAACAAATTATGGTTGTTTATATAGTGATTTTACAACACAACCAGCCAATATACCTGACAGACCTAATGTAGAACAAGTTTTCGGTACAATTTCAAAAATTAATGAAAGTTTAAATGAGTCTTGTTGTACTAAAGAAATTGTTGGTTTTGATGTAGTTTGGAACCCAATCCTAGGAATCTGTGAAAAAAGTCCTGATTTAACTATTGGTGGGCCAGACTCCATCAACATCACTTTAAATAGTGAACCAATAAAACCCGATGGTTGTGATGATTTAGTTGTTTCAGCTAAAATATTTTTTACACAACCATCAGAAATTTGTTTTACTGAATTTTTAACTGCGTCGTTATTAACAAATAACCCGAATGTTGTAATTTCACAATTTGGGGTCTTTGATTCAAGTGTAGACGGTTTTAATACTTGGGTTGATTTAAGTGCTAGATTTACTGTTAATTCTGGTGAAACTTTTAATTTAATGTTAAATATCGGTGGTGGAATAATACCTTGCTGTGAATATGATGTTAGAGTAGATAATATTAGGATTGATTGTTATAAAGAAGAAGATAGATTATTTTTTGATACTAAAAAATGTGTTGGATTTGATTTAGTAAGAGTTATTGATAATAAAAGGTCTTGGGTATATAACCCAGGTTTAGAAAATATCGGGGAATCAACACAGGATAATTTAATAAGAGATAGGGGTCAGGTAGGGTTAATACAAGGTTATGGTTATGTGAATAGAACATTCGCACCTAGTGCTGATGCAGATATTCCGTGGAGATATACAGATTATTTTGAACAATCTAACATATTAGAACCACATAGTAATTCCGTTATTATCAGTAAGGAAATGGAACTTACATTTAACATGTGTAGTGATTGTTGTGTTGAATATAGTAAATGCCCTGATGGGTATTCACTTGTAACAACTACAGGTGGGACTGAATATTGTACAAAAACTGAGACTTATTGTCCTAGTGGATATACTTTAAGTGCTGGAACTTGTTATAGTGGAGTCACTACTGCAAGTACGATAGTAGAAACAGTAACAGCATCAACAGGTTCTTATTGTGTAAAAACAGCCACACTATTACAATTAGAAGAGTACAAAAAAGTTTTCCAAAGTTTTTGGGTTAGGATGATTGAACAATTTGTACCAGCAACCACAATATTTGTCTCAGGTGAAAAATGGTGTAATAATGATTCATTTATTTGCCCACAATTTGATGTGTGTGATTTTGATTTTGAATATGTTGAATCTGAAATAACAGTTATTGAATATGGCACTAATTTTGTTCCATATACAGGATTCACACTTAATGGTGGGGATGTTGTAACTAGTAATGTTGATAGTACTGTTTTATCTGGTACTAGTTCGGGGACACCACACGATTCAACTAACGGACCTATAATTACTGATGGTACAGTAGTAATTTCAACAACACAAGACCCGACAGGGGGTGGTGGAATCGTGGTAGTAAATGTTGTTACATTAACACAACCACAATTAGAACCTTTACTTAAACAAAAACAAGAATATTATAATAACTTAATTAGAGGTGGAGTAAAAGAAGTATTTGTATAATGTGTATATTATGTAAAAATAAAAAAACAGATATCCCTACAGTAAATTTAACTTCTGTAGAACAAACTAATGTTGATAGGTCTTTGGGTTTATCTAACATTTACAATATTAGTAATAGTTTAGCTTTTTTAGAAGAAACTTTTTTAAATCCTTTATATAATTTAAGTGGAACAACTAAACCTACATCAGGATTTACAACAATAAACTGTAGTGGTTTTACTACGGGTAGTTCTTATTCTACGTCAGCTTGTACTGCCGTTTATAACTTATCTGATGTTGATGAAATAGACTTAGTATTCCAAATTACGGGTAATACACAGTATAGTGCATACACTGGTAATTTTTGTTACCACACATTCCAATTAGCTAAATTACCCAAAAATCGTGATTACGTCACAAAAATAGATTCAACATATTCAAATTGTTTTGGTTATTCAACAATAACCGCTAATACAATTTATGAAACTATAAATAAATCATCATTACCTGTTATTGATGCTGAATATATCATAAAAGATTATAATATATTCCAAACACAAAATCTTGTAGATAATCTTAAGGTAAACACTTTTGATATGTCTACACAAACAAAAGAATCTTTATTTGATGATGGTTGGTATTTTGTAACAACAGTTAATCCTGATAAACCCACAATTGGTCAAATCAATACTTTTGATATATTACAAAACGCTACCTTAATTACAGAAACCCCTAATTTGTTAGAAGGTTACACATCCGTGTTTAAAATTGGTGGATATGCTTTAAATAATAAATTTATTGTATTTGTTAATGGTATTTTATTGACAGAAAATTTAGATTGGGTTTATTTAAGTAATTTGGGTAATGGTTATTTTGAAATCATTTCAGGTGAAATAGAACCAACAAAAGATGTAATCCAAGTTGTTTATTTAAACAATCCAGATGTAACTGTTGATAGTATTAATTTATATGAAAATTATTTGAATATAGATGCGGGAATTGTTAATACTATAACAACTGGTATTACATCAGGGGTGACAAGTTTAACAGTAAATTACAACCCTGTAAAAAACAGACAAGAAATATTATTAACAAAACTAAATAGAAGTGAGTCTAGTTTAATAATTGTAATTAACGGGGTTAAACTACAAGAAAATGTTGAGTACTTTCTTAGTTCTACGGACAACTCAAAATTAATAATAAACCCTTTAAATCAAATACAAATAAATGATGCTATATCTATTTTTTATTTTACAGATTTAGGTTCTAAGTATTTTGACTTAGGGTATTATAGAACATTAACACCAACTATTTTATGGGAAGCCCCACAATCATATTCTTCTATTAAGAGTGAGGATGGTAAATTCCTAATACAAGTAACTACTTTTGATGATACCCAATTTTTAAATTTAGTACAATCCAAATTATATGGATTTGATAGATTACAATCCGAATATTCTACAACATTAGACCAATTACCTACAAATGTAGGTGAAAAATTTTTACTTAGGATATGTTTTTTCAAAAATTACCATATATTATTTGATAATGTGGTAACAACTAGAAGTGTAAGTGATACAGTATCATTTAAAGTTAACATTGACTATGCTAAAAACAGTTATTAATAATGGAGAATAAGAGTATAAGAATAAGAACAACACCTGGTGTAGATAAAAATATTAGTTTTGAGTTAAAACAAGACTTTGATTTTATTGAAATCTTAAGTTTAAAAATAACACAACAAGATGTTTATGAATCTTTTTGTGCTGATTATGGTGTTGTAGTTGGACGTGTAATATCTAATGAAGGTTTTGGTGTCCCGAATGCTAAGGTTTCTATATTTATACCTGTTACTAGCGAAGACCAAAAAAATGATTTAATAAATACTTTATACCCTTATAAAACAGTAACTAGTGTTAATGGTGAGGGATATAGATATAATTTATTATTAGAACAGTCAACTTGTAGTCTTAATCAGGCCGTAGGAACTTTCCCAACAAAAGAAACGTTATTAAATAATGAAATTTATTTAGAAATATTTGATAAATATTATAGATATACAACAGTCACTAATGACGCAGGAGATTATATCATATTTGGGGTTCCACCTGGACAACAAACAATACACATGGATGTTGATATAAGTGACATAGGATTTTTAAGCCTTAGACCTTATGATTTAAAATCACAAGGATTCACTGATTCTTTATTTGATGGTAAAAATTTTAAAAAATCTACTAACCTAGATAGTTTGGCACAAATTAAAACACAAAATAAAGGTGTTGAAGTTGTTCCTTTTTGGGGTGATGAGGAAAGATGTAATTTTGGGATTACTAGAGTTGATTTTAATATTGGTAACGATTTAGTTGCTAACGCTATTTTTATGGGTTCAATCTTTACCGATTCTGATAAGAATTATTTAAAGAAAAGTTGTAGAATTAAAAGATTTATGGGAGACCAAACACAGTTAATTACCGCTTCAGGACAAGTAGATATTCTAAGATTAGAAGTTAATGATGATGGTGACCCCATAAACATATCAAGATTACCCTCGAAAGAAATTGATGAAAACGGTGTTTATGTATTTACATTACCATTGTATTATGATAAGGTAGTAACAGATGAATTCGGTAATTTAGTTAAATCACCAGACCAAACCAAAGGTGTACCCACTAAAGGTAAATATAGATTTAAATTAAAATTTAATGACAATTCAGCCACTTTTAAAGGTAGAAAAACTTTTAGAACAGCTAGTTTAATAACACCTAGTACAAATAGTTCTGTTAGATTTACTGACGACATTGATAGTTATGCAATGATTAATGTTAATACAGATTTTCATACTTTTGAATGGAAACAAGTTTATACTACAACACAATTTATAAGAAAGTTAAAGAAAAGGAAATCTGGTAGATTTGACTTTATTGGGTTAAAAAATTGTGGTGAATTTGTAATTACCCCAGTTTCGTTAAGTAATGAGGATGATGAGGATGATACACAATCTGAAGGTGGTAACAAAAACCTTGATGTCCCTTATAATGTTTTCATAAAAAGACCTTTTTCAGGCTTTTCTAAGAGAAAAAAAGTTAAAGCTTGTTTTTATGATGCATGGTTAAATGGTGGGTGTTACTTACCAAAATTTCAAGTAAGAACAAAAAATAATGGCGATTATGATTGTTGTGGTTTTGGTCATAACGCTAATGTTGACCGTTACTTTATGGTGGAAGGGGATATCCAATACACCATAAACACCACACAATACCCAAATGTACTAGCCACAAACCCGAATTCTTGGGCTAATGCTCAAGCAAATGGAACTGAAATGCCAGAAGGTACTAGATGTACATTCATTACACCAAAATCAATTCCAGGTGTATTAAATGGTGCTAACGACACAGAAGAATTTGTTTATTGTAAATGGGGTTCGGACACAAGAATTATGAATATTGGTTCTATGTTAATGTGTCAAGAAATATTGGATACGTTAAAAGATAGTTTATCTAATAATGTTGGTAGCGTTTTAAAACCTTTCTTTAAACCGACTGGTGCTAGATTTTGTATGACTACTAATGTTGAAAATGGAATTAGAACACAAAATCTAATACCATTTTTATCACCAACAACTTACCTAGACCCCAATGATTTTTTTCCTTATCAGAATAATGATATGAATAATTTACCCAATAATTTACCTGGTAAATGGGGTAAGAACCTTTCAATTTGGGCAACAGACGCTTTTTTAGATGCACAATACGCTGATAAAGAGTTAAAACAAAATCACGGAGGTTGTTGGTTAAAATATTACTGTAGGATAGACTTCCAGCCAATATACGGTTCGGATGGTAACCCAGTAGTCTCACATTGTAACAACACAAGTCCAGTTATAGCACCAACAAGTGGGGGTTATTTAGATTTAACACTTAATAGATTGTTTGGTTGTCCCTACAATTGGAACGCTGACCTTTATTACGCTTCTCGTTACGATTTGGTATATTTTTACTTTGGTATAACGGCTGGTAGTACGGCATTGGATAAATTAAAAAAAGATTTTTTTGAATAAAATAATAATTTAAATATTTATAAAAAAACATAAGAAGTGAGTTATATAGATAAAAATTCAAATATTGTAGTAAGTGCAAGACTTACAGATAAAGGTAGAAATTTATTGGCTAACGGAGCGTTAACTTTTAACACCTTTAAATTAGGTGATTCAGAGATTGATTACACAACTTTGGGGCCAACATATGATATTACGTTAGAGAATATCTTAAGAGCCAAAGCCAATCAACCTGAGATGAAGACGGTTTTGTTACCAACATTAACAAGTTTACCTAACCAAGCGGCTTTAGGTCTAACACAAGTTACGGCATTAGAGTTGGTTACAATAACACAAGCACCTGAATTGGGTTTCTTTGAAATAACATCAGGTGGAACAGAATATAGTGCTTATACAACCACTAATTATGTTTTACAGACTGATACGATTGTTCCTTTAAGTGGTTTAACAGGTTCAACAACCGTAATACCTGTCTTACAATCAGCAACTTATGGAACTAACACATATGAACCATCTATTGGTGATTTTATGTTAGTTAAAATGAGTAATGATGAATTGAGTGTTACACAAAGAGATGCTGTTATCGACCAAAATATACCTGTACCTTACTTATGGTATAGGGTACAAAATAAAACTGGTTTATTATCAGCAAATACTTTAAACGTAACTTTAGATAGAAATTTTGCTTACTTCCCTGGTTATACAGGAACCAATTATTGTTGGTCAGCATTTTACCCAACAGGAAATACTTTTAGTACTGACGGAATATATTCAGCAGGAACAGTATGGAACCAAAACAATGTATGGTCATATCCTATGGCAGGTATTGATGATGGTATTGGTACTTTTGAGAATTTTAATCTATACGGAAGTGAAAGTTATGTTGGTTCAAAAGAATATTTTGGATATACTTCTGAAATAACTAGTAATTGTGAAGATGAAAGGTCAATTGCTTTAGTTCACTACACTAACGTACAGACTTGTAACAACCAATCTGAAAGTGTTTACGGACAAAGACTTTATATCGATACAACAGTACCAGCATCACCGATACTTAATATGCCTACATTGATGTGGCATGGTAGAGTATTCTCAGGTTCGGGTACAGCAGATATGATTGGTGAGACATTCTCAGGTACTGGTGTTGAAAAATACGTAACCTTTAGTGGTGTTTCTACTGAGGTTAGATATTATGATTTAGTTGATAGTAGTGGTATTAATTATGTTGGTAGGATTTTTCCTGACCAACAAGTTATGACAATAGACGACCAAGAATTAGTGGCAGCAATGTCATATAAATCTAATAGGAATTGGACTTTACCAACTTTAGGATATGGTTTAGTTACGGCTACAGATGGTTTAATTGGCCAAACACAAGATTTATATGTATCATACATGTTGGCTAGTAGTTCTGGTTATACAACAGGTTTACACGCACAAAATTATACATGTGTTGTTTTAACTGAACAAGAATGTCCTGATAACGCTAAAAAAGACGTACAAATCACATTCCCGACTTCGGGACTACCGTACATGACGGTTAGTGGTGGAACTGGATTTGAAGCTGATAAATTATATTTAATCGCACAAAGAGTTTCTTCAGGTGAAAAACCTGTTTCTGATGGTTGGGTAATTATGGATTACACAAACCAAATTAATGGCCAAGTAGTTGGTGATACTATTAACCCGTTAAATTTAGAAAACACAACATTTACAATTAATAAAAATATGTATTTGTCAGCATCTACACAATATATTGTGAACAACTATTTGACAGTACCAACAACAATACAACAAAATTTACTACAATTTGGTGACGAAAATTTCTTCTTCGGTAATGTTAGTTCCGCAGGTACAACAAGAAAATGGAGAACTAAATTTAATATTGTTGTACCACCTACCTTATTTAACTCAACAACAAACCCAACGTGGTTTAATAGTGGCCAAAATGTCCACATTTCTGAAGTTGGTATTTATAGTACAGGTGGTGAATTAGTTGCTATTGGTAAACTAAACCTACCGATAGAAAAAAATAACACAACAACGGTTATAATTGAAATAGCTTTTGATTTATAATGGGATTTTTAGATAACAATATTGATGAAGTAAAATTAATCTTAACTCCATATGGTAAAACAAAGTTTTTAACTAATGGGTTCAAAGATACGTTTAGATACTTTAGTTTTTCGGATGATACAGTAATATATCATTTATGTGTTGAACCACAAGGTATTCTAGAAATAACGGGTAGTCATAAAAGTTCTACAACTAAAAGTGAACCAAGATATAAAGTAAAAATAAAAGAATAATGGCAAATAATGTAAGTTTAAAATTAACCAATTACGGATTACGTAGAGTAATGACTAATGGTGCTGAACAGAGTTTTAAGTATTTTAGCTTATCTGATATGAATGAACTTTATTACGTCACTACGGACCCAAATCTGGAAGACATAATGAATATAACAGGTTCTAAAAATTTATTTACAGCAAGAAAATCATGTACTGACGCTATCCCAACGGAAGCACAAGTCACACCACCACCAATGCAAGAAATGGTAAAGACTGCACAGAGATGGGTTGTTAATTTTTACAAACAAGACTGTGGTGTTAATGATTACACTAGTAGTAATCTAACAATGACAATAAACTTACACGAATACTTTGCTTGGTTAACGGATGTAACAACTTATTCAGCTTATACAGAAAATCTAGAAACAAGTTTAAAATTATTCCAAGGGATTTATTTAGTAAAACAAGAACAAGACTTTGTGACTAATGCTTGGTCTAATTTAGATACAACAAATAACTTTGTTACTTCATATGAATTCTTTGGTGATGAGGATAAAAAGAACTACGTAAACTTTAATAGTAAGTATATAAGTTTTGATAACGGTGTTAGAACCCAATCAGATAAATCTTTTGATAGATTCTATACTGGATTACTATTTGGTTTTGGTGCTAATATAGAAGGTAATAATTACTTAGAAGGTCATAACTCATTTTTAACATTTAACGCCCCACAATTTGGGTACGTTGTTAATGGTTTAACAAACTTTATTCCATTTAACAAAATGGGTACAGCTTCTAGTTATAAGGAAATTAGACCGGCAGTATTACTTGGAAGTAATGGTTCTAAAGATGTTTATTATTTAAAAGAACCTAGAACATATAATTCAGTTGATTTAAATGGTTTTATGGCTCAAGCCATTTGGGGGTACCAAAATTCAGATGAACAATCTTTAATTATCGGTATGATTGAAAAAGCTAAAAATCATGTTGAGTTTTATTTTAAAGAAACTTCATTTGATAAATGGGAGATGCCAATTAATCTTAGACTAAGACTTAACGATACTGGAGACCTACCGATTATAGGTGGTAATGTAAGTTTAAACTTCGTTTATGAACCTAATGCAACAATATTAGGATATAACAATATATTAATAGTTAACTAATGGTAAAGATATATTACAATACTTTAAGTGATTATAATAATCAGAATAAATTTAATGACTTAGTTGAAGGAAACAATAATGCTGAATACAACGCTTTCCTTTCGTCAAGTTCTGTCGACCTTTACTATAAAGTTAATGATAGGTTACAAACAATTAATTTAGGAGCAGCAGATGTGATACCTTTAGGTCTTAATGGAATGAGGTTATTACCCGTTTCATTCACTGTTCAAAAAGTTAATAATAGTGGTATAGCTATTTCATACGATAGTACCACAAACACTCAAACAATAACAACAATTTAAATAAAAAATTAATGAGTTCATTAGTACCTGTAGAAAATGTTAACATAAAAACAACCGAAGAGGAAAGTTCATATTTTTATGCAATCCCTGGTAATGAAATAGAATGGACATACGTACCATCTTCTTCAAATTCAGGATTTACAACTAATGTGTGGTCACATTTCTACGCTAATCTTGGTTTATACACAGATGAAATAGCTGATAACTATAATATATCTTTTAATAATGGTGGTTATTTAGGTACCTCATTAGAAAAACTTTATGAAGCTTATAATAGTACTGGTATTATTGTTGGTTTAATTAATAACGAAACATATAGACAAGCTTTAATTGGTAGAGATGGGGCACTTGTAATACCGACATCCTTTACGGGAAGTACTTTATCAGGTATAACCGCTTTAACTAATTATTTTACTTTTTATAATACACCTGAAATCTTAACTAGAAACACAGCTGGTGTTTGTGCTAAAACTGTTGGTGATACTAGAAAATTTGAGTCACTAAAAGAGGCTGTTATTGATACAGGTATGGGCCAAGAAACTGGTAGGGGTAATAACGGACCTACTTATGAAAGTGGAATTGTATTTTTATTTAATGATTATACAAGTTTAACTACAGGGTCTACTTCAGGATTCAGTCAGGCACATAAAGTCACAAATCCTTACGCAAACGGTAAATTAACTGCTAGATTTAATGGTAGTGGTTATCATTTAGCGGCTGGTATGGTAGATTGTATTAGTGGTATAGTTACTCTTTGGGACCCAACGATTGTTCAAGGATTTAATTTTGCTTTAGCAACAGGAGGTACGGGAACAACAAGAGCAACATTCGCACCAAATATTTCTTACACAGTTGTTACAGACTATGATAGTAGTGTATCAGCAGATGTTAGAATTAATGCTTCACCAGATATTTTAAAATTCACAACTAACCCATCTAGAAAACAAGCTATTGCTAATGGTGAGACTAATTGTGAGGAAGTGGTTAAAGTAACACAAGTGTGTCTATATGATACAGCTGGACAAGTTACCGCTATTGGAACACCAACAAGTATTATTGAGAAAACTGACAACTATGTTGTATTGAATCTTAGTGTTAAATTGGATGGTGGAATTGGAACTGTATGGGGTACATCAGTAAATACTTCTGTATACCCATCATAATATAAATAAAAAATGTTTTAAATGTCAAGAATACTCGGACTAGATGTGTCAACAAAAACCATTGGTATGGCTTTATTTGAAGCTGACGGAAAATTGTTAGAATTAACGCACATCACACCAAAAATTAAACCTCAACCTGAAACAAAACTAGAAGAATTGTTTAAAAAGGTTGATGCTTTTGAAAGATTAATAACTCGTTATATTGAGTTTGATATTGAGAAAGTTATAATTGAAGAACCTTTATTGAATAGTAATAACGTATATACTGTTGCCACATTACTTAAGTTTAATGGGATGATATCTAAGGTAGTATCAGAGGTATTAAATGTCATACCAGACTTTGTATCATCAAACGACGCTAGAAGGTACTCCTTCCCTGAATTGGTTCAATTAAGAACACATAATAAGAAAGGTGAACCATACAAACAAAAAGATATTGATAGGGCTACACCTGTTTTATTTGGTGCTTTCTCTTGGGAGGTTGATAAAAAACAAATTATTTGGGAAAAAATAGCTGATTTGGAACCACAAATTGTTTGGGAGTATGATAGAAACCAAAAACTTAAAAAAGAAAATTTTGATATGACGGATAGTTACGCCGCTGTCAGAGGGTTTATGTGTAAAGAAAACCATTGGGATTGTACCAAAAAATAACCCACATTATATAAAAAATTATTAAATATCGGCCAATTTTGACCGATATTTTTGTTTTATTGAAAAAATATACTATATTTGTATTATGACTGAAAATAAAAAACTAGCATTAGAATGTTTATGGGAAGAGGCTAAGATGTATTCTAAATTATATTATGAAACAAAAGATGAATATAAAAAACATAAATACGTTTCACACTTTAGAAGTCCAATCTATGACGAAACAAACACAACATTCTTTCAAAAAGAATTTATTTCTTTAAGAGCCTTTAACAAAGAAGGTAGAGTTACAGAGGAACACTGTAATGGTAGAACTAACTGTTCTAAAAAATTATTAGAAAAAATACATTCAGAAGAAATCGTAACTTTTGATGAGTTCATTAATTTCCTAAAAGACTATTGTTATACAATAAAAATATTGTCAGAGGAAAATGTTTCTGTATCAACGTACCTTAAAAAACATAAAGAAAAAAACTTTATAGAGGCTTATAGTGACTTGGGTATTATAATTTGTGACCAAGAAGGTACAGTAATCGAAGAACTTAACTTACCTATTATTTAATATGGTTGAAAACTCACTCATTTACGGTATAATTTTGGATGTCTTAGGGAAACCTAAAAAGACAAATGTTTCTAAACAACAATATAGTTTTGATTGTCCTGTTTGTTCTGCCGAAAAAGGTGAATATGAAGGTGATGGTAAAGGTAATTTAGAGGTTAACTTATCTGAGGGTGTTTATAATTGTTGGGCTTGTGGTGAGGTTAATGGAACCAAGGGTAGTCTTAAAAAATTATTCAGAAGTTTTGCTAACAAACAACAAGTTAAAAAACTAAAAATGATTGGTTACACTTTAGATGATTTTAAATCTAAAGTAAAAGATGCCAACGTTATCGAAGACTTAACCTTACCAAAAGGATTTATTAGTTTTGAAGAAGGTAACCCTAAATCACTGTTATATAAACAAGCTTGGAATTATCTTACTAAAGAAAGAAAAATTAAAAAAGAAATAATCCAAAGATATAAAATGGGTTATGTTAGTGGGGGACAGTACGACTCTAGGGTTGTAATTCCTTCTTATGATATTAATAATGAATTAAATTATTGGGTAACAAGAACTTATGTTAATGCAAAACCAAAGTACTTAAATCCTGATTCGGATAAAGAAATTTTAATATTTAACGAATGTTGTGTAGATTGGGATTCAGATGTTTATTTGGTTGAAGGACCTTTTGACCATATTGTAGTTCATAACTCAATCCCACTATTGGGTAAAAAAATTTCTGATAAACTAATGCATTCTTTATTCCATAAAACAAACGGTAATGTAATAATTCTCTTAGATGATGATGCATGGGAAGACGCTAAAAAACATTATGCAAAGTTGAATGTTGGAAAATTATTTGGTAGAATTAGAATTGTTAAAATGAAAGAAGGTTATGATATAGCCAAAATTCATGAAGACTTTGGTAGAGAAGGTGTGATTGAATGTATGAAAAGTGGTATTATTCTTAAAGAAAGTGAATTGTGATGGGATTTAATAAAAGAATTATTAAGAAAGAAATTTTATTAGAAAGATTTAGACTTGAGGGTTATCAAGGAATTATAAATTATATAGGTAATGCTGATGCATTACTTGGTTTAACTGATGAAATAAGGGAGATATTGGATATCACTTACTGTGATAATTGCCCAACTAAAAAGAATGTTGAGATTAATAAAGTAATAAATGGCAAATAAATGGGAAACACAAGTTTGGTTAGAACCGATAGAACATAAATATTATCATAAGGAAACTAACGAAGTTTTTAAATCAGTAACAACAATTTTATCATTATTGGAACCTCATTTCGATAGTGACTCAGTGGCTTACGCAATATCCCAACAGTCGGATGATGTAAAAAAACCTGAGTATGTTGGTATGACCAAGGGTGAGATATTAGTAGAATGGGAACGTATTAATCGTGAGGCAAATGAATATGGTACTGAAGTCCATGAAATATTGGAGAGGTACCTATTGGCTGATAGGATATACATACCTAAAAACGATTATGAAAGAGAGGTAATAAGTAAATTCCAAGAAGTAGATGATATGTCTGGTACAGTTTACCCAGAAGCAGTTTTATTTAGTGAAAAATATAAAATTTGTGGAACAGCGGATATTGTAGAGGATTGTGGTGATTATTTTAATATATTGGACTTTAAAACAAATAAAGAACTAAATTACATATCAAAATACAATCAATGGTTAAATAAACCAGTATCACATTTATCAGATTGTCAATACAACGTATACGCTCTACAACTATCTATATATGCATACATGATACAAATGCAAACAAGAAAAAAAGTTGGTAAACTACAGATATTTTATTTAAACCCACAAAAAGATTATACCTTTGAAAAAATTAATATGCCCTATTTGGGTAGGGATGCCAAAGCAATTTTGGACTATTGGTTAGAAAAAAATAAAAAATAAAGTCTTTAGTGTTTAATATTTTTTGTCTATTATTTATTAAATAAACAGATATATGAGTGATAAAATAGAATTCGAACCTAAATTAACTTTAGAGGAGACAATTGGAATAAAAGATAGATTTATAAATTTTTACCGAGACCTTGAGTCAATCCAAGACTATTTTTTGGCTAGAAAAAAAGAAAAAATTGTGGATATTAACCACGATAAATACACTAAAAACATGTTTGATGATTATAGTGTTGAGCCAAAAAACATGGAATTTGAAATCGAGGTGATTGAGGGTAATTTATTTAATCCTTCTACACAGATTATCACTTCACTACCTTTAGAATCACAAATCGGTAGACAAATCATGATGGGTATTAGAGAAAAAACCACTAACAAATATGTTGGGTTTATTCGTGTGGCTTCACCTGTTTTATCTATTAAACCTAGAAATGATTTCTTTGGTGAAACAATTAGAGCTACAGCTGTTAATAGACATATGATTAATGGGGCCATTATTGTTCCTGTACAACCTTTTGGGTATAACTACTTAGGTGGTAAACTATTAGCTTTAATTTCATGTTCACACGAAATTAAAAATATGTTAAAAGAAAAGTATGGTGATAAAATCGATACTTGTTTTTTTGAAACAACCTCCCTTTATGGTGACATCAAAGGTATGAGTCAATACGATGGTTTAAAACCATATATCCGTTACCAAGACATGACAGAATCAGATTTGTTTTTATTCCCAACAGAAGAAGTTTATGGGCCGATTAGAGCTAAAATGAGAGAGTTATACGGTAACCCTGAATGGGGTGGAAATACTGTAGACCCTGTACCATCAGGACCAAAGATGAGAGAGTTTAATAAGGCAATATCAGTCCTTAAAAATCACCTTAAACATTATGATATCGATGCTTATAATGAGTTTCATTCTTTCACCAAAACACATATGAAAGCCAAAACCAAAAAGAGATATTATTATTCAAACTTTGGATACGACAATGTTATTGAACATGTTAATTCTGGTGGTGAAATTCCTTTAATTGAAGGACAAAATTTCCATAAACACAAACTTTCTCATATGATTGAGTGGTGGAAAGGGAAAGCACAAAAAAGATACGAGAAACTTGTTGAGGAAAATAAACTAAGACACGAAATGGAAATCTACACTCTTGAAAGAATAGAGAATAACGATATAGACATGGTGAGATAAATGTACGTCGAAGTAAGTGGTAGACAAACAGGTAAATCAACTAGGATGGTTGAGGACATAGTTCTTTTTTTAGAAGAAAATGGTGGAAAAACAGCTTTAGTGGTTTCACCAACAGGGGCTAGTAGAAAACTAATAAAAGAAAAGATATTTCAAAAATGTGGTTACTGTATAAACAGAGTAATTACATCACATAAGATGTTACCACCCATGAATACCATGAAACAATATGTAGATGAGTTTTTTTATGTAAAAGAAAAAGATTTATTTATTGACGGAAGTGCTTATTATGCTGGTACACCTAAATTAGAAGGTTTCACTGGAAAATACCAAGATATAATAGACCTATTTAACCAAAAAATGGGTAAAATGGTACAATTAAAACCAATAAAAAAACATGGATTTGGAGGAAGTGATTGAAAAGTGGGGTAACTTAGGTTTTTTAGATGGGTTAACCGAAGAGTTTAAAGGTAATACAGCTATAACCTATGAAAAGGCTGCCACTATATTAATTAGTGATGGTCCTTTATTTGGTAGTGGTGATTTTTTAATAACTACTATATTCCCTATAATATATAGAATTTGTAAAACAGGTTTAATTATTAAAAATGTCCCAAATTTAATACAAAAATTTGACCAGTTTATAACTGATAATAGAGAGGTTATTAGTGATTTACATGGAACAAATTTTGATGCTGAGGCTGAGTTATGTAGTTTTTTTGCTGAAGACTATTGTGAATGGATTAAAGACAATCCTGAAATGGACCCAATAAAATATATACCAAAACATAAATTATAATGAATTTATCATACACCACATTCAAAAATTGGTTTTTAGATAATTACGGACATTTAGGATTTGATTTATCACCACTTTACCAAGACACACAAGATTTAAAATTTTATTTTGGTGTTTTATATAATAACAATAAAACACAGATGGTTAGGATAAGTTTGGAAAGAGTTTTAGATTTTACTGTTGGTGATAAGGAACTTAGAAAATTAATATTTGACACATTATTAACAACTTATGGTTATAGATTAGATGGTGATTTTATACCAATAAAAAAAATTAAACAATTTGAATTGTAATGGATGAAATTTCACAATGGTTTGAAAATGAGTTTGGTCATTTGGGGTTCACGGTTACACCTATAATGTATAACCCAGATAACTTTTCTCCCGTTAGGGGAGTTTTATTTAGGCATCCACGAGTAAGTAGTAATTATACTTTTAAAACTAATATACAAATTTCAGTTCAACTCACAGATGACGTATATCATTCTAATTTTAATGTTGAAACTGAATATAAAGAATTACTTACAGAGGCAGTAATTCAATTTTTAAATATACACGGATTATCAATAGAGGATTTAAAAGACTTTAAACCTATAAAAAAAATTAATAAATTTAAATTATGATAAAAATAATCTATCACTGTGCTGATTTACACATCAGACTTTATAAAAGACACGATGAATACCGTGAACAATTTCAAAAGTTCTTTGATTCAGTTAAAGAACATATGGAAGAAAACAACCTTAACAGAGAAGAGGTTAGGATTGTTATTGCTGGTGATGTGGTACACTCTAAGAATCAGTTAACACCTGAACTAGTAGATTTAACAACATGGTTCTTTAAAAATTGTTGTGACATTTGTGATACCATAGTTATTTTGGGTAACCACGATTTCTTAGCCAATAACTTAGATAGAATGGATGCGTTAACACCCATTATTGATACAATGAATGATGATAGACTTAAGTTTTTAAAACACACAGGATGTTTTGAGGATGAGAATATTGTTTGGTGTTTATATGGTCATATCGAAGGTTCACAGAGACCTGAAATAGAAAAGGCCAAAGAGGACTTTGGTGATAAGACATACGTTGGTTTATATCATGACCCTTTAATTGGTTTAAAGACAAATGTTGGGTTTGAATTTGAGGACGGACAAGACATTTCTATTTTTGATGGTTGTGATTTTGTTTGTTGTGGTGATATTCACTTATACCAAGTGATGAATTATCATGGAACTACTATCGTACAACCCTCATCAATGATACAACAAGATTTTGGTGAGTCTGTAGATAAACACGGGTTTGTTATATGGAATGTAGAAACTAAAAAACATAAACATATTAACTTAGAATCCGATTATGGGTTTTATACTTTTAAAATAAGCTCAATAGAGGATATTGAAAATGAAATAGAAAGGTTAGTATGATAAAACCTAAAAAATATATAAAAAAATACCATTTTGGTGATTTTGATTATGAAAAGGAGTTAAATAGACTTTTAAATGAATTATCTGGACAGATTCAAAGTAGTAATAGAGGGGGACCTGCCAATTGGATTGTTTGTTCACCACAAGTAGCTGATTCAATAAACTCAATGATTATGGAATCCCAAATAGGTGATTGGAGGATAGAAGATAACAGTTTTATACAAGATATACAATTAAGACCTAGAAGAGTACCTCAGTATCTTAACTTGGATATTAGTATCACTAACACAGATAATAATTATTTTTTATAAATAAAATGGCAAATTTTTCAGGATTAACAACACAAAGAGAAGAAATTATTAAAAAGTGGATGGACTCTGGGTTGTTAGATTGTTTAGACACTAATAATGAAACAAAAATAAATATAGCCTCATTACTTGAGGGTCAGACATCACAGTTAATTAATGAAGTGGATGAAGTACCTAGCACTGGTGGTTTTGATACTATAGTGTTCCCAATAGTAAGAAGGATTTATCCTAGAACATTATTTCAAGACTTACAGTCACATTACGTGGAATTTAAAAAAGATGGTTTAACACCATATAATTACGTTAAAAAACATAAATTATGACAATAGGGGATAAAGTAAAATATGAGAATTCTTTTTCAGATACTATGATAGGTACTATAGTTAGTAAAGAACAACCTACTTGTAAATGTAAAGGAATGGGTAAATGGGTTATTGACTTTAGTGGTGAAATTAAAAAAATAAAAATAAGTGATGAAAGATTAAGTCTATATAATATAGAACCAACTATGACTAATTTAAATTTTAATTTTGGAAAATAATAAAAAATATCCTGATAATATTGTCTTTAATGAAAAGACAGATAAATTTGATGCTAACCTAAAGCATTACCCAACAACGGTGGGTGCTCAAAAGTTTGAAATTTTACAGATAGATAAATCAGATGCAATAAAGGCTGATAAATATTTTAATAAAAAATTAGAAGAATTAAAGGAAGAGTATGATAAGTTGCTGAATGAGTATGAGTCAACCAAGTTATTATACAACACCAAATATTCATTTCAACCTATATTAGGTGAGATTTATTATATCTATAAGAATAATAATGATGAAAACTTTTTAAGTATCATAAAACCTAATGAATGGAATAAACCATGTTATGGTAGTTATAAACTAAATACTAATGGAACATGGGAAGAGATAGAGTATTAATAATAATATGAATAGAAATTTAACCCTACAAGAAAAAATAGTAAAATTAACCACAAATAGTTTTCATAACATAGATAATAACATAAGACAAGGTGAACAAATTACTCGTGAAAACTATGAAACTTTAAGAGAACAAATAATTGGTCTTTTGGAATATCTTGAAAATGAAAAGGTATATGTTTTAGATTTACCAGGTAATATAATACCACACCCTGAAGCTAGAAGAAGGATGGTAGACCCTGAGTTAGCTAACACACCAACAACAAAAACTTTAGTAGTTGGTACTCAAAATTTTAATACTTTTTATGATTTAGTTATAAAAATAATGGAAGATTTAAGTAGTAATAAAGAAGTTTTTATATACACAATAGACACCGTTAGGATATTCAACCCGATAAATTTTGAACCTGATTATAGATACATAGTTAGATATAGTACTATCGATATGGATTATTGGTATAACCCACAATACGTAGAACAAATAAATAACCCTATACAACCTGAACAATATTTTGAAAGGTATTCAAATACAAGAACAGATGAAAAATCTAATAAACCAAAATCTATTGGTGATAGTAAATTGATACACAAATTTTAATGGAACTACCTAAAGATTTAAAAGATGAAATATGGGAATACTGTAGATTAAACGATATAACCGATTTGAATGCTTTTATGGTTAGGATGTTAAAACAAGGTTACAATATTGAAAAATATGGTGCCACCCCTTTTAAAATGGGGCAAAAAGAACCTGAAATTATTGAAAAAGAAATCATCAGGGAAGTGATTGTAGAAAAAGAGGTGATTAAAGAGGTTATTGTCGAAAAAGAGAAGATTGTTGAGGTAATTAAAGAAGTCCCTGTTGAGGTTATAAAAGAAATAATCGTAGAAAAAATTGGTGGTATTACTGAAAATAGAGTGGAAGTACCTGTTGAAGTAATAAAAGAAGTTATTAAAGAGGTTATAGTAGAAAAAATTGTTGAGGTGCCAATTAAAAACGATAAACAATTTAAAGAATTAGAACAACAAGTTGAAAACCTTAAAATAGAGTTAGAGTTGGAAAAAAATAGAAACTATAAACCAACTAAAACAGAAAAACCAAAAGAAGAAAATTCAAAAACACCAACTAGCAACGTTATTAGTTGGATATCCAAATCTGAAAGGGATACTGATTTATATGGAGAGTAAACAAGTCTTTATTTAATCAAAAATTTAAAGTATATTTTTATAAATTAAAGAAATATGGAAAACTTGGTAAAAGAAGTTAAAACTGTTGTGCCTGAAAAGGCTAAAATCAGAGTTATATGGGATGATAGTCCAGAAAATTACACCCAGGAACGTGCAAAAAGAATTGCTAAATACTTTACTGAGAAATATAACAACCCTAATGTACAGGTTATTTTTAAACCTAAAAAAGTACTCACTGAAAATGGTGAAGTAGAAATGACCGTTGCTGATAATGTAATGGATACTAATTATCAAAGAAAGTTATTTAAACAATGGATTACTGATAATAAAGTAGATGTTGATTGGGATAGACTCTTACGTTTAGATGATAAAGTAAACGAAAAATTATCACAAGAAAGAGAAACAGATTATAGATATCGTAATTGGTATATAAAGGAGTTAGAGTGGTCTAATTTCCTTTCTTATGGTGATGGTAATAAAATCTCTTTTAAAGAGTTAGAGGGTATTACAGTGATTACTTCAGACCCGTTAAATATGGGTGGTAAAACAACTCTTGCTTTAGATTTACTTTTATTCCTTTTCTTTAATACCACCACAAAAGGTAGTACCGCAATTAAAATGTTTAATCTTTTTAGAGAAGATAAAAATGAAGTAGTTGTTAAGGGTAAAGTTGCTATTGATGGTGTAGATTATATCATCGAGAGAACTGTTGTACGTAAAGCTAAAAGGACTGGTGATGAGTATACCACTAGAACAGACTTATCTTTCTATAGAACCTTACCTGATGGTAGTATTGAAAACTTAGAAGGTGAACAAAGAAGAGAAACAGAAGAATTTATAAAAAAATCGGTTGGTTCAGTGAATGATTTTTTATTAACAATTATTGCTGATGCCGACAATCTTGAGGACATCATTCACACCAAACCGACTGAAAAAGGGCGAATCCTATCTAGATTTATTGGATTAGAAGTTATTGAAGACAAAGAAACTATTGTCAAAGAAATGAAATCTAATTGGTCAAAAGGATTAAAATCAGACCAATACAATATTACAGACTTAAATTCTGAGATTGGTGAACTAAAAAGTTTAATTTCTGAAAATGAAAACTCGATTAAAGAAAATGAATTAGAAATTAAATCCCTAGAACTTAATATTGAGTCTTCCACAGTCAAAAAAGAAAATTTAATTGGTAAAAAAATAGAGATAGATTCTGATGTTATTAATTTAAGACCCGAAGATATTGATAATGAAATTGATAGAATCGAATTGTACGGTAAGAAGAAAAAGAGTGAGTATGAGGATACTAAAAAATCTTTTGATTCTATGACAGAACCAGTTTATGATGAAGATTTACATGAGGAATATGTAAAACAAGAACGAGGATTTAGTTTAGAAGTAGAGAGAGCTAAATCTAAAATAAAGGAAACTCAAAAAACAATTAAAAATTTAGAAGAGGGTGAGTTCTGTTCTTTATGTAAACAACCTTTAGCTGATGTAGACCATTCAGATGAAATTGAGGAAAATAAAGTATTATTAGATACTTTGGGTAGTGATTTATTGTCTTTATCCGAAAAATTAGTTGAGATTACAAATCTAGTTAAAGAACAAGATAACATTAAATCTTCTGTTTGGGAATACGATAGAACTTCTTTAACGGTTTCTAAACTAGAATTGGATTTAGAAAAATTAAGATTAGAAAGAAAAGAAAAATTAGACCTTAAAAAACGTTATGAAGATAATCTAGACAATATCCAAAAAAATAAAGATTTGGAGAGTCAGATAATAGGTTATAATTCTAAAATAAGTGGATTAGAATTGGAAAAAACTAATAAAATTAAATTAGGTGAAAGATTATCTAATGAAATTGAAACTTATAAAACAAAGATAAATAAGAACGAGGAATACATTAAAACTATTAAAGCAGAAGAAGAAATTAAAATAATTTTTGATGTTTATGCTAGAATGGTTGGTAAAAATGGTATCCTTAAAATAATAATGAGAAGTGTTATGCCTTTAATTAACTCAGAATTGGATAGATTACTAGTAGATACGGCATCATTTAAATTAGAAGTGGATATTAACGATAAGAAAGAAGTTGAATTTTTAATAGTAAAAGAAAACGAAAAAGGTGAGGCTATCAAATACCCTATTAATGAAGGTAGTGGATTTGAAAAAACAGTGTCATCATTAGCTTTACGTTGTGTAATGTCAAAAGTCAGTTGTCTACCAAAACCTAACATAATTGTTTTTGATGAGGTTTTTGGAAAGGTTGCTAACACTAATTTAGAGTTAGTTGGAAACTTCTTTCAGAAATGTTCAGAAATGTTCCCTAACATTTTTATTATAACACATAATGAAATTGTTAAAGATTGGGCGACTAAAATAATAACAATTAAAAAGAAAAATAACATATCATCATTAATGGTACAATAATTTTTTAGTATCTTTGTTGGTATATATTTATAAATAAAAGAAGTTATGGATGCAAGATATATGATTGTTATCCTAGGTTCCTATAAAGGAATTGAGGAAGATTTAAACAACATAGCTAACGGTGAGGATGGTGTTAATTATGTCGATGGTAACGGTATATTTATGGGTACTTTTTATAGTGTTTATAATACTATAGAGATATACGAAAACTTAGTTCATATACCAGCTTTTTTATTGTTTGAGATATCTGACCCCTCACATAGTGCTATAAGTCTACCAACGAAATATCTAAAGGGTTTGTTTCCTGAGATTGAAAAAACGTTAAACGAACTTACAGGTGAACCTAAAGTCAAAACTAGAAGAAAAGGTAAGAAAAAGGTTGAGGTTGAGGAATACAATAATGTTGATGATATTTTGGATAAACTTAGTAGAAACAACTATGATAGAGGCTGTTTGACAGAGAGTGAAATTGAAATTTTAGAAAAAAGTTCTTAATTTTTTGATTTTTAAAAAAGTATTCATTATATTTGTAAAAAAATTATGAATATGGAAAGTAAGGAATTAAAAAATGAAATGAATAAATTACGTCAAGTAAAAGACGTAGTTTTCAAAAATGAGGTTAACAATAATTGTGTTTCTACTCTCAGTGAGATTGAAAAATTAATCAAAAAATACCCTAACGATTACGACTTGGGTCAAAATTTAAGAAAATTTTATTTGGAATCGATTAAATAATTATTATCTTTGTATTTAATGGATAGGGAAAAATACACTAAGATATTAAAAACGGGTGAACGGGTAGATTGGCACGGCGCTAATGTGCCCAATGAACTAATAACTAGTTCAGTTAGACTTTGGTCTGACGCGTTATCACATGAAATAGACAAAATTGAGAGTGAGTTAGACGACTTAAAAGGTGTTTCTTTAGATAAACGTAAAGCTTATTTACAATCATTAAAAAACAATTTAAAAGATTGTCCTTATACTTTGAATGGTGATTTCTACCTCATCAAAAAAAGAGCTATTGAGAAAGAAATGGCTGAAGATAAAAAAGTAGAGAAACCTAAAAAAACAAAAGAAAAGGTAGTTAAAGAGACAACCAAAAAAGAAATAGTTAGTTCTAGAACTAAAAACAGTGATTTAATATTCGGTAAAAAAACAAAATAAATATATGGTATCATACAAACGTTACATTGACACAACAGAGGACTCTATTTCTAACTATTTAAAAGAGGTTAGAAAGATTGATTTGGTAACACCCGAAGAAGAGTTGGAGTTAGCTAAAAAAATTGCTGAGGGGGACAAAAGGGCATTAGATAAATTGGTTAAAGCTAATCTTAGATTTGTTATCTCAATAGCTAAAGAATATCAAGGACAAGGGATTCCTTTGGTAGATTTGATTTCTGAAGGTAACTACGGATTGATAAAAGCTGCAGGTAAATTTGACCATACAAGAGGTTTTAGGTTTATTTCTTATGCTGTTTGGTGGGTTAAGCAATCGATTCTACAATCTTTGTGTGAAAATTCAAGAACAGTAAGACTTCCTGTTAATATCACAAACCAGTTATCAAAAATTAAAAAAGAGATTGCTGTCTTCGAACAAGAAAATCAAAGAATGCCAATCAACGGTGAGATGGATTTATCTGTACTAAATCACCCTACATGTACTTCATTGAATGATAAAATAAATGAAGAAGGTGATGAGATTATGGACTTAATTCCTGATTTAACATTTGCTAGACCTGACGAGGACACTATGTCTGATGAAATCTTAAAAAACGAATTGGAAAAAACTTTATCAATTTTAAGTGATAGAGAAAGAAAAATTGTTGACATGTATTTTGGTGTTGATGGTGGTGCTTTAACTCTTGAACAAATTGGTGATGAGTTTGGTCTTACAAAAGAACGTATTCGTCAGATTAAAGAAAAGGCTTTAAGAAAGTTGAAGAATAATAGTGAAAATCTTTTTGAATTTGTACAAAAGTAATGAAAATAGTTGTTTTTACAGGGGCAGGAGTTTCTAAGGAATCAGGTATTGATACATTCAGAGATGCTGGTGGTACATGGGAAAATGAAGATGTTGAAGCTGTTGCCACACCTGAAGGTTGGAGAAAAGACAGAGAAAGAGTATTGGATTTTTACAACAAAAGAAGGCAACAGTTACTTGGTGTCGAACCCAATGAGGCACATAAACTTATTGCTGAATTAGAAAAAGAACATGAGGTAACCGTTATCACACAAAATGTAGATAATTTACATGAACGTGGGGGTTCTACAAACATCTTACATTTACATGGTGAGTTAACTAAAGCACAGAGTAGTTTAAACCATAAGAAAGTTATTGATGTTGGTTATAAACCAACTAATATTGGTGACAAACATGAAGACGGTTCACAATTAAGACCACACATTGTTTGGTTTAATGAGTACCCCAATAATATAAATGAATCTGTAATAGCTCTTAGAAATTGTGATGTTTTATTAGTTATTGGCACCACATTATTTATAAGTTATACACTTGGTCTATTGAGGTCTTGTAAAGATTTACATAACCCTAATATGGGGGTGATAGACGTTGTTTGCATCGACCCCAACCCTCCTAAAGGTGAACTAGATGGTATGTTTAGAGATGTTAATTATATTGAAAAACCTGCCACTGAGGGTATGAAAGAATTTATTGAAAATTATTTGCCTAAATTTATTGCTAATTAAAATAATACCCTTATATTTGTATTATAGATAAGGAAATAAATTAAATGTTCTTATTGTCAGAATACATTAAGAACAGCCACGGTCAGAACACCGTGGTTTTTTTTTGCATAAAATTTTTTTTATACTTTATTCTTGCATATTTATTAATAAAAAAGTAAATGAGTGTAAAGTATATTATCGACAACGCCGACAGTTTATTATCAGAACAAATAATAACGGGTGATTTATTAGTGACTAACATAATATCAGGAGCAACCTTTTATGGTGATGGTTCTGGTTTAATTGGTGTTAGTGGTTCTTTTACTGGTGGTACTGTAACAGGACCTACTGAGTTTACAAGTGGTTTATCAGCTGACACAATTTACGCCAATTATTTTATTGGGGACGGTTCTCAGTTAGCTGGGGTAGTTGGTCTTACTTATACCGATTTAGGGTTTACAGTAACATCACCGGCACCCTCAACTATAAATCAAAATGTAGTTTTACCTTATAATTCAACAGTAACTTATCCAACACCTTTAACAGTTGACCCAGGTTTTTCTGTTACAGTACCATCTGGAACAACATTATCAGTAATCTAATATATAAAATAATAATAAAATAATAATAAAATAAAAAAAAACAAAATGAGTCAAATTAATGTAAATACAATAAATTCAGCTGGAGACCCAAGTATATCAATAAGTGTTCCGTTTAGATATTCATCATCAGTAGCTACAGGTGGTAGTTCTTCAGCTATAGGAAGTTCTGTTACAGCAACAGGTTCTGGTTCACATGCTGAAGGATGGCAAACTTTAGCTTCAGGAAATTTTGGTTCACATGCTGAGGGGTATCAAACTTCAGCAACAACACAATCATCACACACTGAGGGTTCACAAACTTTAGCTTCAGGAAATAACGCACACGCTGAAGGGGAACAAACTATAGCTTCTGGTGCTTCTTCACACGCTGAAGGGGAGGATAGTGTAGCTTCAGGTACTTCTTCACACGCTGAAGGTAAAACTACAATAGCATCGGGAAATTATTCACATTCACAAGGATACCAAACAACAGCGGGAGGTGATTACTCACACGCGAGTGGTTCTGCTACTATTGCTAGTAATACATCTTCATTTATTCATTGTAATTCTGGTACTGTTGATGCTATTGCTGGAGCCGTTTTGGGTGGTACAAGTAATATTTTAACTAATACAGCTACAAATAGTGCTATTATAGGTGGTAATAATATTACAGGGTCAACATCAAACACAGTTTATGTACCAGAACTAGAAGTGACATCAGTTGGTTTTGGTATAATATTACAATCTTCTAATGGTACTAGATATAGAGTAACAGTATCGAATGGTGGTGCATTGACTGTAACAGCAGCATAAAATTTATTAATAAAAAGAAAATTATGTCTACACAATACATTATTAATAATAACGACGGTCTATTATCTGGACAAACAATTAGTGGAGATTTAACGGTAACTAATTCTTTATCAGCCACAACATATTATGGTGATGGTTCTGGTTTAAGTAACATAGGAGTTAGCCAACCTTATAAAGTTTATACGGCTTTATTAAATCAGGGTGGTGTTGGTATTGCTCCGACAGCTAGGGTATTAGAGAATACTTTAGGTGTTATAACTTGGGAGTATATCGATGCAGGTATATATTATGGGACATTAACTAGTGCTTTTACACCTTCTAGTAGTGCTTTTACTTATGACAAAACAGTTGTGTTTGTACAAAGGTATCTATCTCTTTCTGCCGCAGGAGGTGGTAAAGATGTTGTTGCGTATAGGGGCAGTGATGAGAGTATTACTGTTGTAACAATGGACAATGTTGATTACATTAATAATGTTTTATATGAACAAGGAATAGAAATAAGGTTGTATGATTAAAATATAAAAAAACCACAATTAATGTTGTGGTTTTTTTTATTATGGAACAAATATTTGTAATTGTCCAGCACTTACAGTAAAATCAGGTTTTTTCATCACGGTGATTGTGACCAGATTCCAATGATTTGTTTCTAATTTTTCAGGATTAATAATAACATTTAAATTATCACCACCTTCTCTTGAAACTATAAATCTTCTATTAGGTCTTATTTCATTATCTATAATACTATAAATTATTTCATCTTTAGCATCCTCAAGTAGGTTAATAATGTCATAATCATATATTTTTTCACCACTCCCGTGTCTCCATTTTCTTTGTGCTGTATGACCACCTGTATCATGATATAAGTCAAAAGTAAAAGTAATTTCACTACTTAACTCATGAAATTTTTCTTCCCTTAAGATAGTTTCTTTTATTAAAGATTTAATATTCATATTTTATAAATATTTATATAAGTATTAAACGATATACTTTTAAAATAAAATTAATTAAAATTAAAAATAAAAAGGCTATGAAAAAAATTATTGAGTTTGTAAAAAAATATAAAATCTACATTTTATCGGGATTATTATTTATCTTCTTTTTCCGTTCTTGTATTAAATCAGGTGAGGTAAGAAAGTTGGATAAAATTAAAACTAAAAATGAAAGAGTTATTGATAGTTTAACTTCTGTTGTTAACGGACAAAAAGACACTATTAATAATATTTCTGAAGTAATTAGAATGGAAAAAATTAGAGTCCATAGAAATTATGATAATTATATTTCTTCTAAAGACAGGGGTGACCAATTAATGGAACTCCATATGGTTGTGAAAAAAAATATTAAAGAACTAGAAAAATGAGAAAAATAATTAATTGGGTTAAGGACAACCCAAACAGAAGTATGTTCTTGTTACCTATTATATTGGTAGCAGGAATTTCTATTTCACACGTTGTTTCTTGGTATGATATTACTAACCCATTTAGTTGGGCAGTTTACTTATCAGTCGCTATTGAAATAGGTGCTATGACAGCTTTGGTCGCAGCAACAAATAAAATGAAAGGTGGGGTTTGGTTTATGTTTGGATTGATTACACTAATCCAAATGATTGGTAACATATTCTTCTCATTTAAAGAAATTGACGCAAACGGTTCTTTATTTAAATCTTGGGTTGAACTTACGGGTCCACTTTGGGATATGATTGGTTCAGATTCTACCGATGTTGTTTCCATGAAAAGATGGTTGGCATTTTTAGAGGGTGGATTACTACCTATTATATCACTAACCTCACTACATTTCTTTGTTAAGTATGAAAAATCTAATTCCCCAAAAAAGGAAGAGATTTCTCCAAATGAAGAGGTAATTACTGTAAATCAAGTACAAATTGAAGAAACCAATTCCCCAAAAGAAGATGAAAACTTGTTTCAAGAAGAGGTTTATTTACCTACAAAGGAAGAGGCTTTAATCGAAATAAATGAGACTCTTAATAAAGAGGTTAAAAAAGTTTGGGCAAAAGTTGAGGAATTAAGAGAAGAAAGTAAATTACCTGAAACAACAGAAGAGGATGATTCATCTGAACCTACCACTTTAGCTAATTCTGAATATAGACTAGAAGAAATTAATGAGGAGGATGATGAACAACCATTGTTAGTTGAAGAAGAAAATCCTGAAGATGAAATAATTATTCCCATGACAGGAGACACTAGAGTAGTTGAAGTTGGAACAGATATTAAAGCTGGAAAAACTTTGGGTGATGAATTAACTAAAAGTTGGAATAGAATAATCAAAAAAAATAACACTATCGATAGATTAGGTTAATGATTAACGAAATATCATATCTTTTAGGTGAAAATAATTACTACAAACAAACCTACGAAAAAACTCAAATAGTAGTTGGTCATAATAGTAGAAAAGATATGCGTCACTACCATTCATGGATTAATAGGAGAAATGGTGGTTATAAAAAAACAGCCACCTTCTCAATAGATAAGGATGGTTCTATTTATAAACATTACGACCCAAAATACTATTCAGATTTTTTAGGTTGTGAACAAGATAAATGTAATATATCAATAGTATTAGTTAACGAAGGTTGGGTAAAATTAAACGATATGAACGTGTTTGTTGACTGGTTAGGGCATACTTATAGTAAAAATAGTGATTTATTAGAAAAGAATTGGAGGAACTATAAATATTGGATAAAATACACCGAAAAACAGTTTGATTCCCTTAATTATTTAATAAATCATTTATGTGAAAACTATAATATTAAAAATAAATTTATTGGTCATAATGTTTATGATGAAAATATAGATTTATTTAAAGGAATAACTTTTAGGAGTAATTACTTTAAGGATATAACGGATGTAAGTCCGGCTTTTGAATTTGAAAAAATAAAATAAAATGGATGATAGAAAATTTTTAGACAAAATTAGAAAATTACAAGAAAGTGGTCAAAAAATTGGTCTAACAGAATCTACTGTAGGTAAATCTACATTAAAAGACTCTAGTTTTAGAAGACTTTTAAAAGAGTACGAGGAAAATACTAATATACAAACAGTTGAACCTGACGAACAAAGAGACGAAGAAAATAAGTTTAAAGATACTGTATCTAAATTGGTTAAATTTAACCCAATTAAGGTACATAAAGAAAACGTTGAGTGGTCAGGAAATCTTGTAAGAGAAAAGATTCAATGGAACTACTCACTAGATGAAAAAATTGGTTGTTATATTCAATCAATGACAGATGGAGGTACTTCAGCACCAATTCAATTAACGGATGATACTTTAGAAGTTATTAAAAAACTTAGAGGTTATTATGATGTATGGAGTGATGAATGGTCAGCAAGATTAACGGGTGGTTCAGCAGAAGAAACAACCGAAGAAACACCAGTAGAAACTGCACCCACAGAAGCAGGTACAGAAGGTAAAGAAACAGGAGGATTTGGATTTTAATTATGAAAGGTATTAATTTAAAAGACACCATTTTATTTGGTGGTATTATGTTTTTAATCATTTTACTTATGATGAGTAGATGTGAAAAAACTAAAATGGAAAAAGACTTGTATGAACAAGTTAGAGCAACAAATAAAGAAATTGTTAAAAACAGTAAACTAATAAAAGAAAAAGACGGGCAATACTCTAAGTTTGTCAATAATTTCAACGACCAAAAAGATTTACTTAAACAATTAAAGGAAGAAAATAAAGATTTATATAAAACAATCAAAAAAAGTGATGAAAAACTTTTAATGATTAATAATACATTGATTACACTAGAAGGACAAGTTTCGGAAGGTTTTGGTAAAATTAATCCTAGTGATAGTAATTTAATTGATTTAAAATTAAAATACCCTAACGACAAAGATTGGTTTATTTCTTGGGATGGTACAGTACATAAGAAGACAGCTTTCTATAAAGGTGACTGGACTTTTGGTAAATTACCTTTACAGATTATTTTAACTGAAACAGATAAAGGTATATGGAATAGTAGATTAATTGGACCAGAATGGTTAAAGGTTGATAAAATGGAGGTTAATGCTATTAAACCTGAAGACATTACATCACCATATGTACCACAACCACGTAATTTTGGACTTATGTTAGGTGGTGGTTATGTAAAAGGATTTGCTAATCCAACAACTAACGCACTTTCAATAGGTATAGGTGGGTTCTTTAAAAATCATTCAGTAATAGTTAATGGAACAACTAATAGTACGATAGGCTTTAATTATTATTACAGATTTGTTACTTTTAAGAAAAAATAATTGTCATGAGTAGTAATTTACAGGTTAAAAGATTAATAGAAGAAATACAAGAAAACAGTCACAAAAAAGTTATTGTTTACGCATTAGATGGTTGTCCAGCGTGTGAAGAGTTTAAAAGTAAGATTGATAAAATAGGTCTTGTTTTTGAAAATATCGGTATGGATGGTAACGACGTTATGTGGAAAATGTTAAGTGAAAAAGGTGGTAGTGACTTTGTTCCACAAGTTGAAGTGGAGGGTTATTTGATTAAAGAGGAAGAATATGAAACTGTTAATGAGTTGGTTAGTAAGACCTTATCGAGACTCTTAGAACGAAAAATTATAATTAAATAATTAAAAAATTAAAACCACTTAAAATTTAGGTGGTTTTTTTATGCTCAGAAGATATTTATCTAATAAATAATAATCGATTATTAAAAAAACACAAAATGGCAAAGGTATTAAGATACAATGAAGAAGAATTCGTAACTCTATTAGAGAACATCGTAAAAAGAGTTAAAAAAGAACAAATGTTAGAAGAGGCTAGAAAAAATAGAAAAGCTAACCTATCTGAAAATTTCAATAGACTTAGAGAAAGAAGAAGTCGTAATTAATAATGAAAAGTCTTATTAAACAAGTCCTTAAGGAAGAACTAACTCGTGCCGATAAAGCTGAAATTAAAAAAATAGCAAGGACCGAGTTTGAAGACATGCTTAAAAGTTCCAACATCAAATCAAAGATAGAGGATATTGTTAAAAAACAACTTAAAAACGATAAAGCAACCCAAAAAGAAGTTGCTGATATCACACAAAAAGTATTAGTACAATTCTATAAAACCCTTTGGACTAGAAGAAGTTTTTGGGCTAATAAATTAGATAACATATAATGTCATATAATTTAATTAATAGAGACCCAATAGCTAAAGTAGGGATGAGAATCCGTATGGGTGAATTTGATGCCAACAATCCATCTAAAAAAAATTCTGAATGGAAACCTGATGTAAGTGCAGTAAAAAAAGATTTAGAAGGTACTATATATAAAATAGATGACATTGGTACCTTACATGTTAAGTGGGACAACGGGAGTACAATGGGGATTATACCTAATATAGACACTTATACGTTATTACCATCTTTAAAAGACCAGGTAGATTTTAATGTTTTTGAGGCTGAAGATAAACCTATTTTAAATAATAGTAAGGCAACTCCAGCAGGAAAAAATCTATCAAAAAAGTTTAAAGCACCAATGAAAAAACTTGGTGTAAAATCTGAATCTGAGGAAAAAAATCTATCAAAAGAGGTTGATTGTGAAATGTGTGACCATTCTTGGGACATAGAACCAAAAGAAAAACACCCATACTTATGTCATGATTGTGGTTACGATAACAAATCTAAAAAATATAACTACAAAGAACTTGAAAACTTTCGGAAGAAACATAAAAAAGAGGGTGAGTTAGAAGAAACTATGACAGCCGGTGGAGGAAATGGTTTAGCTGGTGCATCAGGTTATGCATTTACAGGTTCATTAGGTGGTACCAAAAAAACAAACGAAAACAAAATCATTAAAGTAAAAGATTTAATGAAAGAAGAAACTACCACAAGTGCTATTTCAGCAACGGTAGATTTTGTGGTAGCTAATTTATTGGGTTGGGGTACAAAGGAGGATATGAGTCCACCTTGGCCTTCACCTAAAAGAAAAGCTGATAATAATGAAATAGAAGATTGGTGGTGGCAAAAAATACCAACATACAATGGTGGTGTTATAACAGACCCTTATGCCAAAACAAACGAAACTTGGGACGACGACCAATTAGAGGTTCATATTGACGGTGATATGACGCAATTTCAAAAAGACGTTTATAAAAACCCTAAAAAATATAAACAATCTGTTATTACAATTGACAAGGGGTTTGACCTTAACGTTAGTCCACCAAATAATGATTGGAAAACATCATTACAAAAAGGGGTAACTTTAAAAAACCAAAAATCAGAAGAACCCGCTGAACATTTTCGTAATAGACACTATTCAAGAACCATCAAGAAAGAAGAGGTATCTAATTTTGTAAATGATTTACTTTCAGAATCTAAGAAAAAAGAAAAGGAAAAAGAGGATTTAGAAGAAACAACAACATTTGGTTCTGTATTTGGTGGTGGTTTCCCTGTAGGTCCTGCTTTTGCAGCTAAGAAAGGGAAATGGACACCATCTAAAAAACCTATATGGAAAGGTGGTAAAATCATCCAAAGATTAGATAATACTGGTATTCTAGGTGAAAACACTTTATTTACTGAAATAAATAAAATTAAGTTTGTCCCAAAAGGAGGTAAATTTGTTAAGATTAAAGACAAATGTGCTAAATATAATAACCAACCATGGTGTAGTCAGGGAGCAATAGATAAACCTTTAGAACTTAGTAATAATACCTTTGAAAGTATTAAAAAAGTCTCTAAAGAAACTGGTTTACCTTTTAATATTATCTTAGATAAAATCAAATTAAAGATACTAAACAATAAATAAAGATATTTATAATAAAAACATAGACATGTCAAATAAGATTAATAAACTAGTTAAAAAGAACTTAAATACTTTACTTGAAACTAAAGGATTTGAGGATATGGAAGTTGCTTTTGGTGTTAAACACAAAAGTGATAACCTTTCTGACGCTGAAAAAGGCCAATTTGGTTCAATGGAGTCAATCCAAGACAAAGAAAGTGGTGTTGTTAAATTAGGTACTTCTACTGTACAACCAGCATTAAATAAAGTACATAAAGAAGATGTGAAAGATGCTGAAGAGTATTACAAAATGGTTTTGGATAGAATGAGAAACTTCCAAAAGACAGATACTTCTGAACCATCACAAATTGGTGAGGCTTTTAAACCTAAAAAGGTTAATAGAGAAGATGACCAAACAAAAGATTATGATGTATATGATACTGAAGCTTTAGGACCTGGTATGTTAGCACTAAAATATGATAATGAAGGAACACCTGTTCACGATGAATTCGTGAAAAGACAAGATGAGTTAAACGGTAACGACTCTACATATCTAAAATTAAGAGGTTATTCAGAAAAGTATTTAAAACACAAATACGGAACACCTGATGAATACCACTACTCACCAAAAGTTAGAACAACTGATAAACCTATTGCTGAATCAGATAAAAAATACTCTGACGTTATTGAAGAAAATATATTCAAAACAAAAAGTAAGATAACATCAAAAGAACAGGTTATTAGATTAACAGAAAAGTTACCTTCTAGAGTTAAGATTGATGAGACAGTATTTGCTGTTACTGACGGTAATAACTATTATAGATTGATTTGGGAAGGTGAAGAAGACGGTGAAGCGGTTATTACACACGAAAAAAATACTAAGGTAGTTAGTGAGTCGATTGATAAAATGAAACATTTGTGGGGTTATAAAGCATCGGATTCTATTTCCACTAAAAACATTGTTAAAGAAAACGAAGAAGATAAGTTTAAAACATTATTTAGACAAATGAAAAAATAATCACTATGGCAAATGAAAAAAAAATAAACACGGAACCAACAAAAAAGAAGTGGTATTCAGTAGCAGCAGAAAAAATTAAATGGTTTTTTACTGAAGTTATGAATATGTATTCAGCTAGTGATTCTTATTTTTCTAAAAAAAGAATTGAATCTGGTGTAGCTTTTGTTATAGCTCAATGGGGGATGATATTTTTTTTAATGGAAAAACATAGTAAACTAAGTATGGGTGAATTTCTATTATGGGCTTCAGCGGAATTTGCGGTCGCGGGATGGATGATTACTAAAATACAGAAAGAAAAAAATACAAATCATAACGAAGAAAACCCTCAGTAAGAGGGTTTTTTTATTTATAATCATATTTATGTAATATGAAAAAAGTAATTAGACTTACAGAATTAGATTTAACAAGAATTGTCAAAAGAATTCTTAAAGAAGAGGCTGAAGAAAAAGTTGAGGTAACATATAGTACTTCACATGGTGATATAACTTATATTGGGCAATTAGGTAGAAACCCTAACGAAGATTTATATTATTTTAAACCAGAGGAAGGTGGGTTTGAATTTATGTCTAATAGTAGTATGAAACCTAATTGGGGTCTTGAAAAAGAATTTAATAGATTAGTCGGAAAAAAATTAACTGTTGATTATGAATATGGTCCTTCTATTAAATTAGGTGGTCAAATAAATCATGGTAAAATGTTTATTAAAGGCCTCTTAAACGGTGAGGAGAATGTTAAAATAAAAAAAATTTAATTTATTAAACCCCATCTTTATATAGTTAGGGTTTTTTTTATGTCTAAGAATATTTATAAATAAAAACATTATGAAAATTACAAAAACAAGTGAGAAAGGTATTGATTTAATTAAATCTTTTGAAGGATTTATGTCAAAACCTTATTTATGTCCAGCTAAAATCCCAACAATTGGGTATGGAGCAACTTTTTACCCTGACGGTAAAAAAGTAACCTTAAATGACAAAGCGATTACTGAAGCGGAAGGTGTTGCGTTATTAAAAAGTATGTTAGTAAAGTTTGAACAATACGTTGATTCTTACTGTGTGGATACAATTAATCAAGGTCAATTTGATGCATTAGTTTCTTTCGCCTATAACTTAGGTCCAGCTAACTTAAAATCTAGTACATTACTTAAAAAAGTTAATACTGACCCTAACGACCCAACTATTGAAGTTGAATTCTTAAAATGGACTAAAGCTGGTGGTAAAACACTTAAAGGTTTGGTAAGAAGAAGAGAGGCTGAAGTTAAATTATATTTTAATAAATAAAAAAAAATGAGTTATACAAGAGAACAAATTGAAACAGCAGTTAAATCAAAAGGATACGTTTGGTTTGAAGGCACTAAAGATTACGATGTGAACATTGTAGGGGTAAGAAATTCCGCTACTGGAGATAAAGTTACTAATGTATTTGATGATACAATGACTATATCTTATAAAGAAAATGGTGAATGGAAATTCCGCACTTGGTCATGTACAACAGACCCAGGTAAAAAAGGGGTTATGGAGTATCATAACGCAGCTGGTGTAGCTAGATTAGTGGAAGGTCAGTACAGAGGTTCACACACAATTAGATTACACCAAGGTAAGTATGAGGCGTTAGGTCAAGCAAAGAATGTTAAAGTTTATCGTGATGCTAATCGTGATATGAAATATGATGAGACTAAAATTACTGAAGGTGTTTACGGTATCAATATTCATAAAGCAGGTGCTGATTCTACTTACGTAGAGAATTGGTCAGAAGGTTGTCAAGTATTTAAAAAATCAGCTGATTTTGAAGAATTTATGAAAATCTGTAGAAAAGCTAAAGATATTCATGGAAATTCATTTACCTACACTCTTATTGAGTCAAAAGATATTGTTTAACAATATTTAAACAGTAAACCTATAAATCTAAGAAATAGTCATTAATATTAATAAATGGGTAAAATTAATAAGATATCAAAGACTATAGATTTTATAGAGTACATATCAAAAAATATGGAAAAAGACGATTTAATGTTGTTATATAAAATTAATAATATAACACAAGAAAAATTAGAGTTATTTTTCGATTTTATATACTCACTAAATGAGTTAGTTTTAACTACATATATGGGTGATGATGTTACTATCGGTGAAGAAAAGAATAATCATTTTAAATGGTGTTGGTCAAAAGTGATTAGTTCCTTTAAAGAAGAGAGAATCTACTTCATCGATGTAACAGAATTATTTAATTATTTTAAAGAGTTTTATAAAGAATCTTTTTATTACGAAGAAGATAAAGATATTGATAGTACAAAAAAGATAACCGAGTTTTGGGGACAGTTGTTTGATTTTAGTAAAGGTAAAACAATGTCTGAATATGAAACTCTTTTAGAACTCTACAAAATATTTAATAAAAGTTTTGTAGTAAATTAATATTATTTTAACCCAATACTGTTTAATTTTAAACAAATTAGGTTAATTTAAATAAAAATGTTTTATGAATTTTAAAGATTTAAATATTGTAAGTAACGAACTTATACAGGAAAAATTAAAAGCCGAATCCAATATCGAACACTTGATATTAGATAAAAATTTAAATCCAGAAGAAAAAATAAAAAGCATAATCAAGGAATTAGGTAGACTAAAAGACGCGTCATTAATGATTACGTATTGGGAGTCTTTTATATCTAATAATTTAATAACCCCTAAAAACGAAGGGGAAAATAATAATGAATAAAAAATAATTAAAATGGAAAAAATTATTGAACTAGAAAATCTTGTAAAATCTTTTAGAGATGATTACGAAAAATTTATTGAAAAAGGTAATAAAACTGCTGGTACTAGAGCAAGAAAAACTTTACAAGACATTCGTAATGTGGCTAAAGACACTAGAGATGAAATTAGTAACACTAAAAAACAAATGGTAACACCGTAATGGGAGAATTTTTTTTAAATAAAGTTTTATTAGTTATATTCATAATGGGTGTCTTTAATGTACTTAAACACTCTTGGAATATAATAAATGGGTTGAGGTCGGAAGTACCCACTAAATACGAAATCTCTACTTGGGACAGGTTTTTATTGGGTCTTTCTATCTCATACATTATCACAGCATTACTCACAGGAATTCAATTATAATGATACAAAAAAGAATAGACAAACTACAACCTTTTTTTAAGGGGTTAAAAGTTGCTGAAGGTTATAGAATAGTTGAGGTTAACTTAAGAAAGACTTGGGAAATAGAGGAAACAGATGAAATTCAGGTTTCACAAAAAGAAACCAAAGAACAAGGTTCTCTTTATAATATGTTTTATTCAGATACAAAAAGTTTTGATGAAATTTTAGATTATATTGAAGAAAAGGTAATTAACTATAATCTAGAAATTGAGGAAAAAGAAAGATTACTTAAAGCTAAGGTTGAGGAACTTAAAAGAGTTTTTGAAACAAAAAGTTTAGATGAACTTAATCACCTTAAATTCACTACAGAAGAGAATAATCTAAAGTTGAACGCAAAAAACATTATCGCTAATGTTACTACAACAAACGAACAACAAGATAATAACAAAACAACAGAAAAAATTTCTTAAAATGGGGGTTCCTAAAAATTTTCACCAAACAGTTAATCTACCTAAAATGGCTGAGGCTTTAAATGAACTAAGTTTTTATGATTTTGAGTATTCAGTGGTTTTAACCGAAAATTATAATAAACAATTACGTGAAGCCGAAATCCTAGGTCACATCATTGAAACCGATTTAAATGTTATTGGTAGAGGTGGTGATTTAGAATTTAGATGTACAAAAAGTTTTAGTGCTTTAGATGACGAAACCGCTAATAATAAAATTACAGAATGGTTAGACACTAAAGTAGATAAGGGTGAGATATCACACTACGAAATAAATGGGATGAATTCTAACACTTTTTATGAAGAACTAGAAGAAAGACATTTGGATAAATTATTTGTTAAAGAAGAAAAAGGGACTAATTAAGTCCCTTTTTTTATTCCTCATTAAAGGCTCTTTCAGCCATTTCCTGAAATGTATGGATTAACCAAGTAGTACCTGAGGCTAACATACCGTCAAAAAATACGGAAGTAACTTCATTAGGTATTGTAAAAAATCCAAGATTTAAATCTCCTAAACCATAGTACAAACTAGGTGAGAAAAATGTTAATGAAAGGAAGAATCCTGCCCATGTAGGAAAACACATCATACAAGAAACTAGTTTACCCCAAAAATTAGGGCTCTTCTTAGTCAAAAACTCTCTCATACTGCCAAATATTGTTCCATAAACAATGATATTTGACAATCCATAACAAACTAAAATAAATAATAATGTATTCATACTGTATTGTTTTTATATTTATAAGTATAATGAATTTATATATATAATGAAAGAGTCTGTAGGAATTTTAATAATAGCAAGAGATACAAATAACTTTCTTTTGTTACATAGGTCTGATAGGCCAATAGTATGGTCCATTTTAACGGGTACTATGGATGTTGAAGGTGAGACACCATTAGATTGTGTTAAAAGAGAGATTGAAGAGGAAATAAGGGTAGATTCTAGTCAAATACAAAACATTAAGTTATTAGATACAATAACAAATGATTACGGTCTTTTTCATGTCTTTGTTGGGTTTGTTGATGAAGAATTTAAACCTAATCTAAAATTAGATGAAAATGATGATTATATGTGGTCTAATGAAAATAATTTACCAAAACCAATACATAAAGGTTGGAATAAAACTTTCCAATTAGTAGAACCCATATTAAATTTAAGAGAATCAATTAACAGAAAATTAAACAAATTGTTATATGAATAGAGAAGAATGGGAAATAGAACAAGAAAGAAGAAAAATTGTACAAGACCAATTAGTAACTGAACATAAAAAAAATAAGTTCATTAATGAGATAATGGGTGGTTTGGGTGAAATCATTAAAAAAGAACCAAATACAGTTCAAAAAAAACTCACTAAATGGGAAAAATTTAAAAAATTAATAGGATGGAATTAAAAAGTTTTGTTGATTTTGCTTACTCCATGGTCAATATGGATGAAGTAAAAGCAGGTAAATTCCTTTTACCAAAAGAAATAGTATATGATTTACGTGATGATTTACATAGAGAAATCCATAGAGAAATCCAAAGAGAAATTAAAAAAGATAACAACACTAATTTAGACCAAGAGTTTGAGGTAGAAATTTATAACATAAATTTTAAATTCTTAAAAAACACTATATAATGGGTTTAAAATCATATTTACACACAGATTTAGTAGAATGTGGTGTTGATGAGGTCGGTAGAGGTTCGTTAGCTGGACCTGTTTTTGCGGCAGCAGTAATCCTACCCAAATATTTTACATCTGAACAAATTAAAGACTCAAAAAAACTAACAGAAAAAGGTAGACAAAGAGCTCTTAAAGAAATTGAAGAAAATGCGATAGCTATTTCAGTTGAGATGGTTGATGTGGAAGGTATCGACACCTACAACATCCAAAACGCAACATTTGGTGCAATGAATAAAGCTATTACTTCTTTATCAGTTAAACCTGAACATATCTTGGTTGATGGTAATATTTTTGATTCTTTTGAAGAGATACCTTATACTTGTGTTATTAAAGGTGATAATGAATATCTTTCTATTGCTGCTGCTTCAATTGTAGCTAAAGTTTATCGTGATGAATACATGAACTTTCTCCACGAAAAATTTCCTTCATATAAGTGGGATAAAAATAAGGGGTATGGAAGTAGTCACCACATTCAAACTATAAAAGAAGAAGGTATAACTAGTCACCATAGAAAAAGTTTTTTAAAGAAAATTTTAACGACTACTACTTCTATATAGTCTATTGTAACCTACACCAGTTACTGAATTCAATTTTTTGTACCATTCTTTTTTATTTTCTTTAGGTACAGAACCAAAGAAAATAATGTGTTTAACTCTGTTGTCATAGCAATGGATACGTAATCTATTGTACAATCTAGTGGCCTCACTAACATCCTTACAAGTAACCATATTTAAAGCTAAACCTTCTATAACAATTTTATTATTTAAAATAACAACCTGTTTAGGGTTTTTATCACTTAATTTACTCAACAAAACGTAACTAATAATCTCTTGGGTGTTTAATTTTCTATTTGCACCCGTTACCGAAAATTGTTCCTCTATTTGATATTCAGAACGGCCTAAAACAACCCAATCAGGGTCCTCCATAAATGATTCTAATAATTTACCATATTTATCCCGTAGAATAATACTTTTATCACCCTCACCTCTTTTCTTTAAGAGTAAGACATGATAAACTACCTCCGTTAAAACTTTGTTTTTATAAACTTGTTTTTTCGGATATTGTATTTGTTTATTACTTACGTTTGTAAAACGATAAAGAGCATCATATTCCCGACTATATTTGTATAGTGTTTTGACTTTCTTATCATTTTCTGTTAATATTATTTCGTACATATTACTTTTTAATATTACATACGTTTACAAAAAATGTCCACACTATTATTATTAACAAATGAAAGAATATTATGATATTTTAGGTTTAAATGAAGGAGCTAAAGAAGAAGATATAAAAAAGGCATATAGAAAAATGTCTAAAAAATATCACCCAGATTTAAACCCAAACAACAAAGAGGCTGAAGAAAACTTTAAAAAGGTTGTTGAAGCTTACGAAATATTAACAGGGAAACAAAAACCAAAAAACCAAGGAAATCCTTTTGGTGGTTTTAACCCTTTCCAAGGAGGTCCACAAAAAGCTAGACCTTTAAAATTAGTTATAGAATTAACCCTTGAGGAATCTTATTATGGTTGTGATAAGATTATTAATTTCCATTCTACCGAAGCTTGTGACAAATGTCATGGGGAAGGAGGTTTTGAACCACAACAGTGTAACCAATGTGGTGGGAATGGTCATATACAACAAGGCCCATTTTTATTTATGTGTAATAATTGTGGTGGTAACGGTAAATTATTTAAATCTGTTTGTTATCACTGTAATGGTAATGGTGCTGTTAAAACGATTAGAAGTGTTGAGGTTAAAGTACCTAGTGGAACAGTTGATGATTCTTTCTTTACCTACCCTGGTTTAGGTGATTGGGTTAAGAATGCCCAAAGGGGGGATTTGTATTTTATTACCAAGTTAAAACCACATGATGTTTATACTTTAGAAGGTTTAAATCTTAAAAGAAAATTAGACATTCCAATCCTAGACATTTTATTAGGTATTGAAAGTGAGTTTAGTACTTTAGATGGTAGTGTTAAAGTAAAGATACCTAAGTTATCTGAGACAAATAAAACGTTTAGATTACGTGGTAAGGGTTTTGTGGATGGTTCTACTGGTATAACCGGTGATTTATACGTTACATTAAACCCAATAATACCAAAAGAATTATCTGATATTGAAGAATATAAGATAAGGGAGTTAAAAAATATGCCCAACTTTAGTTAAAGGATATTTATAATAAAACTTTAATGAAAAAAGTAGAATTACTTAACGAGATAATGGGTGTCCCTAAAGATTTGGACCCATGGGTTGAATCTTTAACAAAATTACTATTGGATGAGATTAAATCTGAAATAAGAGGTGGTTGGGCCGAAGAAGGTAGATTTAACTACACAGACCCAAACACAGGAGAAGAAATAGAAGATTTTGCTAATAAATCAAATGATGTTGAAATATCTGGTGGTGAGGTAATGGATTTTGTTATGAAAGACAATGGTTTTAGTGATATGAAAGATTTCCTAAATTCAAAAATGTTTCAATCATTGCCAATATGGAAACCTAGGATAACTTTTAATGTTGTAGGAATACCTTCGATAGTGTTAAAACAAGAGGATGGGACAATACAAGCCTCTGTAGGTGGTGAGATAACCCAAAAACTAAGTAAACTAGGTAAACATATGGTTTTATCAAAACTATACCTAGATTTTAATGTAATTATTGAAAAAGAAGGTATGTCTACTAAAGATGTTAATGAATTAAGAGAAACTATAGCTCACGAACTTTTACACGTTTATCAAAAATGTAAACAATTAAAGGCTGGTAAAGATGTACATTTTGGTAAAGAAACCGCTCTAAATGCTGTGGCTAATAACCATTATTTTAGGGAAATAGGTATTGATTGGTGGCGTGATTTTCTTAATTTAGTATACCTACACTTATCTTTTGAGATTAACGCTAGAATTGAACAGTTATATTATAAATTAAAAAATAAGGACATTAAAACAACTGATGATTTTGTAAGAGAATTACATAAATCAGAGGTTTGGCGTCAAATGAAGATGTTGGAAGATTTTAACGCTGAAGAATATTTAAAAAGTTTCCAATTACCGTCAGCTGGTAGTAAACGTAATCCATTATATATGTTACATAAATTAATGAGAGATACACAACTTAAGTCTATGGGAGTAGACACAAGTTCCAAGGATAGTGCTATAAAATCTTTAATAAACCTTTGGGATACTGTATTAGAGAACGGTGTAAAAGGAATTCAATCTGTTGGGGTAAATATTAGTATGGATAAAGTTCCACAAAAAGCTAAAGAAGACCCTTACGTATTTTTTAAATTCTTTGAAAAACGTTTTCATAAAAAAGCTGAAACATGGAAGAAAAAAATGTACCGAGTTGGTGCATTAATTTTACAAGAAAACAATGAAGGTACTTTACAATAAGTTTTTTTAATAGTAGATTTAATATATAATAAAAATAAAATATTGTTAAAATGATTAAAGAAGGAAGTAAAGTAAAAGTACATTACACAGGTAAATTTGAAGATAATAATGTTTTCGATTCATCTACAGGTAAAGACCCAATCGAATTCGTTGTTGGTGAGGGTAATTTGATTCTTGGTTTTGAACAAGGTGTTATGGGGTTGTCGGCAGGTGATAAAAAAACTGTTGAATTAGAACCAGAGCAAGCTTATGGACCATATAACGAAGAACTAGTTAACCAAGTACCTCTTGATAGAGTACCTGAAGGAGTACAAGCAGGTCAAATGTTGGAAGCACAAACAGAAGCGGGGCCAATTCCTGTTGTTGTTACTGATGTAAACGAAGAAACTGTTACCATCGATGCTAATCACCCATTGGCTGGTAGAAAATTGATTTTTGAATTGGAAATTGTTGAAGTAGCGTAATTTTTAAAAAAATCATAAAAAAAATAATCCTATATGTTAATCATGTGGGATTTTTTTTTATCTTTGTGTTATGAAAAAACCCTGTAAAGAATGTCCTCACTTTATCCGTAATCGTCATAATGATATGATTGTGGAGTTCGGTGAAAAAACGGGAAAGAAACACAATTGTCACATGACGGAAGGAAAAAAAGATTTGTGGAATGTGACGGATAAAAAACTTGAATGTTATGGAAGTAAAAACTAAATTTGGAACATATATAGAAATGGAAACAGAAACTAGTACAAAAATAAGTACAGATAAACTCGGAGTGTTTGTTGAACGACTTAAAAAAATAGGAATTGATGTAAAACTATCAGGAAATTTTCCTTGGGTTTATCTTGGTAAAATCAATGGTGTTAGAGTTACTGAAACATTTTATGCTAATCACGGGTTTACTGTGATGTTTCTTCCTAGTAGAATGGATAGTCCACCATCCGAGTTTACAGACATTACGGAGATTTTTAAATTAATTAGAAAATATACAAAAAAACCTATTGACAAATCAGAAAATAAATAGTATAATTTATAACTGTTTTAAAGAAACCTAATTAAAAAAATAGAAATTATGTCAAGATTAACTGAAGCATTACAAACTGAAAACACAACCACTAAGAACGGGATGGAAACTAATTCATCTTCTCTTAATGAGTGTGTTAACCTTTTCTTCTCCATTGGAGCAATGAGAGGTAAAAGTTCTGAGAGTGTTGTAAAACTTTTCTCAAAGGCTTTCAGTGAAGAACCAACTACAGCATTAAGAATCCTTTTTTGGGCAAGAGATGTTAGAGGTGGTGCTGGTGAGAGAAAAATCTTTAGAGATATTTTATCTTACCTAGTTGATAACTACTCAAAAGTAGTTAAAGTTAATCTTAACTTAATTCCTGAATACGGGAGATGGGATGACGTTCATATCCTTTTCGGAACTGAATTGGAAAATGACGCCATCACACTTCTTGTAGAAGGTTTAAAAAGTGGTAATGGTTTATGTGCTAAATGGATGCCCCGTAAAGGTTTGGTATTTAATAAAGTACGTAAAGCACTTAAGTTGGACCCAAAATCCCTTAGAAAATTACTTGTGTCTTTGTCAAACACGGTAGAACAAAAAATGTGTTCGAAAAGTTGGGCAGAGATTGAGTATTCAAAGACACCATCTTTGGCTATGTCAAGGTATACAAAAGCTTTTGGCAGAAACGACCAAGAAAGATTTGGTCAATTTATTGAAGCCCTTCAAAAAGGTGAAACTAAAGTTAACGCCGGAGCTTTGTATCCTTACGATGTTACCAAGAATCTTAGATTCGGTAATAAAGATTTGGCTAATGAACAATGGAAAGCCCTACCAAATTATATGGAAGGTTCAACAGAACTTGTCCTACCTTTGGTTGACGTTTCAGGTTCAATGGATTGTTCGGTAGGAGGTAATCCAAACCTTACATGTATGGAGGTGGCTATTTCTTTGGGTATGTACATCTCTGAAAGAAATGAGGGAGCATTTAAAGATATGTTTATGACATTTTCTTCAAATCCCGAAATTCAAAAATTGATGGGTCCACTTAGTGACCGTTACAATCAATTAGCTAGAGCTAAATGGGGTATGTCAACTAATTTAGAAGCAGCGTTCAAGACTATCTTGAATCAAGCAGTTAAATTTGGTGTTCCACAGGAAGAGATGCCAACAAAGATTCTTATCCTATCCGATATGGAGTTTGATTCCGCTACTAGTAGTGGTTGGGGAAATGAATCTGATTGGAATCCCTCGGCTATGTCGATGATTGATGAAATGTACACTAACGCTGGTTATGTAAAACCTGGAATTATTTTCTGGAACCTACATTCCAACGGGGGTAATTTCCCAGCAAGATTTGATGAGGTTGGAACTGCTTTAATTAGTGGTTTCAGTCCATCAATCTTGAAATCGGTTCTGAATAATCCTAACAGTTTAACACCTGTTAATATTATGAATGAAACCGTACATTCAGAAAGATATGAACCTGTAAAGGTTTGGATTCTTTAAAATATTGTGGTATTGAGGAATAATTGCAGCAAAATTAAAATCTTAAATTTATAGCTACATAAGAGAGGGCTTTGATAACCCGTCTAACCACAAGGGTGTAAAGGTGAAAGCCGGGGACCACTCAGAGTTAGACAAAAGAGTCAAACGATTCTGTTACCACAAAATTATTAAAAAGGTGTAATGGGTACGTCAAACGAGACTATAAGACCCAATAAACGAATGGTTTCTGCAAATTCTTCTAGAAACTTGTAAGAACGACGAGGGGTTTTACCGATTTACCCCAAATTAAATTATAAATTGGCGACCATAGGAGAGTTTAAACGTGGGAAAATCTCACACTTGAGGTCGTAAAACATACCTCTTGATTATCACAAGTAAAAATGGTAGTTGGATTTGTCTCAATCAAATAAAAGACACCCGAACCAAAATGGGTTAATAATATTGGGGTGGTTACTCAGCCACCGAAAATAACAAAAGGACCACCATTCCGACACCTAATTTTTTAAAGGGAGCTTGTCTCCCTTTTTTTATTTTACTATACTTAATAATTAACGGTTTTATTATATTTATTTAATATTAAATTATTGGAAATGACTAGAATAGAAGAGATATTTTTTGAGGCTTTTGAATTGGGTATTCAAAATAAAATGTACGACACAGTATCTAAAATGGTTGGTAGTGGCGATTATAAATACGTGGAACTCCGCCAAATTTATGAAATTGCTTTTGAAAAAGAAAAAAAGGTTTTAATTAATAATAATTTATATGAACAAACAAACAGTTCAGAAGTTTATCAACCGAGAGCTTAAGGCTAAAGATATTTTCTATTTAAAAGAAGTTACCAAAAAAGAGGCTTACGATTTTGTTAAAACTTATCACTACTTGGGTGAAGCTAAATTTTTTGCTAAATTTTCTTATGCTGTAATTGATAGGGAGACTGAAGATATCATTGGTGTTGCTACTTTCTCTAATCCACAAGGTAATGTAGCTTTAAAGGGTTGGTTTGGTTTATCCAATGATAACCAAACGGTTTTAGAACTTAGTAGACTTTGTGTTTTACCTGAATTAAATGGTACAAACCTAACTTCATACCTATTAGGTGGTAGTATTAGATTACTAAAAAAAGAAGGTGTTAAGGCAGTTATAACATTAGCGGATGATAGTAGACATAGCGGTAGTATATATCAGGTCTGTAACTTCACCTATTACGGCTTAACAGATAAGAAATCAGATTTTTTTAGATGGGATGGTAAGGTTAACCCTAGAGGTTCAACAAAAGAAGTCCAAGGTGTTTGGATTCCTAGAACAAGGAAACATAGATATGCTTATATTATTGATAAATCTTTAAAGTGCTTATATATTGAAGAAATGAGACCACAAAAAGGTGATACAAATGAATATGATTGTTGTGCCGGTAAAAAACAAATTTACGACAATAGATTTAAAAAATGGTATTCTTGCCCCAAATGTGATGAAATAACTGAATTAGCTTTTTAAAATGAAATATTTTTTTGAAATTAAAGAGATAGATAAAACTCTTGCTATAGAATTTGTACAAGAAAGACACTATTCAAAAGTAATGCCTAAATTAACCAAACATTGGTTAGGTTGTTTTTTAAACAATGAGTTAGTTGGTGTTGTTACATTGGGGTGGGGGACACAACCCTTACAAACAATTAAAAAGTTATTCCCGAACTTAAAATCAGAGGATTATTACGAAATTGGTAAGATGTGTATGGATGATTCTATGCCTAGAAATTCAGAGTCACAGATGTTAGCTCAAGTAGTTAGATGGATGAAAACTAATTTACCTGAAAAGAAATTTCTTTATACATGGGCAGATGGAATTGTGGGTAAAGTTGGGTATGTGTACCAAGGGTCTAATTTTTATTATGGTAATTTTATTTGGACCGATATCTACATATCACCTTTAGGGGAGAAAATACACCCAAGAAGTTCAAAAGCTTTATTGAAAGAAAATGCTGAATTTTCGGGTAAAGAAAAATTATTTTGGATGACCCCTGATTTTATAAAAATAAAAGGTATTCGTAGAATTAGAGGAAAACAATTTAGATATATATACCCCCTGAATAAAAAATCAAAAGAACTTTTAAGAAGAGAATCTACGGTAGTATGGAACAAAATATACCCAAAAGAAGTTGACCTGTTATGGAAAGAACAAAAAGGTAAAGGTGATTATGTTTTATTAACGAGTAAACCTGAAATGAATTTAAGTGTTGTTGAATATAATCAAAACAATGTTAATGCACATAAAAAGTTAAAGAAATCTTAGGATATTTATTATTGATGAAAAAAACTATTAGAAAAGTATTAAGAGAAGAACAATTATCATTGTTCGATGATTACGAAGACACCAGTTATAAAATATGTTCCCATTTTAAAGATGAGGACCAGCAGAACCTATGTTCAAATTTAAATTCTCTTGGTAAATTTTTATATTCAGAGGATGGTTTAGGTTTACAAAGAATCATTGATTTTAAAACCAACCAAATGAAAAAACTTGTTGATTTAAACAATCAATACCAAGAACCACTAGCTATTTTATGGGAAACAGGTAAATACAATCAATCAGGTAGATATGATTATATCTCAAAAGAAAATGACTACTATCAAAATGAGGCCATGAAATCTGTTAATAGAGTTTATGATGATAATGGTAAATGGGATTCTATTAATAAATTAAACACAAATTATTCTGATTTAGCTGAACTATTAACAGAATTATTTATCAGAGGTAATATGGTAGGTACCCTAAAAGATAAAAACGCTTTAGGATTAAGGAAGTATCTTATATCTATTAAAGATAAGTTAGAAAGAGTTATAGATAAGTATATAAAATTAGATGAGTTTAAATCTTTCGTAAGAAATACAAAACACTTATCAAAAATAGGTGAAAAAGCTGAAAACGATGTTAAAAACATTTTAACAAAGGCTCAAATAGATACAGTGTATCAGGGGGGTGATGGGGACTTTGTTGATATGATTTTTGGTGTAGACCTTATAGTGAATTCTGGTGGTGAGGTTTATACGATACAAGTTAAGAGTAATGAGATTCAGGCAAAAGAATCTAGAGGATTAAAAAAATATGGAAAGATTGACTTTACTGCTTCACCTACCGATTATGGTATTATTATGTTTGATATAGATAATAACGAATTAAAATTCGATAAAAATGGTGATGAAATCTAATAAATGGAACCAAAAAAACTTTTAAAAATACATAGTTTTTTATATGGTATAAATGAAATCTTAGGATATAAGGGTAATACTATTATAGAGACTGATTATATCTACGCACCATATTTACCTATGTTTATAGAAGAAGATTTTAGACCTAGGCAAGGGATTGCTTCAAGGTATGCACGAAAAATCGTGAATAACAATTTTTATGGGAGAGTTACACTTGGAGCCGATACGCAAAATACCTAAATTTAATTTTGACAATTCAATAAATTTTAATTTTAATTCTTACACTGTTAATGCGGGTGCAAGAACAATACGTGCAACATGGTCACCCGAATTAGCACAAGATTTACAAGCATACCACGGGATAGACGCTGAGGCTGAATTAACGAGGTTATTATCTGAGGAATGGGCTAGAAGTATTGATAGAGAAATTATTAATACTCTTCTTGCTCAAGATTTAATAACCGTACAACCATTAGGCCGACCAATCGGTCATCTTTTTTATTTCGATTCCCAATACGAAACATTCGAACCTAAAGTTTATGACGATGGTTCTTGGAGTCTAAAAAATATTTTTGAAAGTTCCATTGGTTTTAAAATAGAAATATCCCCACATAAGTTTATTTAATTAATTTTGCCGATATTTATTGTTAAATGAATTTAACGTGCAAAATAACCTTTTCAATAGATTTTTATTGTTATTGGGATTTTTTAAATTTAAAAAAACTGAATCAAAAGATGAGGCTTTTAATAGATTAAAAAAATTAGTTCTTTCTGTTAAAAATAGGGAGGATTTAATTAATGCTGTTAAACTAATAAACCACTTTAATAAAACTTATGAAATAAATCCTGAATCAGCGGAATTTATTTATTTTAACAAAATAGTTAATTTAATGAGATTGATTATTCGTAAAAAACATAAGAAAAGTGGTGACAAAAATGACGAGGGTCAGTGGAAATGCGAAATAGAATTAGAAAGATATTAAAAGAAAATTCTGATGAGTTAGGTAATTGGTTTAATGAAATCGAACCGACCTTTAAAAATTGGAATTTTGAGTTTGATGGTAAACACGAATATTGGGTCGATTTAACTAAAATGACTAAAGATGAAATTAGTGTTGTTGCTGATTACATTTTAAAATGTTTACCAAACATTAGTGGGTTACGAAAAACTAAGTTTAAAAATTTAGGAGATTATGATGGTGTTGTCATTCATTGCGGTAGTGAAGATAATGATTATTATCCCACAGAAAATTATGTATGTTTTATGGAGTTTTCTTTTGATGATGACGAAGAAAAAAATAATAGTATTTATATTGACGGTAGAGAAGTGTATGAGTACATCAAAATCAAAGAAGAACAAAATTTAAAAGAAAGTTTAAATTGGTCTGATAAAGACACAATTAATTGGGATAAAGACCCTAATTGGGGTACTGATAACTATTATGGCCCTGACACTAACAATTGGACAACCGATACAGCAAAAAGCCAATGGGTACAAGGTGATGGAGGTGGTGTCTCAAAATCATCAGAAGATACAATGTCAGAAGAAGATGAAATAGAATTTGGTGACGATTTTGATTGGGCTAAAAATACTGGGGTACAACCAAATTATAATGGACATCCACAAGGTGTGGTTTATCTTCGTGACCATGATGAAATTGATGAATTTTGTGATATTATAGAAACTTATAATGGTGGTGAATTACCTAGAGGTAATGTAAGAGAAAATTTACATAGTGGTTTAGAAAATAGTAGGGATGAATTAGAGGGTAGTGACTATAACCCTTCTAATGCTGTAATATCAGTCTCATTTTTTGTAGAAAAAAACAAACCCAGTTTATTGTCCGTTGGTTATTGGGGTTATGATGTAGCTGACAGGTCAATTTTTGAATGGTTAGAAGATGGTGACACATTTAACAATGAATATGAATTATATACCAATTTAAATCAAGTTAAAAAGGTTTTTGAAGATTATCAAAATCCTGAATTAGTGAAAGAATCTACTGACCCAGAATGGGAGTGGCTAAATGATGTACCTGTTACAATCCCATTTGAAATGGTTGAATTACATAAAAAATATAAAATAGAAGTAAAAGAAGATTTACGAGACGCTATTGAGTCATGTGGTGATAATTCAAGAATATTTGTACAAGGGTATTACGGTGTTGTCACCAAAACTGATACAATATCTTATAATCGAATACATTGTGATTCAGAAATAGAAGATGAAGTTTTTACTTTACAATTATATTTTTATGATATAGATGATAATAAAATTAGTTACTTTTGGGTATCCTCTAATATGGTAGATTTTTACGAAATATAATGAGAAATTTAATTAAAAAAATATTAAAAGAATCTACTGACCCAGATTGGGCATGGCTAGATGAGATACCACCAATTATAGATGGTTGGGATTTATATCATAACAAATTAAAAGGTGAATCTTTTACAATAAATCTTAAATCTGAAGTTATGACTGATGATTGTGTTGATGAATACTTCCCAGATGATGTTGATTATGAATCTGAAGTAAAAGTAATATTAGTAGAAGTGGTACCAAAAATGAGGGTAAAAACAAATGGTTGTTATACTAAAGAGGTAGAAGTATTATTATTAAAATTTTATGAAAGTACTAATGGACATGATGGGATTAGTGACAATTTTAGTGGTGAAAAAAATGGGGAGATTGCTAATATGTGTGATAATAGATGTTGGTGGGTTTACCCTGGGTTAATAAACGTAAATTATTAAAGATTTCTTAACATTAGATATTTGTCCTTTTTACTTTTATGACCTATATATTGTTATATGAAAATAATATTATTAACACTAATAATAACAACAATCACATTTTTATTACTGACAGTCTCAAAAGACAGAAAAGAGTATTTTGATTATTACGGAAAAAAGTAATATCTTTGTCTTATGGAAATAATTGATTATACTTGGTTCACAACATCCCAAACAGTTGGTATTGTTTTAGTTAAAGACCCCTATGATGGGTATAAAGCATATATTGGTGTGGCGAAGGGTGGTAACGAACTTGACGATGTTACCCATATTACAAAATGGGGGAGTAGTTTCCCTATCGAAGCGGCAAAAAAATTATTTACACACATAAATTTTACAAATTAATTGACAATTTAAAAACTTTTATTATCTTTGTAACATATTTAATTAATAAGAATAAAAAAATGATAACAAATAACATACATATCAGCAATCGTAATCAGTGGTATCAGCCGTGTTTTATTAACAATGGTAAGGGTATGTTATGTGTAAATGGAAGTGAGGAAATAATTTAATCACAGAAGTAAATAAAAATATAACAAACCCAATTCCAAAAGAGTTGGGTTTTTTGTTTATAAAAAAAAACGATGTGTATATCAGTTGGTTAGATAGACACTCTGATAAGGTGTAGGTCGGAGGTTCGAGCCCTCCCACATCGACAAAAAAGAAAAAGTTCTTTGATGTATTGGTATTAGTAATGACTCAGTAGCTCAATTGGTAGAGCTCCACACTGTTAATGTGGCCGTTACAGGTTCAAGTCCTGTCTGAGTCGCTGAGGTTGATTGGGGAATGATATAACGTTAACGTGTCAGTAGTCGTGGTTATATCGGAGTTGTAACTGTCCGAGTAAAGCCAATCGTAAAAGGGGATGTCCACACAACCATCTTCCCCTTTCCTAACTTGGGAACTGAAAGTCGTTTGGATACGGCAGCGAAACTGTAAATTTCGTCCTCGCGGGAGTGGTTCGAGTCCACCAGGTCCCACAAAAAAAAATAAATGTAATATAAGTGGATTTTAACTCTGTTTGTTATATTTATAATAAAAGAATATTATGAAACAGAGAGAAGTTAAAATTACTGATGAAGAAATAAAGTTGGCATATGACAAATACGACACACTACATCAGGCATCCGCAGAATTAAAAATGACTACTGTGTCATTATGGAGAAGGGCAAAAAAAATTGGTTTAGCCTGGAAAGATAAAAACTTTAAACCTGAACAACAAAAAATACCTTTAAACGAGATTATAGAAGGTAAACATCCGTACTACCAAACCTTAAAATTAAAAAAAAGGTTATTGAAAGAAGGGGTTAAAGAAAATAAGTGTGATATTTGCGGTATAATAGATTGGAATAATATAGAGTTATCAATGCAATTAGACCATATTGATGGTGACTCACACAACCACAAATTGGATAATTTAAGGATGGTTTGCCCTAACTGCCATTCACAAACAAACACTTATTGTGGTAAAAATAAAAAAATCAAAGCGGAAATTTGAAAACAACATGTCTTCCTGTATATTTTATACGCGTCTTTGGTGTAATTGGTAGCACGGCTGGTTCCAACCCAGTCGGTCAGGGTTCGAGGCCTTGGGGATGTGCAAATGGTGATGTAGCTCAGTTGGTAGAGCAAAGGACTGAAAATCCTTGTGTCGAAGGTTCAATTCCTTCCATCACCACCATTATAGGGTAATGGACTAATTGGCAAGTCACCACGTTTGGGACGTGGGCATCGTGAGAGTTCGAGTCTCTCTTACCCTACTATACAATGTCCTATGGTGTAATTGGCAACACGTCGGTTTTTGGTACCGAAGAGTCGAGGTTCGAACCCTTGTGGGACAACAATATGGTGTTTGAAGCATTAAGGTGATGTACTAGTTTGTGGGACTAGGAAAGACGGGTCGGTACCGTCCTTACACCCAAAAAGGAAAGGTGGGTGAGTGGCTAAAACCAACAATCTGCTAAGTTGTCGTACCTGTAAGGGTACCGAGGGTTCGAATCCCTCCCTTTCCTCCATATGTGGATGTGATGTAACGGTTAACATGAGACTCTTATACAGTCTTCTCGGTGGTTCAACTCCACCCATCCATACTATTACACTCTTAGCTCAATGGATTAGAGCACAACGTTACGGACGTTGGGGTTGGTGGTTCGAGTCCATCAGAGTGTACAATAATAAGGCACCATGCCCGAGTGGTTAGGGGTCGGTCTGCAAAACCGCTTACATTGGTTCGAACCCAATTGGTGCCTCTATCTTTAATTTCTTTTATATTCAATATAGGCCCAAACACCAACAAATATTGGGGTTAGTATAGCAATAACTATTTCTGTATTCATCGCATAATTGTTAAATGTCCTGTTATCATTTTACGTGAGTCATCATACTCAGACCCATACATTATTCTCCAAACATAAATCCCATCAAAACACATTTTATTATTATAAGTACCATCCCAACCAACGGTATGATTGTATGATTCAAAAATTGTTTCACCCCATCTATTGAATACCAATAAATTATAATCATAGACATCAAACCCATCAGTAAATATTGGTAACCAAATATTGTTGAAAGCATCACCATCGGGGGTAAATGTATTAGGTATATAAATTAATTCTTGTGGACATTCTTGTATTGCTATATTAGCTTGTTCTTCATTAGAAACACAACCATTAACCGTTTGGGAAACGCTAATTGTATAAAAACCAACATTATTCCAAACATAAGGTAAACTATTATCTTGTATTGTATCACCTTCAACAACCCAATCAAACAACCCAGATAAAGATGAATAAGCTGTATAGATTCTAAAAATACTATCACCTTCACAAAGTTGGTTAAATTCATATGAAGGTGTTACAGATGTTATGATTGGTTGTGGGTTTACAATAACGTTGATTGTTGTATCAAATGGGCAATTACTTTGTGTATATGTATAAGTTACATCATTGTTTGTTATGATACCTTGTTGTGGGCAAAATTCATCAGTCTGAACCCCATTGACTAAGAAAGTACCATTTAAAGGTGAACCCACTAAATCTACACAACCATCATAATCACAAAAAGGACCAATAGGGTCTATTGTAGGGTTTATGTTTAAAATAAATGTAGTGAAGTAAGAGGTATCACTATTACAACCAATAGGACTAGTAGAATAAACACTTATAGAGTCTTGATATAAACCACTAGGTTCTAATGACCAATCCGTTGTTATATTATCAGTACCTTGACCATTTATTATTTGTGGTGTTGTAGACCATATGTAGTTGTAACCAACACCCATAGAAGGTACACTATAACTTTCTGATGTTGATAAATAACATACCGTATCAGGACCACTAATAGGTGTCATTATTATTTGTGCTGGGTTAGTGAGTGTTGCATTACCTGTTACGGTACAACCTATACCGTCTGTAATTAAAAAACTATAATTACCATAACAAAGGTTAGTGGGGTTAAAAGTTGTTTGTAGAGTATTCCAAGAAATAGTAGTGACACCATTGGTTCCGTTAGGGATTACATTAATACTACCATCACAATAGTTATAACAAGTTGGGTCAATAAAAGTAATTGTAGGTTGTGGTAAGTTAGGTGGACCAGGTTGTACAAACACCGTATCAGGTCCTGGACCGGCAATACTATTACAAGTATTCCATCCAACATTACAAGAAGGATATACTAGTTGACAAGTATAATTAGCTCCTTGTACAGGTGGTGTAACCGTAATGGACGCACCAACCCCAATTGGATTTGGGTTACCTACAATATACCATGTTGGTACAGGTAAAACAGTTGGTCCACTTGGAGTGTATCGGTACGCATCATTATTTGCTGTCCATTGTGTGGAATTCCTACCTGGTACAGTTATCGCCACGGTTCCTGTGGTATTATGTAATCCTTGAACCGCGGTACCTCCCGCCCAAGCTAGACAGTTTGGTTTTGATTGAATATAATTTTCTATTACGTTTGTTGATTCATAAATCACTGTATGAAATGTCCCCAGTAAATTTGTACATGAAAACATAGGGACACCAACCCAACTAACAACTAATTTTCTACAAGGTGCTGTACCTTGAACTTGGTACCTAATTTGCCCACCTAAACCTGGGTGCCAATCTTGCCAAGGACCCATGACACAATTTTTTGGTACTGTACCCGCACCATTAGGTATTGTTGCTGAAGTAAATGTTGTTGGTTGTGCCGGTGAAAAAGAAATCCAACCGTTAGAACCAACCCAAAATTGATTGTATGTTTGTCCAAAGAAACAAAATGTAAACCCAATATTAAAAGGACCTTGTTGTGAATCATCCGACATAAATAATTGTGTACCAGTATTTGTTTGTGTTACATAAGGAATATTTGTAACACCGTAGTTTGTTGTTTGATTTGGATTTGAACCTGGTCCACATTGACTAAAATCGGCAGTTAATGTTGTTGACCCAACACCACAAGGTAGTATTTGGTCTGGTCCTAAATAAGGACAGTATTGTGAATAGGTCACAAAAGAAATTAGTATAAAAAGGTATTTAATTAAGTTCATTTTTTTTTTATTTATAAATATAATATTAAGACGTATTTAAATGTAAATAGAAGGAACACTTATCCCAAAAGGTGGGATTGGAGAATATCTAGTACTTTTGGCTTATTTTTTAAATTTACGATTAAATAGAATATTTATATTATATGAAGTTAATTAGAGAATTCGATGATTTTAGTTGGACTAATATGGGTACACTTAATCCGTTTATGAGTGATGACCCACTTGTTGTTGTATGGTTAGATAAATCTGCCACTGAATCAGAGATTAATAAATTATATGATATGCTTTTGGAAGTTAATATAGAAATTAGTACATCAAAGTCAGATTTTGTAAAAAGTTTATTAACATATTCTAGAAATGGGTCTGCATATGTTAAATCTTACATAGCTCAAAATGGTGAAAAAAGAGCTGGGTATGGTGATACAAAAGCTTTATTTGATGAACATAAATATTGGAAAGCTATGGAAGATTTAGACGGTAAACCATATATAGAATATAAATTAGGTGATATCTTTAAAGATAGATTAAATGAGTCTGAAGAGTTAAATTGGATTATAGAAAGTAACCCATCATTTAGAAACAAGATAATTATTTTTGAACCACTGATTATTGAGGATGAGTATAATATTGTTATAGATGGTTTATTAGAATTTGATGAGGACCTTTATACCTATAGTGGTAATTTAGAAGAATTAAGACCTTTCACTTCTTATGATTATTTACACCATTTAGTTATAGGTTTAAATGGTGTAGTAGCTTATGGTGGGGCCAATGAACATAACAACGAAGACTGGGGTGGTTTTATGGATAACGTAGAAAATTACATAGGTAATTATTATAAAAATTTTAACAACCCAGAAGTTATTGATGGAAGAAAATATTTTAATCTTTAATAACTCCAATTAATACTTATTGATATGGATAAAAATTTTTACATTAATAAATTAAATAAAACTTTAATTTCACAAACACATAACCCTCTTTTTTATAAAGGGGATATAGTAGAAGGTTCTAAAATTCTAACTAAAGAAGTTGTAGACTCAATTAATGTTGATAGATGTTCTATATGGTTATACAACAAAAATAAAACATCTATTGTTTGCCAACAATTATATGTTAAATCTGAAAATATGTGGTATGATGGTTTAGAAATCTTTGAAAAGGATTTTGGACCGTATTTCGAAGAATTAATAAAGAACCCAATAATAATAGCTAATGATGCTGAAAAACATCCAGCAACATCTTGTTTTACTGATGGTTATTTAAAACCACTGGGTATTAAATCTATGTTAGATGTACCTATCATTTATTTTGGGGAAACTATTGGTGTTATATGTATTGAAAGTTTTACATTACGTGAATGGGATTCTTTTGAGGTTGATTTTACTCAATTATTATCTTCTTTATACACTTTTGCTTATTCAATAAAAGAAACAAACAATTTAAATAAAAAAATAGAAGAAACAGAAAAATTTATTGACGTATCGACAATTATATCTACTGCTGATAAAAGAGGTAAAATTACATATGTTAATAAAAAATTTGAGGATGTTTCTGGGTGGTCTTTGGATGAGGTAGTTGGTAAAGACCATGTTATTGTTAATTCGGGATTACAACCTGATGGATATTGGGGTAAAATGTATGAAACGGTAATGAAAGGTGATGTATGGAATGACGTTGTTACCAATAAAGGAAAATCAGGAGAATTATATTACGTTGATACTTTTATTAGAGCAATTTTTGATACCGATGGTAAATTGGATGGATTTGCTTCAATAAGACAAGATGTTACAGAACTTAAAAAAAAGGAAGTTGAAATTCGCAATAGAATGAACGCGATAAATAAATCTAACGCAGTTATTGAGTTTGATTTAGAAGGAAACATCATTTTTGCTAATAATTTGTTTTTAGAAACTATGGGATATTCTTTACAGGATGAAGTAGTTGGAAAACACCATAGAATTTTTATAGATGAGGAATACTCAAAAAGTGAAGAATACTCTCTTTTTTGGGAAAAATTAAATGAAGGGGTGTTATTTACCGGTGAAATTACTAGAATTAAAAAAGACGGTTCTTTAGTGTATCTACAAGCAACATACAATCCAGTTATCGGTTTAGATGGTAAGGTTTATCGTGTTATGAAAATCGCGACAGATATCACCAATTCCTACGAACAAAAGAAAGAAATTGAAAAGAAAAACACTTACCTAGAACATGCGGCTAAAATATTAAGACACGATATGCATTCAGGTATTAATACTTATATGCCAAGAGGATTAAGTTCTTTAGAAAGAAGATTAACCCCCGAAGATATTAAAACTTTAAAAATTGAGGCCCCAATTAAAATGATTAAAGAGGGTTTAAAACATTCCCAAAAAGTATATAAAGGGGTTTACGAATTTACAAATCTTGTAAAGAAAGATGTTGTTTTAAATAAAACGGAATGTAATTTAAAAGATATACTTGAGGATTATTTATCAGCGACAGCATATAGTAGTCAAGTTATTATTGATGAGTTACCAACGATAGAAGTTAATGAACCATTATTCTGTACCGCAGTCGATAATTTAATTCGTAATGGGTTAAAGTATAATGATAGTAATACAAAATTTGTTAAAATATATATGGAAGATGGTAATCTAATTATACAAGACAACGGTAGAGGGATTACACAAAAAGATTTTATTCATTTATCCCAACCATATACCAGAAAAGAAGGCCAAAAAGAATCTGGAACTGGTCTAGGGCTTAATATATGTGTAGCTATTTTAGAAGAACATAAATTTAATATTTCGTGTGAGAAAAATGACATAGGGACAAAAATGAAAATTGAACTAAAATGATAAAACTAAAAAATTTATTAACCATATTTTTCATAAGTATGGTAAGTATAGTGTATTCACAACCAACCTACCCTATCCAGACACAATTAAAAGGTGATTCTGTGGTTATTCTTACAAAAAAACAATCTGATGATATTAATTCACTAATTGAGAATCAAAAAATTAGAATACAAAAATATAAAACAGAAATAAAATTAGTTAATGATACTAACACGTTATTAAATAACGATATTAAAATAAAAGATAGTGTTATTAACCAATTGGATAGTTTGTTAACCGTCCAAAACAATTATTACGATAGTTTAATTTCTAAAATAGATACGTTAGAGAATTGGATTTTATCGTCGTCGATAGATAATGGGTACCTATATTATTCTTGGCAAGACTCAACAGTTAAAGTTATTGATTTAAGTTTGTATATGTTAGTATCGCATAGAGGAAGTGGTAATTATAGTTTAATTACAAGAGGTGATGTTACTAATATATATTATTGGAAACAAATAAATCTACTTAAAGAAGAAAGTCCTGAGATTGGTTGGGAATTAAATATATCCCCAAAATATAAACCAAGAATAGTATTATTCCCATATAAATTAACCCCAAAATTATGATAAAAAATATTTTAATAACAATAATGTTTTTGGGTTTTTTTACTTCTTTAAATGTAAATTCACAGACTGATAATAACCCCAAAAAAACAGAGATTGAACCTACATGTCCTAGTGATAGTCGTATAACTAGTTTAATTAAAAAATTAAATTACGAACCAAATAAAAAATTAACTAAATACCAATCAAGCTTATGTCAAGAAATTGGTATCTCTTTTTATAATAAAGGTATGTATGATGAGTCAGATTGGTATTTAGATAAGGTTAGTACCTATATTGATGTTGTTGATTTAAAACCTGAAAAAGTTTTTGACACACCTAAAGAAGAACCCGTACAAGAGTTAAGTGACTCAGAATTATCTAGTATTAAAGCCGACCAAAAATTTTTAGATGACCTACCAAAATCATACGATAATTTATCTAAAAAAGATATAAAAAAAATTGCTGATGAGATAGAGTCAAAACTCCAAAAACTATTAAAAGAAAAAAAAGAATTATTAAAAAATAAAGCTAGTCAAGAAGTTATCAGTTCTAAAACAAGTACTATACAAATATTAGGTAAAGAAAAAAATATCATTAATCTTAGTGTTAAAAATGATGATTTAGTTACCGATAAAAAAACCTTAAAAAAATATTTATGGTGGTCCACAATTGTTCTTTCTGTTTTGGTTTTAGGTATTATTGTTTTATTACAAAGAAAAACAATTAAAGTCCAAGACATAGAAATCGAAAACCAATTAAAAGACATTAACAAGAAAAACACTTACCTTGAATATGCGGCTAGAATAATTAGACACGACATGCATTCAGGTATTAACACCTATATACCAAGAGGGTTATCGTCATTAGAAAAAAGAATTTCAATTGAGGAAATGAATAACTTAAAAATTACACCCTCAATTAAAATGATAAAAGATGGTTTGGCACACACACAAAAAGTATATAAAAGTGTTTATGAGTTTACAAACCTTGTGAAAAATACTGTAGTTTTAGATAGAAATATGGTTGATATAAAAGAATCTTTATTAAAATACTTAACAAATACATCATATAAAAATCAGGTAGAAATTAGTGAATTAGTTACACTAAATGTAAATGAAACTCTTTTTTGGAACGCTATTGATAATTTAATTAAAAATGGGTTAAAATATAATAGTAGTGAAAATAAAGAAATTAAAATTTACATGGATAATAATGATTTAATTATTGAAGATAATGGTGTTGGATTTTCACAAAAAGAGTTCGAAAGAACAACAGGTGAATATTTAAATAAAAAGAGTAATTCCGAAGTTGGTTTAGGTTTAGGTATAACCAAAACAATTTTAGAAGAACATGGTTTTAGTATGATGTGTGAAAAAATTAACACTGGTACAAAAATAACGGTTAAATTAAATAAAAATTAAAAAAAAAATGATTGATTCTATATTATTAGTTGATGACGAGGATTTATTCCATTTAGTATTTGAGGATGCGTGTTCCTTATTAGATATAAGTTTGTCTTTAAACGCGTTAAACAGTTCTGACGAAGCAGCAAAACTATTCCAAAAATGGTTCCAAAGTGGTAATGAAGACAATAAACCAGAATGTGTTTTTGTTGACTTAAATATTATTGGTAGTTCTTTTGATGGTATTGAGTTAATTAGAAAAATAAACTTTGAATATGGTAACCATGTGGTTATTGGTATAATTTCATCGTCTAATGAACCAGATGAACAAGCTAAAGCATTACAAGCTGGAGCACAGTTTTGGATTATTAAATCAGACGATATAGAACCAAGACTAGAAGAATTTAGAAAAGATTACGAAGGTTATAAAAATAGAACCGCACCATTTAAAGTTTACAAATGATTAAAATAGAAAGTTTTACTAAAAAAAGTTTAATAGATTTATATAAAGAAAAAAATGTAGGTCTTGAGGGTAATATCACAAAATTAATTGATTCTGAGGATGATGAAGAATTTAAAGATTATTTAAAAGATTGTGAATTAAGAGATACCGAAAAAAGGAAGAAGCGTCTTGATATGACAAAAAAAATACAAAAACAAAATCAAGAACTATCTAATTTAAATAATGAAAACGAAAGAATTCTAGAAGAATTACAGGAAACTTTAAAAGACGTTGAGGATTCCAAGTTGACGTATGAGGTTCAGAATAAGGAACTTAATGAGTGGAAAGAAGATAACCTTAGATTAACTGAAGAGTTAAAAAATGAAATGGCTAAATCTGAAAAGGCTAGAATAGATGCGGAAAAAGCTAAAGATATGGCCGAAAACGATTTAGATTTATTACAAAAAAGAACTCAAAATGAACTAATCTCCACCATTGTTAGAGTTGCTCTATGGATAATCATGGGTGTGGGTTTTGTAACAACTGGTGTTTATGTCTTCACATTATTAATGGGCAAAGACACTCAAGTTATTAGTGCTACTTGGTCTAACATATTTGGTATTCTATTAACAAATGCATTTTCTATTGTAGGTACCATTATGGGTATAAAATACGCAACAGAAAAAAAAGAATAAAAATAGTTTGACAATTAATAAACTTTTACTATATTTGTACCATATTTAATTAATACGAACAAAAATTTTTATAAATTCAATGAAAACAACAATGACATACAAACAAGGGACCGTTAAAACGGTTGATGGGAAAGTGGATTCACTTTTCTACGGACATGGGTTGTCATACTGGAGTTGTTGATTTGAATTTACTCTATATATAGAATAACCCTGGGTCCAAAAGATTCAGGGTTTTTTGTTCTTTGATATATCGGTTTAAAAAAAGGAAGGGTGGCAGAGTTGGTCTATTGCATCTGATTTGAAATCAGAAGTACCTTTGAAAGGGTACCGTGGGTTCGAATCCTACCTCTTCCTCATAAATGGTCCATTGGTGTAGTGGCCAACATACATCCCTGTCACGGATGTGCCGCGAGTTCGATTCTCGCATGGACCGCAACTAACCATAAATCCTAGTAACCCCTAGGTTGGTTAAACAGTTCCTTAGCTCAGCTGGGAGAGCAACTCGCTTACATCGAGAAGGTCACAGGTTCGAACCCTGTAGGAACTACAATAAATTGCCTCATTAGCTCAGCTGGCTTAGAGCGTCTGATTTGTACTCAGAAGGCCGTGGGTTCGATTCCTACATGAGGCTCAATTAATAACAAACAAATAAAAACGTCAGATTATGGAAAGTGGCAAGTATGGCAAACACAATCCCTCGTAGCAAACAAGTGTAGGCAACGGACTTTTAATCCGTGGGGCTGGGAGCGTTACCCGGCGGGGGAACAAAACACACCGAGGCTTAGTGGTAAAGAACTATCTCTCATAAGGATGGTCAAGTGGGTTCAATTCCCATACTCGGTACATTATATTGCGGCAAGGTGTAATTGGTTGCATGGGAGTCTCATAAACTTCAGGGGTGGTTCGAGTCCACAGCACGCTACTAATGGGGATATAGTTTAATTGGCTAAAACATCTGATTTGCATTCAGAAGATGTCTCGGTTCGATTCCGAGTATCTCCACAATAAAATAACAAAAGAAAAAGAAAGAAATTAATGAAGATAGTGTTAACAGGTAAATTAGAATCACATAGAGAAATTTTTAGAGGAGAAAGAGAAAAAAATAAATTGATTAAAAGAATAAAAAAATTTATTTTTAAAAGAAAAAACGCTTAATAGAACAAAGTACAAGTTCAGGGTGGGGTGCGGTTCCCACAAATGCGGGTGTAGCTCAATTGACTAGAGTACTAGCCTTCCAAGCTGGGAGTTGCGGGTTTGAATCCCGCCACCCGCTCCATACGTCAGTGGCGGAATTGGTAGACGCGTTGGTTTTAGGAACCAATATCGTTAAGATGTGGGGGTTCGACTCCCCCCTGACGTACTTTTATTTTGCCAATTAAACAATAACCCTTATATTTGTAATTATGAAAAAATTAACCTTTATTAGTGACACACACACCAAACACGAGAAACTTAACGGTTTTCTTCCTGGTGGTGATATGTTAATCTGTGCTGGTGATATCACTAGTAGAGGTTATAAAACTGAAATTGAAAATTTTCTTAAGTGGTTTGATAAAATTGATAACTATGACCACAAAATTTTCATAGCAGGTAATCACGACTTTGGTTTCCAAGACCAACCTAATGAAACTAAAGGTTTGTTAACTGGTTATAAAACAGTTGAATATTTACAAGACGAACTTTTATTGGTTGGTGATGAGGATTATGACGATATGGTTAAAGTTTGGGGTACTCCTTGGCAACCTGAATTTCATAATTGGGCATTTAACTTACCAAGAGGACAAGCTTTAAAAGAGAAGTGGGATATGATAACAGTTGGTACTGACATTCTTATCACTCACGGACCACCATTTGGCAAATTGGATTACGTAAAATACCCAAATCAAAATGTTGGTTGTGAAGAACTAATGAAACGAGTTGAAGTAATCAAACCAAAAATTCACGTATTTGGACACATCCACGAAGGTTATGGTTATGTGTTTGATGGAAATACTCACTACATTAACGCAGCTGTGTTAAATGGACGATATGAGTTCCGCAATAAACCTGTGAATGTTTTATGGGATAAAAACACAAATCATTTGGAATTTGTTGATTAATAGGTTATCTTTGTGGTATGAATAAAGTAAAAATATATTTGGATGACATAAGAACTCCTAATGACAAAGATTGGTTGGTTGTTAGGAGTTTTTATGAATTTGTAGACTTAATAAATAAAGTTGGTTTGAATAACATCGAATTAATTTCATTAGACCATGACTTGGGTGATACTGCTATGAATGAGTATTATAACAATGTTTCACCTAACTACAAATTAGATTATGAGAACATAGAAGAAAAAACTGGTTACGACGCGGTTAAATGGTTAGTTAATTTGTTTTATTCTTTGAATGAACATAGAATCAACATGAGTAGGTCTGAGAAAAAAAGGGATAAAAATTTTTATTTCCCTAAAGTTGTGGTTCATTCAGCTAACCCAATAGGTTCAGCTAATATCATGGGTTATATCAATAACTTTTTAATGAATGAAGGTAAATCACAAGATTGTATAAGAGTTAAAATTGAGTATTATGTATGATACTGAGGGACCAGAATTAACAAAACAACAAAAAAAAGATATTAAAAAAGTTGTTGACCGTTATCTTAGAATTAGATTCAAGAGAAGGGTTAGATTATTAATAGGATTAAAATTAAAATAATGAAAGTTTCATTTGATTTTGATGGTACGCTTTCTCTTAAGAGTGTCCAAGAATACGCCAAAGATTTGGTGAGTAGGGGTTTAGATGTCCACATTGTTACTAGTAGACATAGTGATAAAGCAGCCAAAGAAGCTGGTTGGTGGTGGATATTGGACCAAAATAAAAATCTATTTAATGTTGCTCAAGAATGTGGTATTGATGAAAAAAATATTACCTTCACAAACGGAAGGGACAAGATAGAATATTTGAAAGGTAAAGACTTCAAATTTCATTTGGACGATGACGAAATTGAATTAATGTTAATTTTTGAATCTGATGAAAAGTGTATGCCTTTGAACGTTGGTCATAGTGATTGGCGTGATAATTGTGAAACAGAAATTAAAAGTTAATATGAAAGTAATTTTTCTTGATAATGATGGTGTAATCTGTTTGGCAGATAATTGGGGTAGTAGAATGAAAAAATTTAAAAAATATCATTCTAAAAATCCTGATGTTAAATTTGATGATAGACCAATTGATTGTAGATTAGATAACTTTGATGTGAAAGCAATTAAAGTTTTAAATACCATCCTTGAACAAACAGGAGCTGAGATTGTGGTATCTTCTGATTGGAGATACCAAGCTTCTCTTGAGGAACTTGGGGACTACTATCAAAGTCAAGGAATTATCAAAAGACCTATTGGGGTTACTGACATGTTTAAAGATATCTACCCAAGAGAATGGCAAAGATTGAGAAACTACGCCAAACTTGAGTATGAGAGACAAGCAGAAATCAAACATTGGTTATCGCAACATCCTGAAGTAACTCATTGGGTTGCAGTTGATGATTTAGATATGTCAGAAAAGTTTGGGTCAATCTCTGGTAATCCTAATAGTGGGTTAACTAACTTTGTCCTAACACCAAAATCAACACAGGGAATTAAACAATCAGGGATTAAAGAAAAAATCTTAAAATTTTTAATGTAATATGGCTAGATTAAGTAGAGAAGAAAAAATGAACAAAGCTGTTGTCGACATTATTAATGAAATGTTTAAGATAGCAGGTCATGAGGTAACTTATGACGATATCAAGGACCGTAAGGATAATTGGTACGCCCAATGGACCATGACTGAAGCTCAATACGACGAATGGAAAAAATGGGGTAAAAAATATCTCCAAAAGAACCTTCGTATGTATGCAAAACAAGCAGAAAAAGAAATGTTATGGGTAGGTATGATGTGGGGATTAAAATTTTCTGACCTACAACTTGGTTAATTAGTGTTTTTATTTCTTTTATAGGATATTTATAATTAACAAATTAATTAGTTATGAGTAGAAATATTAATAGAAGTACTTCAGCTATTGTTGATGAAATTCTTAGAAAGAGTAGAATTCGTGAACAAGAAGAGGAAGAAGAAAACAAAGATACTGAAGAAAAGAAAACTGAAACAAAAGGTGAACCTGAACTTTATAAATTAAGTAGTAAGGTTATAGAAATTCTTAATAATAGAATTAAAGATGAGTATACAGCTCATTACTATTATAGAGCGGCTACTAACTGGTGTCAGGATATGAATTATAAGAAAGCTGCTGAGTTCTTTAAAAATGAGGCTGACGATGAGTTAGAACACGCTCAAAAACTACAAGAGTATATGACAGGTTTTAATATTTTACCTGAAATAGAAAAAACAGAAACAAAACACACTTTTGGTAATTTACTTGATGTTGTTTATGGAGCTTACACTATGGAGTTGGCTTTAATGAAAGATTATAATAAAGATTCTCAGGATGTTTTTTCTGATGATATCACAACATTTGATTTTTTAACTGAATTTAGAGAAATCCAAAAAGGAGCTGTAATTGAATACAATGATTTGATTAACGCATCCAATTTGATTGATAAAGGGGATAAATTCCAAATACTTTATTTTGAACAAACTTATTTTTAAGTAATTGTATCATCGAATAAGGACCCCTTTCAGAAATGTTAGGGGTTTTTTGTTTTTATATTGTTTAATTAAAAAAATAACTATATATTTGTGTTATGGAATATTTTAAATTGTTTTTAATGTGGTTAGCATTTATTGTTATCACAACTTATTACGGGGATTACCTTGTAAGTAGAGAAGTAAACGGGTTCATCCAACTTTTAGGTTTCGTTGGAATGGTTGCACTCGTAGGATTAGTAGGAAACGAAACCATCAAAGTTTTAAATAATAAAAAAGAAGAAAAATGATTAGTACAGTAATTTTTGTAGTATGTTTAATTGCGGTTATCCTTACCGTTCTAAAAACAAGAGGTAGTATGTTTACGGTAACCCAAAACCATTACGGTCATGATAGTAAACGATTCAACCCATCTTGGCTCATTAAACCGATTGGTATTTTTGTTGTAGGTATCGTTATTTCAATGACCCAACCGTTTGCGATTGAAAAAGTTGACGCAGGTCACAAAGGATTAAAGATTAATTTGGTCGGAGACCAACGAGGTGTATCAAGTTATCAGTATAAAACTGGTTGGGTACTTTATAACACTTGGACAGAACAAGTATTGGAGTTTCCAACATACCAACAACACATTGAGTATGAAGACCAAGGTGTAATCCTTAAAGGTGGATTCTCAGCAACCATTAAACCAACATTTAACTATTCTCTACGTGAGGATGCTATTGGTGATATGTTTGTTAATTTAAGATTATCTATTAGTGAAATTGAAAAGGGTTGGTTGAAAAACGCTATTATTGGGGCAGTAAATGACGTAGCTAACACATGGGAGGTAGATAGTATTTTTAATCACCGACAAGCATTTGAATCAGCAATTGTTGCAGAATGTAATGTTAGGTTATCTAAATGGTTTAACGTATCTCAGTTGAGAACTAATATCACACCACCTGAGGCATTACAAGAGTCAATTATCGCTAAAACAAAGGCTATCCAACAAGCTGAAGCCTCTGAACAACAAGCTATCGCAGCAATCTCTGAAGGAAGACGTAAAGTAGCCGTAGCAAGAGCGGATTCTGCTGAAACTATAATCAACGCAAATGCGTCAGCACTTTCAATTAAGATTAAACAAACTCAATTAACACCTATGTATATTGAGTACTTAAAGGCGTCTGCTTGGGATGGAAAATTACCAACAACGGTAGCAGGTGGTTCAGGATTGTTTTTAAACCTAAACAAATAATGAAGAATGGATTTATTGGGATGGTGACAGTACTTGTTACCATCCTATTTCTAACAGGATGTGGTTGTAGTGACGAAGAATATTACAAACAAAAGTTTAAATTCAAAAACGGTGATTTTGTAACACATAAGGTTAGTGGTAGTAAAATTTTAATTATTGATACACTAAGATTTAATAATGATTGTGGGTGTGAAGTTGAGTTAGAATATCTTGGAGTAAACTCAAAAGAACTTAATGAACGTTATAAAGAAATTGAATTAACTAAATAAATTTATTATATTTGTGTTATGGAAAAAAGAAGCACACATTACGGAGACGTATCAAAATGGATTGAAAAGGTAATTGATTCTTGCGAGACATACCAACAGACATTTACTGTTAAAAAATTGATTAGTAATTTTGCAAAACAATTAAGAAATAGTGCCCCTGATAAATATTGGAACAGTTATCAATACACAGTTATTTGGCCACTTGAACATAAATTAAAATATAAAAGACAATCATTCATAGATAAGATTGGGGAATAATGGGGAATAATGAAATTGAACTAGAAAAAAATTATCTACCCGAATTTATTGACCAATTTGGTGATGGTCCTCTCGGTGAATTAGACCCTGAAGAATGGGGAGCATTAGAGTTTCTCAGATGGTTAGAAATTAATAATTATAAAATTATAAAAAAATAATAAATTTATGGAAAATATGAAAAGAGTTGATTGGTTTTTGTTAATAATATTTGTAGCAAACTTATGTGCTAGCATTCCATTAGGGTCTTTACCAAACATTCTTGGTTGGTCTTGTGCGGCAATGGTACAATTAAGAATTTGTTTAACCAAATAATATAAAAGGTAATAATTGTTAATTACAAAATTTGACTTTTTAAGAAATACAACTATATTTATAATATAAAATGAAAAATACGAACATCATATCATTATTAGAAAGATTAGAGAGATTTAGTCTAATGGAGATGGTATGATTATTTTTTAAATAATATTTTAAAACCCGTCTCTTAAAACAGATGGGTTTTTTTTTTGAAAAAGATTTGGTAGATTAAAAAAGATTACTTACATTTGTAAGACAAACAACGGGGGTAGGAAGTTAGAGATGAGTGTCCTACTCCCGTGACAAAAAGAAAAAGTTCTTTGACATATTAAAACGGGGACAAGGTAACCACAAACCCACTGGTAATAGGCAGTTCTTGAGATGGAATGCAAGACAGAACGTAACCCCTACCTTGTTCTTTTTTAAAATATATTGTGGTGGTAAGAAAAGGTGAACTCGTTAAGTTCATAGGCCTGTTGACAAAAGATGGTGAAACGAGTGTGGTTGTCGACTACTGCATCACATATATAATACATTGTGTTGTTCCCTTGAGAAAGGAATCAAGAATAAGAGTGGACAGACTTTAAGCACTACAACACAGAGGACTCAACCTCAAAGAACCTGTACCCTTGAAAAACTCGTTTAAGTAAAGCAGGTTTGCTCCGAAATAAAAGGGTATGAGAATAAGGAGTATTTGCTCGGGTGGTGAAATAGGTATACACGTTTGACTTAAAATCAAATTCCCATTGGGAGTGAGGGTTCAAGTCCCTCTCCGAGTACTGTGAAATGAACAACGTCACCACAAGAGTTGTACCTTTATGGTTTTATAATGTGGTATTTGGTCCTATCGACTATCGGTTAGGTCGTCAGGTTTTCATCCTGGAAAGCGGGGTTCGATTCCCCGTAGGACTACAAAAGAGGTGGATACTTTGTACGTAGATAATTTAGTAATATCTTGTCGTAGTGCACCGTTGACGAAACCTCTTTTATTTTTGGGTCCCGTAGTGTAATGGATTAACATAAGGAGCTTCTACCTCTTTGATTCAGGTTCGAATCCTGACGGGACTACTAAAAAAATATTAACTACTAGGTTCGATTTTTAATAAACCTTAAATATTTATTAATAAAATATATTATGAATTTTGAGGAAAAATATAATAAAGAAGAACTTGAGAAGTTAATTTTTGTTGAGAGTAAGAGTTATCGTGAAATTGGTAAAATTTATGGTGTTAGTGACGCATACATAAAAAAAGTGTGTGGCAGATTAGGGATTAAACTTAGAAAAAGAAAAAATTTTCCTGAAAATTTTATACCACACAATAAAGGTATGGGTAAAAAAGTTATATGTAAAAATTGTGGTAAAGAAACAAAAAGTTCACACGATAAACAAATATATTGTTCATTTGATTGTAATGTGGAACATAAAAATAAAAATAAATACAAAGATTACTTAGACAATCAAGAAAAATATTGTAATACCACATCAGGTTTGCGATGGTTAAAAAAATATTTTTTAATAGACCAAGATAATAAGTGTAATATTTGTGGAATAGATAATTTTTGGAACGGTAAACCATTAGTTTTTGTTATGGACCATATAAACGGTGATGCTAGTAATAACAAAAGAGATAATCTAAGATTAATATGTCATAATTGTGATTCACAGTTAGACACATACAAATCTAAAAATAAGAATTCAGCAAGGAAAGAAAGATATTTGTTAAACTACAAAAATATTTAAAATAAACGAGAAAGAGATACTCGTAGGGTTTTTAAGTATCCCTCAAAACTTAACGGAGCTGGTACCACCACGTCAAGGGGTACTCGTTGGGAATCGGAAGGAAGACTCTCCTATCCCCCAAGTAAGAGTTGACTTTTAAGTGGTAAGACACGTTGGGTTTTGAAATAGAAAAACTGTGAATATCTACTCACCATTAATCTCAGGTGGGGAAACATAGTCAGGTGGCGGAATTGGTTAGACGCTAAATTAACGAGTGGATAGTGTGCCATTGGGGAAGGGCCAAGAAAGTTACACATACAGGTTCAAGTCCTGTCCTGACTACAAAAAAATAAAAAATTATGGAAAATAAAGAAACATACCAAATGGTGAATTATGATGGTGATAGTTACGACAGTAAGATCCCTGTGGAATTAGTTGAGTCGTTCCTTAAAATGAAAGAACTAATGGAACAGGTGTCTAATGGGAAATATTATTGTACACCAAGTATGTATTATACAGATGAATTGGAAGGTGTTTCAGTAGGTATAGTTGAGGTTAATGGTGACGGGACACATATTAAAACACCATTTAGTTTAATTATCAAATAAAAAATAGTCAGGTGGCGAAATGGTGACGCCTAAATGAGACCCGTGGGGCGAAAAGACTCTCGTAGGTTCAAATCCTGTCCTGACTAATTTAGGTCCTTTAGCTCAGTCGGTTAGAGCAACAGACTCATAATCTGTGGGTCCACGGTTCGAGCCCGTGAAGGACCACAATCCCTTTGTATTGACAAGGGGATTTTTATTTTGATATTTAAAAATAATTCCTTATCTTTGTAGAAATAAAATAAGGGACTATGATTTTTGAGTATACACAACCAAAGGGAATTGAGGATATCAGATGTAATAAAGACTGTATGGTCAGGGCTGTAGCAAATATCACAAAAGAAAATTATTCTAAGGTTCATAAACTTATGTATGGTCATGGTTGGAGAGCCTCTAGAAAATCATCTAAAGGTAATTGGGAAGACCAAGTAACAAAGACTTTGGACGACTTGGGTGTTAAGTGGGAAAGAATTTCGTTCCCTGGAGTTAAGGGTCAAAAAAGAATGACAGCTAAGGAATTGGTGGAAATGGACCCTAACGGTAAATATATCATCAGAATTACCAAACATGTTGCCGCATTGGATGGTGGTAAGTTATTGGATACTTGGGATTGTTCTGATAAGTGTGTTTATTTTGTATGGAAAATTAAATAAGGTATGTATTATAGAATTGGTACTAAGGTTAGAATTGAGAAGGGTAAAAGAAGTTCCGTTTGGGATGGTATGACTGGCACTTTTGCTCATATATCGATGCCTGATAGATTTGGTTTTTGGATGTACGGTATTGATTTGGATGAACCTGATGTTAATGGGAAAACAAAGGTTATTATGGTTTCTACTAAACCAAATGAGGCACATAAAAGATTAACCAAATTGGATACCTCTGAACTACACCCAAAATTTATTAACTATAAAAAATTTAAATTTAAATAAAATGAAAAACATACATTTAATACCAACGGATAAGGAACAACATTCCATTGTTCAAAAACATACAGGATTACTTTTAATTCAAACGCCACGTAAAGAGTATAGTGGAACAAAATTAAACATCTACATCACTTCTAACGAAGAAATTAAAGAAGGAGATTGGTTTTATTCTGTAAGAGAATTAATTGAAAAAGCAATAATTAATTATCCTAAAAGAGAAAATTTTGGTAAAATAATCCTAACAACAGACCAATTTTTAATAGATAACGGTGTTCAAGCTATTGATGATGAGTTCTTAGAATGGTTTGTTAAGAATCCAAGTTGTGAGAGTGTTGATATTGACTATAAAATAAAGTCATTTATTGAAATTAGTCATCCATCTGATAAAAAATCAACTCAATATATAGAAAAACTACATAAAATCATCGTTCCACAAGAAGAACCTAAAACGAATTTAGAAAAGCATTTAGACACTTTACCTGATTCACATTTCATTAGAAGAAGTGCTGTCATTCCACAAGAAGAACCTAAACAAGAATGTACTTGTGGTGTATGTGATAACTGTGAAGAAAAAGAATCTATTCAAATTCTAAAGGAAGCAAAAGAAAATGCTTTAAAACAAGAAACACTAGAAGAAGCGGCAACTAAAGTATTAGATAGGAAATACCCTTACCATCGACCATCAGATGCAGGTTATTGGAAAGATATGTTTATATCAGGAGCTAAATGGATGGAAGAAGAGATGGAGAAGTTAAAAGATTTTGATACTTGGAAAGAATGGAAAAATAAATAGTTATAAATAAAAGGCCTTATGAAAGTGTTAGTATTAAACATGGACTACAGCCCAATAAACATTACCACACTACAAAAGGGTTTTAAATTAGTGTTTAAAGGTAAGGCTGAAGTCGTGACTCACGAGTCAGAAAACCCAATTGTGACAGATAAAAAAGATTATATTAGACCAACGGTAATTCGGTTACTGAAGTATATTGTTTTGCCTTTTAAGAAAGTTCATCTATCTAGACAGAATATTTTTAAAAGAGATGATAATGAATGTATTTATTGTGGTGCTACAACTGATTTAACCATTGACCATGTTATCCCTAGGTCTAAAGGTGGTTCTAATACTTGGGAAAATTTGGTTACTTGTTGTGGTATTTGTAATGTTAGAAAGTGTAGTAAGGATGTTGATGAGTTTTTATCAGAGTATAATTTAACCATGAGACATAAACCTTTCAGACCTTCTTATTTATATTTTGTTGAAAAAATAAATAGAATTAGTAATGATTGGAAACAATATTTAGGATTTAAAAATGGATAAAGATTTTATATTTGAAGAAGGTAAGGATTATTACCTAGAGAATGGGGCTATTGTTTTAACTGAACGATACCATAAAAAACGTGGTACTTGTTGTGGCAGCGGTTGTAGACACTGTTGTTTTGACCCAATACACCAAAAGGGTAATAAAAATCTTAAAGAATATCTGAAGACTAAAGAAAAGTAAGATATTTATTATTGATGAAACGATTGATTAAGAAAATTTTAAAAGAGTCTTTTTTGGATGATTTTGGTATGTCATCCAATTATAAATATGATCCTTTAAATTGGGAACAAGATGCTCAAGATGTGGGTGGTGCTAAAAAATTAGCAGATGAAATTTATGGTGGTGACTATAATAATTTCTTAGATAGAATTCCACAATTAGAAGAGGAACAACTTAAAACTGATACTATAAAGGTAATGACTGTTAACGGTAAAAGCGTTGAGAGGGATTATAGATATGTAATGTATAAAGATGGTGAAAGAGATATTATGGCTTACGACCATGACACTAACCAAATGTTTGTAGATGATTCTATTTGGACGTTTTTGAGACAGGGATTTGATCTGAATTCTTCAGAAATATCAGATATATTCCGAGATTGGATAAAAGAAAATTATGGATTAGACGTTCCTTATATCCATTCACAAAAACTTTAATTATATGAAATTAGTTGAGGTATATAATGATTTAATGGTTGAAAAGGCCTGGAAAAAATTAGATGAGATATTATTAAATGCTGATATTTTACAAGAAGCTGACCCAACTAAATTAAATGACCTATTAAAAAAATCAAAGGTATTAATATTTGATGCATTTGGTATTAATCCTTCTCAACGTGAATACTTTATCGCTGGTTCTGCTAGATTATTTAAAAATCCCATGTTATTGAAGGCTTTAAACCAAATGGATAGTAGAACTTGGTCCATGGATATTGGTGATTTGGATATTGTTGTACCTGATGAAAGTAATTGGAAAACATTATATACAAATTATACCACTGATTCAGAGTTTTTAAAAAAAATAGGTAATGTTATAGGTGAAGAAAACGTACCAAAGATTGTTGAACGTTTTAAAAAACAATGGGAAGATTTTGGTGGTAAGGTTTACAGACCAGGTTTAGGTAAAAATGGTTTAGGTCTTATTAAAGAAGATATGGAAGCTTTTACTACATGGGACCCCAAAAGGGCTAAAGTTCAAGGAGCAAATGATTTTGATGTTAGGGACGAACAATCAATATTAAAAGATTCTGTTAACATGGGTGGTTTTTATTTTATGAGTATCTATGATGTTATGGATTATAAATCAAAATTAAACAGAGAAAAAGAAACAGAATTAGTTAAGTTTGTTAACCAATTTATAGAACAGGGTGAGACACCACAAGCTAAAGAAGTACTATTCAAAAACATATACACACTTTTTAAAGCTGAACAACAACAAAAATCAAAATAATTTTATTATATTTGCCTTATGAAAGGTAAAGACTACTTTAATTGGTTGAATGAGGAAGAACAATCCAAATGGATTGCCAATTTTAACTCATTGAATAAATTTAACTATTCTGTAGAGGAATTTTTAGATTTAGAATTTATCAGCTGGATGGGGTTTATTGGTGTTTCTTTTGAATTTAGAAAAACACTCGAAGGTGTTAATTATTGGGCTGACGTTTATTCTAAATACAGAAAGTATGATAATCTAAAAGTTAAACCAGGTTTTAATAATTTTAAAACACCACCTAAAATTTTGTAAAAAATTGTTATATTTGTAAAAAATAAAAATTATGGAAAGATTTTCGATGAAACAGGTTATTGCCAACAAGTATGGTGAAACAGAGAAGAACACAAAAACAGCAAAGTCCACAAAACGTTCCCAAGGTAAAACAAAGGACCAAGGGAAATATATGGTTAAGATTGTTGATGGGGTAAAATACATGGTCTTAAAATAATTAAAAAAAAAATTGACAGATTAAAAAAAAGTTATTATCTTTGTTAAACAAATAAAAAACATACACAAGTGGTGAAATTGGTAAACACGGGGTGTAACAACTCTGACCGAAAATAATCTACCTTCGGGTCGATAAAAGTAGGTTTTGGAGGTTCGAATCCTTCTTTGTGTACACTAATCACATAGTATCACTATCATTATCTAGTGAGTAAATAGTAGAGTAAATCTACAGCTATGTGATAAAGTTCTTTGAAATAATACATATAAGTGGCGGAATTGGTAGACGCTTACGTTTGAAAAGAGAGTAAGGTTAGATTGGGAGTTCTGTAAAAGCCTAAAAGACCTTAGATTTAGCTAATCTTGGTGGTCTATAATCAGACTGGTCAAGAGGTTTGGTTACGGTACTCTTTAAAAACCAACTGTAACAAGTTATATAGATAGATTTAATAATATGATAGAATTAAATCCTTAGACTCTTGTAAAATGTATGGACTGAAAGAAACCTAGTTTTGAATAAGTTCGTGGAGGTTCGAATCCTCCCTTATATACCATATATTGTGGGATGGAGAAGTTGGTATCTCAGCAGGCTCATAACCTGAAGGCCGCTGGTTCGAGTCCAGCTCCCGCTACTAATAGTACCTATCACGCTACCCATAAGAACAGCGTCCCAGGATAGGTCTTTTAACCCCACCGTTGGAAACAACGGGACCCTCTAGTTCTCAGGTTCTAGAGTTTTACGCCCCACACCGATTTCGAATAAGTGTGGGGTTTTTTATTGACAAAATTTAAATCTGTATTATATTTATAATAAAAAAATAAAATATGAGTGATTTTGGATTTAATGGTATGAGTGATGAAGAGTTTAATAAAGAATTTTTAAGATTTTTGAATATGTATCAGTCAGGTCTTGAAAGTTTTATGAAAAAAAATTTAGGTTCACAAAATAATAGTTTTTTTGGTTCACATCCAATGAACATAGAGCCTTTTGATATGGATTCTTTAAGAAAAATATTATCACAACTTAATGATGATATGGGACTTGAAAAGGGTAATGATGAAAACGGTGAATGGGAAAAAAGAAATTGGTTGTCACCCGATGGTTCTACTAGTTTTAGTTCTTTTAGTAGAAACCAATATTTCAATCCATTTGAAGGTAGAGTATCTAAATATAGAAAAGAACCTGAGATTGATACAATAAAACTTTTAACTAAAAAACTAAATCAGGCAATTTCTGATGAAAAATACGAAGAAGCGGCAAAAATTAGAGATTTAATTAAATCTTTAGGAGATGATAATAAATAAAAAAAACCCACTACTAAGTGGGTTTTTTATTTTACAAAGATTGGTCAGGGTGCCAATCATAGTCATCTAGCAAATCTTCCATGATTATTAATTTAAAACTATTGGGTTATTAAAAATTTTTTATAGTCTGTTGTTAGTGGTTTTTCATTTTTAAAATAATAAGTTTCTTTCTTACCATCATAATTTATTATTTTATAAAATCCGTCTGGTATTGTAGCTCCCGAAGGTAGTACAACAGATTTTTTTGAAAATACACATCTTATTTCAACAGTTACTTCATATTTTAAAGCCAAAGTCCTTTCATGTTCTTCTAATAATCTCCATGTAGTTCTATTTAAATCTTGATTTTGTAAAACACAATTTAAATAACTAAAAGTCATTTTTAACATTTCTTTGGTACAATTAAAATCGGCTGCTGGAGCCATATGACCTTTATCCCAAATGTTGTTAATATAATCTTGATTGTCTGATGTCTTAATTGAATCATTACTATAAAAATCCATACCCTTTCTTGAGGCATTTCCTGTAGGGCATTCTACAACATATTCAATCCATTTTGGTTGTTCTAATTTCTCTGAATAAACCAAAGTAAAAATTTGGGTTTCTATATAGATACTATCACGAAGTTTACTTTGTGAAAACGTTTTAAGTATTATAAATAAAAACAGTGTGATGGTTAATATTTTTCTCATTAATATATAAATATGATTTATTTTAATAAAAAACCAATTAGGTTTATTAAATGGAACCAAAAAAGAAATTAAAAAAATTTAACGAATTTAAAGCCAAAAAAAAGAGTGAATTTGTATCACTTGGTATTAATTACGTTGCTTATGAACCGATGAGACAAAATAGGTATCTGATGGAATTTCCTCTTGGTGACACTATGTTTAATTGTCTTGTTAATTGTGAATTGCCATCAGTTTCTATAACAAGAGGACACCGAGAATTTGATATGTACCGACCACAATGGCAACCCGTACAGGTTGTGATTAGAGATGTTATTGGTGATGAAACTCATAGAAATTTATTTTACAGTAGAATTCGTGATTGGTTTAATGATTATAATATTACTGGAAGAAAAATTAATTCAACCATATCAAGGTTAGACCCAACAGGTGTTGTTATTAGTAGATGGGATTTAAGAGGTTGTTTTTGTAGTTCTTTACACTATAGTAATACTTACTTAGATTTTGAGCAACCCGAATTAGAAATAACTTTACATTACGATTATTGTACTATTGTTATGTAGATTAATTATTTATTATTACTTTTGTAAAAAAAAATATGCCAGAATTAGCTGAGGTAAAAATAATGTCTGAATATATAAATTATGTTTCAGATAAAAGAACTTTCAACAAAGTTAAAAAATCACCACAAAACAAAAATCCTGAATTAATAATTGGGGGTGAGTTCAAAATAAAGGCTCACAACCGTGGTAAAGAATTGATATTACAAATTAATAATAAAAAGTTATTGTGTAATATGGGGATGTCGGGTAATTGGGTTTTTGTTAAAACAGGAGAAGAACCCAAACACGCTCATCTAATGTTTGATACCACAGATGGTTATACACTTGCCTTAGTTGATTTTAGGCGTTTTTCTAGATGGAAATGGGTCGAAGGTTGGTCTGATAACCGTGGTCCTTGTATGTTAACCGAATGGGATGATTTTGTTACCAATCTAAAAAACAATTCACACAAAAAAATATTCGATAAATCAATCTATGAATTGATGTTAGACCAAAAATATTTTAACGGTTTGGGCAACTATCTACGTGCCGAAATATTAGACCGCTCTAACCAAAACCCTTTTGTATCTTCTAGGGAGTCAATCAACAACCAATTAATGTTAGAACTTTGTAGAGATATTGTAATGGAGGCATACCAATTAGGCGGTGGACAACTTTTACAATGGACTAACCCTTACTTTGATGACAAGGTTACTTTTAGAGAATGGTTACAATGTTATGGGAAAAAAGAAAAAATTGTTGATTCAAAAGGACGTACATTTTGGTTTGATAGAAAATATAAAACCTCTCTTACTTAAAAAAATTAAAATAATCAAACCTTTTTTAAAAAAAATATTAACAAAATATTGATTATTTAAAAATTTAACATATCTTTGTATTAAAGTGAGTGGTGGAGAGCATACACGGTCCCATGACGGTGGGATTGGTTTCCCTAAATAAGGTTGTCGGATGAAAAACCGAAACACGAAAAGATTCATCGGAGGGTTTAATTCCCTCCCTCACTGTTCAAAAACAAAAAAGGGACCTTCGGGTCCCCTTTTTTATATTCTACTATAAAGGTCTTCTAAAAAATATTCTTTCATATCTGAATTGGTGGCGTAATCACTGTAATGTGGGCTTAAATCTTCATTTTCTTCGTCCAAGACATCAGCATAGAAATCATTAAAATAAGACCAATGACCAAATGGTTCATCTATACATTCTTCACAAAAACTTTCAAAAGCTTCTATTTCATCTGCATGTTCTGTAGTGTCATAATGTCTTTCAGGGTCATAATATTTTTTACAACTGTCCCAACATCCAGATATTTTGTTTTTTATTACATCTAAAATTAAATCTGTAGATTCAAAAACAAGATTATTATTTTCCCATATAGGTTGACCTAATAAATCTTTAATACTATCTACAGCTGTAGTGTAAATACCACTAGATACAGCATTGTTATATGAACTTGCATAAGCCCAACCTAATTCCATTTTTAAATCATCAAACATTTCGTCTTCATTTATCAGGTCACCCATTAAATCATCATCTAATAACATGTCTTCCCTAAATGGTTCACCGTTTTCCAATTCTCCGTCTATAAAACCACCTTTCCTAATATATTTTTTTATATACTCTAAAGCTTTTTGGTCATCTGTAACCAAATCCCACACATTACTTTTCCATTCACGACCAATAAGGTCACTGGCTGAGTAAGGTTCCCAATAATCTTCATCACAAAAAACAGCTTTGGCTAGATACCTATTCATATAACTGTAACCACCATCATTATCTTCAAATAATCGTATAAGGTCACACCAATCACCAGCAATAAAATATAATTTACCACTTCGATATTCTATATCTATAAATTGACCAGCAATATAAGGACCAACTATTTCTATAGGGAATGTTTGGTATCTATTATAAATTTGTGCCGGAGTTAAATCAGTTTTTACTTCAATTTCTTTAGCCCAACCCCAATCATCTTCTTCAGATTCATTTAATTTATTTCCTTGGCTGACAACTATTAAATCCTCCCAACTGTAACTATTTGTACGACCAATCCATTTAACTTGTATGGGTAAACTATCACCAAAAGTCGTGTAAACGTCATTAATGATACCCACTTCTTCTATTGGATTATCTTCATCGTCGGCATTATAAAATCTTGAATTTTCAGATATTCTAACGTTAAAACCAAGAACATCTGTCAATTCATAACCTAAATCTTTAAAATCTTTAAGTGGTGTTTCAATATCACCCCTCATCCAATCAATGTCATCTAATTCTTTAGATTCATTCATTGTTTTTGGTTCTAATGGTGGACTTAATAAGAACTTTTGATTAATCCAATTTCTCAATTCATTCTCAACAAAATATTCTGGAACTGGTTCTGAATCTGGTTTTGATGCTGCTAATTCAGATATATATCTAGCAAATTTAATTTTGAATTTTCTATCCATCATATGTAACAAACCATCTGAGATAAAAAATATTTTTGATATGGGGTCTTCGTGAGGGATATCACCCTCAACAGCATCCATAACATGAATTAAAGTTCTACCCCACCATTTTTTATAACCTCTAGTATCTTCTAATCCTGGTTTTATTATTTTATTGAAAGCCCTAATAGAACTACCAACAAAACCGGCCACAGCTATTTGTGGAAAAAACCACGGTATCAATCTTATTAAGGCTTTATAAACCCCCTCACCGATATCGTATGTTAAATTTTTATTTTGAGCAGTTTCAACTAAAGTTCTTAATTGACCAAAAGTGATTGGGCCCTGTTTTTTACAAAACTGTTCTTTTTCACAAACATCTGAAATAACTTTTTGAGATGGAGCAACAACACCCTTAGATGGTTCAGTATGTTTTGGTAAATCTATTAGGTTTGAGTTGTCTAACTCTTCCTCAGTTTCCTTTAATATTTTTCTAATGATTTCTTTCATTCTTATATAAATATTTTGCCAAACAAAAAAGTATGCTTATATTTGTATAAATAATAAGTTATGGTAAAGAATTTTATATATTTCATCGTTTTTGTTTTTACTTTTGTCCTTACTTCATGTAAGAAAGAACCTAATAACCACAAAATAAAGTATGAGATTGAGTTTATTGAGGGTTGTCAATCAGGTAGTTCAAATGCTATTGATGTAAACTGTACACCACATTATAATGATGTACCATCAGATTTACCTTATATTAATAAAACTCAAATACAACATGGGTTTATATGGAAGTATGAGTATTGGCAATTGCATGATGGTGACAAAGTATTTTTCAATGTTATGCCACAACAAGGATATCATTTTATTATGAGAGTTTATGTAGATGGTACATTGGTCTCGTATCGAGAAATATTAACAAGTTATGGTTCTTATTATGTTACCACTACTTTAGATATTTGGGGTATCAATAACAAAGCTGATGTTGATAGTGGTGTTATAGAATTTATTTATTCAGAATAACTTTTACTGTTTTAGTATATATTTAATAATGTTGACAACGTAATTTCGCCCCTCGTTAGTTTATTTAGATGGTAAGAGGTTGTTGGTGACAAAAAAGGGGACTTAATGTCCCCCTTTTTTTTTTTATTAAATTTTTGTTGATTTTTCTTTTATAGTTTCTAAAACAGAAGTAGGTATATCTGATGTAGATTTACCAATGTAATCATCAAGGAAACCAGATTCAGTTTTAATACCATACATTGAAGTATCAGGTTGTACTTGTTTTCTTAGTTTCATCATGTTGATTGTTCTATATGATTCTGGGTCTAATGGGTCAACTTTAACTATCTTCTCAACTAAGTCTTCTGGATTAGATAAGAATACATAGAAAGAAGTTTGACCGTGTTTTGCTCTTTCTTCAGCACTCATAGACCATTTTCTAAACAATACTTTACTATCTGTATTGTTTATTTGTTTTGCGTCAACTACTTTAGATAATTCATATTTTTGGTCATCTGTCAATTCCTTATTCAAGTCATTCATAACATCAATATTATTAAGAATAGATGGATTGAATTTAACTAAAGTCATTTTTTGTAACTCTGTTAAATGTTCTTGCATTTGTTTATAATCATTAGCGTTAACTGTACCTTTGACGTAGTTAGTGATAAAGTCCATTTTTTGTTTATCATTAAGGTCAGACGCTAAAATACTAAAAGCTTTAGAGTTAAGTCCACCTTTTTTAATAATTTTACTAATCACGTTAGTTTTTTGTTCAGGTGTAATATAATCTTTAAATTTAGCGTACTCATCAAATTTAGGGTCATCAAGGAAAGAAGCTATTTTTATAGCTAATTTTTTCTTAGTGTGTGAAGGATTAAAAGCTTCCACAACCGCCATCATATCAGGAGTCACCCAATAAGGTGCGTTACTGTGTGAATCATCTCGTGCATCCCACCAAGTTAAATCTCTACCATTACCATCAAATCTCCATTGTAAAGCGTATTTGTAATGTGTACTATCACTATTAACTAAATTATTGTTAATAAAAAAGTAGAAATTTGAGTGTTCACTATAGGAGTCAAAATAAGTATTTAAATTATTATCACCACTTTTACCAGCTATACACCACTTAGACCCAGCACCATATTTACATGAAGCTTCAACTGTGAATGGTACGTAAATCACAACACCATCTTTGTCATAAATTTTTGTCGCTTCTTTAGAAATTCTTTTGTCTTTTTCATCTTTTAAAGCTTGAGCAACAACATCATTTAATTCAGATAAAGATTTATAAGTATTAATATCTTTTTGTTTAATTCTAGGTAATAGTCTATGATAGTCCACTACAGCTTTAGCTATTTGGTCAGCCATTGGTATACTGTCATCTTGATTTTTACCTAAAGCGGTTTTAATCATCCAGTCAAGATATTTGTTATTTCCTGATGGGTCAACCTCAACAAACATATCAACAAGTTCGGTATGGTCTTCACCATATTTTTTAATTACATCTTCTCTTCTACCTTCTAATAATATAGTAGATTCTAAAATTTGAGATAAGTTAAATTTCATTTTATTTCTTTTTTTTATAAATATCACCTTTCCGCTTAAATTTCCTTAAAACTTTATGTGATTCTTCAGTTATTTTATATCCTTTCCTTATGTTATCCTCTGAAGGTATAAATCTTAGGTTAGAAATACCCCCTATTTTTTCGGGTGGGATGTTATTATTGTAACCGTAAATTATTGGTACCGTGTGGTCCAAATGATAACAGGAAGGTCCCCTAAAACACCGTTTGTCATAGTTTATTAATTTAAAAAGTGGTTGTGATTCAGTTATAACCCATACTTTTATATAATAAAGTCTTTTTTCTAAATCTTTTATAGCATTTAATTTACGTTTTTTGAGGTGTGGGTTTTTTCTAACCAAGACTCTACATTCCTGAATTAACTCAAGGTCCTTTTTACTTTTAGGTATAGCCATTTACTTATTTTAATGTATACATATAATTATATAAAAATTGTATATTATGAATAATGAACAAAAGGCAAAAATTTACGACCAAATACTTAGAGAACATGATGAAATGGCTAGACAAGTATCGGCTATAAAAAATAAATTTGATTTAACTAGAGAAGATGAAAAACAAATGGAATCTTTAAAAAAAGAAATGGATTTATTACAAAGAAAAGCAATGTCTTTAGGTAGTCTTTAATTTGATTATTTAATATTTATTCTTATATTTGTAAGAGTTCTTTGAATTATTGGGGGTGTTTTTGGATTTGACTGGTTAACGATTGGTAATGGGTAAGCATGTCGTGAAATAATACTATCACGTTAATACACGTATTGAAACTTCAAACGGCGACGTATTCGCAAACGCAACTGTAGGTCACTTTGTGACTGAAGGTGCAACAGTAGCTGCCTAATCATATTAGGTGTTACTACGGGGTCGGCAGACATATAACCTAGCAACAGAAGTCGTAGTTGTGGTGGATTATCATTGAACCCAAAATCGAATGATACCCATTGTTTGTTGATTTACAATGGTAAATAATAAATCAAATATTTTGTCCATTTAGATTAAAATGGAATAAGCATGTAGAAGACGTTAGTAATGTAACGCAGGACGAGGGTTCGAAACCCTCCACCTCCACCAAAATTAATCCTCAGTAAAATGGGGGTTTTTTATTTTAAATAAATTTATTACACTTGAAAAATGATAATTAAATAATTATATTTAAATAAAAGTGGGATAACTTGTGTAGGTGCCACAGAGTTCTGCAGACTCACTACACTCTAACTGTTTCCTTGTTTAGAAAAACAAGGTGGTGGAATCCGAAAGATATTATATCCATTCGGCCCTATTAAGACTCACAGAAATGTGGGTCTTTTTTTTTGTACAGTATATTTATTAATATGAATATTAAAAAAATTATTTTAGAAGAAATTAAACGTTCACTTTTTGAGGGTATTGAACATATACAAAATCTTTATAAATCTTGGGCTAATAAGAAAAGTGGTAACCCTGAGGCTGCCATGAAAATAATGGATGATGTAATTGATAATAGAAGAAGTCTACCAAAAAAAGATTTTGCTAATTACAATTCTTATGAAGAATTATTAAAAGATTTAAATCAAATTAAAAAGGCTAAAGCCCCTGATGATGTTACTAAGTTTTATGAAGATAAAGACTTGTTGGTAGTGGCAGCTAATACGTGGGAAGCGTCTTGTAAATATGGTGCGGGTTCTAAATGGTGTACAACTGCTAAAGATACTAGTTCATACTGGGATAGACATAATACTACTGGAACTGAATTCTTTTGGATTTTTAAAAACAAACCACAGGACGACCCAAATCATAAATTTTCTTACCATATTAAAGCAGGGGGTGGAACCGATTGGTGTAATGCAGTTAATAATTGTAAAACAAATCCTCAAATTATAATTCATCTACATCCAAAATACGAACAAATTATTGAAAAATTAATGGAGTACCACAACTCAAGAAAAATGACGGCATCACCAGAACAAATTGGTCGTATTAATTATAACTATATTAATGATTGGTTAACTAATAATGGACATGATTTTATTACAACATTTGAGGATTTAATAAATTTTAAGAGTTTTATTGAAAGTCACTCATATTTTATAATAAATAATGAAGTTATGGATGGATTATTTGACTCACCTGGTTTTGATCTGGAAGAGTTATTACACCTCGGTATGGATAAGGAAGAGTTATATGATATGTTATTACAAGATTTGAATAATTCACCATTTAATGATTATTATATTGATAGAGATATGTTATTACGAGAATTAACCTATACGGTTAAATTAATATTAGGACAGAAGTATAATATTAACCCAGACCTACCCATTGGGGAAGAAATAGAGAGAGTGTTTGGCAGACCTTTAGAAATCTCAGATGTTTTAACTGAAGAAATAGTTGATGAATATGAAGAAGAATTTAATGAAATATTAGATGAAGTAGTAGGGTTTGAAATGAGTAACCATTATTATAAAGAAGCAGAATTATTTATTGGAGATTATTTAGAAGAATACAAAATAAAAAATAATCTTGATTAATTAAAAAAAAGATATTATATTTGTACTGTTGAGTGATTAAACGGTCTCCCCAGGGTAACTAAAATGGGTTGAAGATAGTAGTAGAATTAGTTACATCCACTTTTCACCACAAAGTAGCTACGACCCCCTTGATGATAGTACGTAATCATGGGGGTTTTTTTATGCCTATTATATATTTATAATAAAAATGAAAAATATAATTAAAAAAATATTAAAGGAATCTGATTTAGATTGGATTAAAGATATTTCTGATGAAGTACCTTCTTGGAGTAATAGAGTTAAATTACCTATCGAAGATTTAGTGTTTGATTACATGTTAGAAAATACTAATTTATTCAACGAATTATACAGAGAAGGGTATTATTCACCAACGGAAGAGTATAAATTAAGATTTACACCTGAAGAATGGGATGACTATGGGTTTGACCAATGGGAAAGTGGTGATTGGAAAGAAAATGGTGAATGGGATAATACACCTAACCTTACTGATTGGAGTATAATGGAACCACTTTTAAAGGATTGTTCTAAATGGGAACATATGTCACAAGAAAATGTAGATTGGGATTTAGATGCCCAATCTTTTACAGATAGACTTATTTGGCAAAGAAAAAGTGATGGTAGATATTTTGGTGCAACTATTTATGGTACATCTTACGATGGTTGGGAAGGTAATGACGAATTTTTGAGGGAGATATTCCAAAAGAAAGTAACAATTTTTGTATAGTATTATGGATAAATTTTTAAGAAAAATAATCAAAGAAGAACTTGACGATTCAATGGATTGGATTAAACAACATGCTTTCCATTTGGATTTAATGTCACAAAATAAAAGAAAGATAGAATCATTATCAGAAGTTAAAAAAATATTATTTAATCCGGCTGTACAAACATTTAGTGAAAAGTTTAAGACTGTGGCATATTATTTAGAGGACATGAATTACATGCCTGAAAATCTTATCTTTGATGAATATCTTTCTTATATAGAAATAAAAAGACACCCACAAGGTAAAGGTCTTTTTATTAAAAAGGGTAGATATTTTGTTGGACCAACAGTAAGTGATGATGAACTTATTGAAATGAGTAAAGAAGTAGGTTCTTTTTGGTTTGAGGAATTTGTTGGCAGTTTTTTACCAAATAGATTATATAGGTAATTTATTTTCACGAATCATTTTTTGAATGTAAGTTTTTAAATTACCGACTATTTCTTTGTAGTTAACTTCAGGAAATTCATTAGGGTATCTCTCGTTTAACGTTTCTTGTTCCCTTATATCATTACAACTATTATAGATATCACGAATCATTTCTAGATAAATTAATTCTTTATCATATACGTCTTCAACTTTTCTTTCCAATACTTGTCCTTCAAGTTCTTGACAATACTCAATTAGTTCTTCAACAGGCCCAAAACCCGTTAGATGTTCATTACCTTTGAATATTTGTCTTATATTTTTCATCCTAAATAATTTTTATTGATTTTATACTACAAATATACAAAAATTTATTATATTTGTAAGAACAATAAAAACAAAAGATATGGACTTCGTAAAAATACCTACAACATCAAAACCAACATTTCAATTTGTACCTGAAGCACAACTACGTGGACAACAACTACGTGATTTTGTTTTCGCTGGTAACGCCCTATTCACTATCTTAAATAAAGACAGTGGTAACTACTTTACTTACAAGGTTAAAAAACATAAGGAGGATGATGTTTGGTTTGTACAGGTACTTAGTGGTCATGATTATGTTTTTATTGGGACTTGTTTTGAGGACAAAAAATTTAAGTACAGTGAAAAATCTGTATTAGGTTTGGACAATCAAAAAGTTAAAACATTTGATTGGTTCTTGGAAAAATTCTTTAATGACCAAAACAAATTTTCACAAGTAGAGGTTTATCATCATGGTCGTTGTGGGCATTGTTATAAAACCTTGACAACACCTGAGTCAATCAAGACAGGTATTGGACCTGTATGTAGTGGTAAAAAGTATAAGAAAGTGACTAGATAGTCACTTTTTTTGTTTATTTAAAAAATTATACCTATATTTGTACCGTAATTTAAAAATAAAAGGTCATGTCTAGGAAATTAGAAGAATTAAAAACTAAATACGGTGTATCTGAAAGGTCTGTTGCGTTAATTGGTAGAATGGACCCAACCACTAACCAAAAATATATTGAATGGTTATTCAAAGTTAGATATATTAGTCTTACTAATGGTAAGTATAGACTTAACCCTGATTTTCCAGCATCATTGGAAAACCCTGTTAAAGAATCTTTAATTTGGTTTGAAAGAAACTTAAATGGCAAAATCCCAACTGATTTTAGAGATATAAACAAATTTAAAACTGTCAATGAATTTCTTTTAAAGGTACAAGAATTAAATATACCTTCTAGGTCTGAGGTTAAGAATGATGTAAGAGTTGTTTTTGAAGATGATAATTGGAAAATTCTTGTTCCACTTAGTTTCGATTCTTCTAAACTATATGGTATGGGTACTAAGTGGTGTACAACTCAAAAAGGTTATTACGATAGCTATATGAGGGAAGGTTTCTTATACTACATCATAGATAAAAGAATTAATAGAAAGTTTGGAGTTCCTATTAATAGCAATAAAGGTTTAACTGTTAATGTTAATAGTTTTACATTTTATAACAATGAAGATGCTGGTTTAAATCTAGGTCAAATTAAACTTATCTATGGTGACAATTTTAACTTTGCCGCAGAAAAAGTTAAAGACGACTTTGTTCAACAACTTAAGTTGAAGTTAAAAACAAGATTCATGACAGAATCAAAAGTATCTGTACAACGTGCAGTAGAAACTTTAAGGTCTGTAGACTTAACTAACGATGAGGTTAATGAAGTATTAACCTCTGTATTAAAAACAATGGGTGTTATCAAATAAAAAAAAGGTGGGATATCCCACCTTTTTTTTATCTATAAATCTTCTTATTTGTTCCATCAGAGTACACCTCAAAAAAGAACCCTCGGTAATCTTTATCTACCACTTGACCTAACAAATTAACGTATTTAATAACCACTTTCTTTGTTGTTCTGTTATCGATTGATATTGGTCCATATATTTTATATTCACCATTAAAATCTACTTGGGTGATTCTATAGTAATTTATTGTTTCTCTAAAATTGTTATCTAAAAAACTATACTCCATTACTTGGTTACTATTACCAGCTGCGGTTTTATTACCTATAACCGTACTTTCATTAAACTCACCTGTGGTAGAACATTCAATTAAATAATAATCTGAATTATGTTCGGAAGCGGTTTTCCATACTAGTAGGTTACCCTCCTCATGGTTTGTACCTTCAAAAGAAATCATTTCTACTGGTAGTGGGAATATTTCTATCAATTCAATATTATCAATCCACCATTCCTCACCAGCTGAATTTACTCTACAAAAAATATCGATTGCTATTTGAGAAATTCCAGATGGGAGATTCAAAGTAACCGTAGACGGTCCCGTTGTAGTTGAACCTGCAGGAGCTTGATATATGTCACCTGTTGGAGCCAAAGAATTTGTATATGAACCATTTGCATTATGACTGATTACACCTGTTGCAGTGTATGGCCAAATTGCATTTGCATTTCCTGTAATTCTAAGCTCAGAAACATATGCGCCTCCATTTCTTGAAACTTGAACTTCAACTAAATCTGTAGCATCCAATCCACGTGTTAATGCCGTTGGACCTGTAAATGTTTGTGACGCTAAACGGAATTTTAATTGGTATGGATGTGATGTATTTAACCCTGTAATATTTGGTAATACATACCAAGCTTGTTCAACTCCAGAAGTTCCACTTCCAGCTCCATATATTACAGCACTCTGAGTAGGAGAAACTGATATATTTGTTGCCCACGTTGCTGTTGGTGCTCCAAACCAACCAGAAGTTGCGTAACCTGTTGACCATGTTTCCATGTAGTCATATTGAATAACAGTTTGACCATATGACAATGTACTTAATAATAAAAATAACGATAATAATAATTTTTTCATAATGTATTTATTTATAATTATCTTAATATAAGAATTGTGTTTATTATTGTACATAAATTTTTAATAAAAAATAAATGATGAATGCTTTTTTAATTAGAAATAAGTTATTATATTTGTATCATTAATCATTTAAAAAACAAAAAACATTATGGCAAAATCAGGAGGTAAAGGACGTTACATTACAAAAGTGGGTTTTTATGACATCTACGCAAAAGATTCATTTAAAAAAGCCCAAGGACGAGGTGAGAAAATGGAAGTTAGTTCAACAGAGTATTGTTTGTACCACTCCAAAAAATTGGTTGAAAAAGGTCTTAAAACAAAAGACTTGGCTATAGTTAAAGCTAAAGAACTTTTGGGTGAATCGTTTCGTGAAGTTTACAACATTAAGTAATGAATAGAAAAGAATTAATAAAGTTTTTGAACAGTGGGAAGACCTATAACAAGGTCTTGGAAATCATCAATCACAAACTCCATTCAGATGGGGCTGGGGTTGATGATTACCCCATGCATTACTTCATGGCAGGTGGTGCAGTAGCAAATACTATCTACTATCTTTTAAACAAAGAAAAGTTTGAGGAACCAATTATTAACGACGTTGACTTATTCTTTTTTGACAACGTTTTAAGTTACGATTGGTCATACAACACCAATGACCCGAATTTATTTATACATGCCACTTTGGATAATGTGGCCGGTGTGGATGGTTATGGTAGAACTTGGGTTGGTCCTAGTGGTGAGACAATGCGAATGTTTAGTAGTGAACGTTTTGGTATAATTAATAAGGTTTCTATTAGTGTTAGTACTATTAAAAAATCAATTCAAGGTTTTAATGAAACTGAATATTATAAAACTCTCTTAACAGTTTTTGATTTGAATTGTTGTATGGCTGGTTTAGATAGGGTTAACGGTAATATCGTTTATACTGAAGATTTTTTAGATTTCTTAGAATCTAATATGATTGAAGTTACAAATGTTTCACAACCTCTACAAACATCAGTAAGACTTAAAAACAAATCTGTACAATTGGGGGTAGACATGTCAAACTTTGATTGTGAAATGAATTTAATTAAACACTCATTTACAATTAAAAAAATTCATTCTATTGGTCCTGAATGGATGGAAAAAGTGAAGAATAATAGAGAGTTTGTTTTAGAACATTTTGATTTTAATGTGGAGATAAACTCAAACCAAGAAGTTTTTAATTACACGGTTAATAGTTTTGAGTTAGAAAAATATTATAATAATTTTTATATACACCATAACACTAAACTAATCTCTTTTTGGAATTTATTTGTTAGAAAGAAAAATGAGGAGGCTTTTAATAAAGTTTTAACATTTTACAATAAAATTTATAGTTCAGTTACTGGTGGTAAAAATATTCAGAATCAAAAAAGTATAACTTACGAACATAATCTTAGTAATATCTACAAAGAAACTGTTTTTGGTGGTTTTGATTTTATTAGTATTTTAAATATGAGTCCAAGTTATTTTGACTGTGATTTTATTGTAGAAGATTTAGAACAAATACATAGTTTTAATAACTATCTAGCACAAGAAACATTTTCTGATGGTTCAATTTTTGTGACTAAAAATGTTAAAGAACAACTTAAAATGATAGAATATATCACAAAAAAATTCGTTGACAAATACGGTGTTTTTAAAAGAGATTTATTGGTAAAATTAATTTTCAGGTCTAGAAAAAATAGTGAACATAATCTTGCTGTTTTAGATTATGAAAAAAAAGTTAGTATTTTTAATAAGTTGATTAGTGGGATATGGATTAAATCTTATAACAAATTTGGTACTACTGATTCTTTAAGACATAAATTTTTGCCAATTAAAAAACTAAATTTAATTGAATTTGAGTGGTAAAAGAGGGTTTTAAAATCCTCTTTTTATTTTTAAGCATATTTATTATTATGAATATTAAACAAACTACAACACTTATATTAGAGAAGGTTGAAAACCTTTTATTGGAAGGTAGACTTGAGGATGTTAAAGCTAAATACCCACAACCAATGTGGGGCCAAATTGATAGATTAGCTGATATAGACCCTTCAGGAAACCAAAAGTATTTGGATTGGTTGTCCAAAAATATGTTAAGAAAAACCATCAAATGGTTTAAAGATAACGCCAGTAGTGCTGGAAGTTGGCATGGGTGGGACATTACCCAAGTTCCTGACACAGCCGAAGACTCAAGATGGAATAGCATCCGTAATTTAACTAGGGAAATGCAATCACTTGGTAATGAAGATTTGTTAAAAGTTACTGATGATATTGAGTATTTCCATAAAAACCCATCAAAATACGAAAAAAAGGATATAAATCAGTTTGGTAATTTAAAAGAACTTGAGGACGCGTCAAATGAGGCAAAATTAAAACTTTCAAGAAAAGAACAAAAAGAGACTGGTGTTGATAAGGTTTATGAAGATGATGATTTCTTAATTTTGATGCCTAAAACACATAAGGCTTCATGTAGATACGGTTCTAACACTAGATGGTGTGTTACTATGAGAGGTTATACTGGTTATTACGAAAATTATTTTACACAAGGTCCTATATTCTTTTTAATGGATAAAAGAAGATTAGCTCCAACAAGTAGTATGGACACACCAAACTATTATAAAATAGCAATGCATTACCGTCCTTTTCGTGGTGGTTTAAGTAGGGGTTATAATAGAGCTTTAGAGAAAACAAGAGAATTGGGTAGGGAAGAGTTTATTAACCAAGGTAGTGTCAGTAATTCTGTGATAGACTATTGGAATGTTGCTGATGAGAACAAACCAGAAAAAACAGTTTTAAAATATTTAGGTGGACCTGGTAGAGGCCAAGCAAAAAAGGGTACTGAAGCATTAGCTAAATTAAAAGAGGTAATGGAGAAGTACACTAAACAAGCTTTAGCTGATTATTATGATTCTTTGGGGGATTCTTCTGAATCACTTGAAACTATTAGACAGTTAAAATTAAAACTATCAGAATTAAGGAATAAAAGAAATATTGTAGATAATAAATTAGATAGAGTAAATACGGTTTATCGTTCTTTAAATAATTATAAAGAAAGGCTTGAATATGGTAGAGAAGAGGGTGATGATGATGAATATAATTGGGTTGTAGAACAACTTGAAAAATCTGAAAATTTTATTTCGTCCTATAGAACAAAAAGAGATGATATGGACCAACAATTAGGTGAATTAAATGAAAAAATAGAAAAACTACAGTTAGATTTAACTAGTAAAGAATTAGTATTCTATGACCCTGAAAAAAATGTATCTATAACTAGATAAAAAATTTATATATGATTATTATAGAAGTTGTTAAAGGCAACATTGAAAGAGCCCTTAAAGAGTATAAGGGTAAGGTTATAAAAACTCGTCAGATGTCACAATTAAATGATAGAAAAGAATTTGATAAGAAGTCTGTAAGAAAGAGAAGAGAAAAATCTAAAGGCGTTTATAAAGAGAAAAAAAGAAGGGAGGAATAATTTCCTCCCTTTTTTATTGAATTCTAATCATCCAAACTAATTTGTTATTGTTTATACCAAACAAATCGGTAAAGCTAACTGAGTTAATTTGACCATCACTAACAAACGTATTTGGTACCATCCCACTGTAATCACCACCGATAGTGTAGAATCCATAAAGGTTCAATGTAGACATGTTAGAACCCAAACCAGTAGTTACATTATAACTTTTTGGTGTACCACTATTAATAGTGTATTGAGTGTTATTCACGAAGTACAAAGTATCGTTAGGGTAGTTATTAGAAAAACCATCATAAAATTTAGTCACAACCCATTTAGTACCTACAATATCATTTTGTGTAGAACTACCATTACCAAATACTCCTTGATAAACATAACCTGAGATAGCGTTTGGTTCACACCCGTTACAAACATTACCTTGTTTAACAAAAGTTAATGTAGTAAAGATTTTATAGTTAACACCACCACTAGATAAATAATCTTCATTAAGTTTAACAGTCATTGCAGTATTGTTGATGTTGATTATAATCAAAGGTCTGGAAGAACCATTCTCTAACCCAATAACTGAGATAGCATCACCTGAGTGTGTAAAATTATAGAAGTTAGAACTATTCAAAATAAAATCAGTAGTAGTAAATCTCCAAGTAGTAACACCTTTAACAATGTCATCAAAAGGTACAGCAGAACCGTTGAAAGGGTCTAGGCTACTTTGATTTTGTCCTGAACCAAAATGGTCATAAAGAGTTTTACTACCGTTATCAAGATTTTGGACATACAATCTACCTGATGCCAAAGTCCAATCAATATCCATAAAATTATAGATAGTATCGTTAGTAACGATTGTGTTGTTAGGCTTTTCAATCACCTCTTTCTTACAAGAAAAAGATAATAAAATTATTGATGCCAAAAAAATGTTTGTGATAACTGTTGAAATTTTCATGTATAAAGTGTTTTTGTGTTTTGTCTTACAAATATAAATATAAAAGTCAATAGAAACAAATCTTTTTAGATATTTATTTGTAAACAACCCCAACGATGAAAACTTCTACTCATTGTATAAAACAACAAATTTTAACGGATAAAAAACGCTATGGACATTGTAAGAATTATTATGGAAGGATATGGGTGCGAAATACACAGGGGAACTGTGCCCAAAGAAAAATACAAAGAACTTGAAAGTTCTTTTAATGATATATGGTCTAAAGATTTAATTAAAAAGATAGAAAAAAACAAAAACGTAAAAAAAGAAACCCATTATTTTGGTTTAATTAATGGTGATATAAAAATAGAGGTTAATGATTTTATTCTTTTAGATACATCTATTAGTGCTTTTGAGGCTTTGGTTAATAATAAAACAGATGTCATTGACTACCCAAACTCAAAGGATGTTGTTGTAACATCAATCCAACACCAACAAGGTATATTTTCTGATTCAATTTTTGTTATGTTCGATAATTTTGATTTAAACAAAATAACTATTATTAAAAAAGATATAAAAAATAAGGTTGACAATTTACCTATAGCATCTTTATATTGTGAGTTGTACTACGACGGTGAACTTATCCCTATGATAGATGATGTAACTGATTTACGTATGTCCAGATTATATTTTGAAAATACAACAGAAAATGAAAAAAACAAATATAGGAAACTTTAAAATCGGTGATGAAGTTTTAGTTACAACTTATAGTCCAGCAGTTAGAGCTACTATAGCTGATATGTATATGTTACCTTTTGAACAAGTACCAATGACTGAACAGAGCCTAATACAAAAATATAGAGGTACTGAGGTTCCAATCATCGAAGTATTTATTGATGGTAAAATAAGGTCTTTTGTTAGTGAGGTTATTAAAAAGGCTTAATCATTAAACCTTTTACCAATCTTTTTAAGGACACCTTTAACCGAGTAAGTTATTGTTGCGAATAATAACCCCTTCACCAATTCACTTATTGTTCCTGTGGTAATCCCATAATCATTAATAAGTTTACTTATAGTTTGCATTGTGGGTACCAATAGAAAAGTAAAACCTAAAACATCTGATAAAGAATAAGTGGTATTAATTACTTTTCTAGTAATGTTATTAATAATCTCTTGAACACTAGATATTAAATCTTTAACACCTTTTAAAGCTGGCAATAAACCTTTTTCTTTAACAGTATCCATTAATTTTTTAGAATCTGGTTCATTTAATAAAATTGCTATAGCTGTTATTATTAATAAAACAACTTCTTCTTTAGTCATACTAAACCCTGAACCTTGTAACAATCTACTAACAGGTCCATGAAAAGCTCCAATACCAGAACCAAAAGTAAAAATAAACTTTGGTGCCAATTTTAAATCTGTTACAACATCATTTAAAATTTTATTAGTACCTTTTTCTTCACTAGAAGACTCAATCATTAATTTTATATCAGAATCTCTTTCACCGTAAAAAGCTATGTTAGTGTATAGTTCATTACATAGACCCTCTACGTATAGTTTTTCTTGTAATAAGTTTAACTTTATTTTTGAAATGTTTTTCATATATTAATAAATATTAATAAATAAGATAAATTACAGCTTAACTATGATTGAAATAATATATTGGGTATTATCCGTATTGGTTACCTTCCCACTTACACACGTATTTCTTAAAAAAGGAATGGTTTTAGACCATAACATTTCAGATGAGACTTATTTAGATTTAAATAAATTTTTTTACATACCTTATTTAAATGTAATTGTTTCTTTTTTCTATTTAATATGGGTTGTAGTTAAATTTAAAAGACCTGAGTAATATTTATATTAAAAATAAAGATATGAAAAAAGTGATTAAATTAACTGAATCAGATATAGAAAGATTAGTTCAAAAAATAATCAAAGAAGGTAAGTTACAAAAAGCTGTTACAACAAAAGACCTTGATGTTAAAATGGATGCATTCCGTGATAAAATTAAAAAAGGATTAAAGTCTAATTGTGAAGCAAAAAAGGATGGAAACGACTTTAAAATTTATTGTGACGGTAAACATGTAGCTCAAGTTATGTTTAGAAAAGATGTAATTACTGTTAAAAAAGTAGGTGATAAATTTGGGGACGAATTTGACTTTAATCAATACGGAAAAATTATGTCTAAAATAAATAAATGTTGTGGTGAAAAAATTAATGAAGGTGAAGAACATGAGTCTTCTCGTTATATGTTTTTTTCTAACCTAGAACAAATTAGAAGACAAGCTGGATTACTTTTAGATTTAGACGAGGACCAAATTGAGGATATACTAGAAGGAGGTCACGATTGGGCTCAAGACCATATCGCTGAAGCTAAAAACAATATGGACCAAGTGTTTGATTTCTTAATGAATGAAACCAATAGTGGTGACATGTGGAAATCGGTTGAAATGGGTGAGGGTGGATTACCTTATGATGAGGATAATGACATGAACGACATTTACCCAACTGGTACATCAGATTGGAGAAAATAATTTTTTTATGGACGTTAGAGAGGTCATAAATGTTGAACTTCTTTTCGAAAGAAAAAGAAGAAAAAAGAAAAAGAAAAGAGACGCTTGTTACTACAAAGTAAAAAGTAGATACGATGTGTGGCCTTCTGCTTATGCTTCAGGTGCTTTATCTAAATGTAGAAAGGTTGGTGCTGCTAATTGGGGTAACTCAACTAAAGAAGAAGATGAACAACTAGAAGAAAAGTGGTCTGAAAAGTATAAAAAATCCATAGACTGCAATAACCCAAAAGGTTTTTCACAAAAGGCACATTGTCAAGGACGTAAAAAAAATGAAAGTGTTTTTGATTTAGAAAACTTAATCACCGAAAAAAGAAAACTTACAGCAAAACCTAGTTCAGAAACTAATTTAAGAGATTGGTTTAAAAGAAAAAGTGGTGGTTGGGTAGATTGTAATACCTGTAGAAAAGATAGTGAAACTGGTAGGACTAAATGTAAACCATGCGGTAGAAAAGAAGGGGAAGAAAGAAGTAAATACCCGGCTTGTAGACCTACACCAGGTTCATGTAAAAAATATAAATCTAGTAAAGGCAAATCATGGGGTAAAAAAACTAAAACTATGAAAGAAGATTATATCATTAACGGAAAATTAATAACAGAGGGAAAAGAACTTATCTCAGAAAACGTACTTTATCACTTTGAAAATAGACCAACACTAACTGAAAATATTTATAGATATGGTTCAGAAGGTTATTTTAAACTTATTAATGAGGTTAGAAGTTTATATAACAAAGGTATTATAGACCTTTCTACTTTAGATGAAGAGTTAGTACATACAGATATTGGTAGGAGAGGTATTTACGAAAATAAAGTTATTTGGTTGGACGTAATTTACGAAGGTGAGGAAGAGATAGAAATTATTAACGAGGCCGAATACCAAGGTAAAAAAGTTTCTTTGGGTAAACCTAAAAGGGGTGGTTCAAAAAAATTCTATGTTTACACTAAATGTGGTGATAAAGTTAAAAAAGTTTCTTTTGGTGCCAAATCTGGTGGTGGTAAATTGGCTGTTAAATTAAAAGACCCTAAAGCTAGAAAAGCCTTTTCTGATAGACATAGATGTCCACAAAAGAATGATAAGTGTTCAGCTGGTTATTGGGCATGTAGATTACCAAGATACGCTAAGTCATTAGGTTTATCTGGTGGGGGAACATGGTGGTAATATGAAAAATTTTCCCTTTGAAGAATTGATTAAAAAAGATTATGTTGTTAGAACATTTTTAGAGAATGTAGATGACACAGAACTTGTTTGGCATAGGGATAGGGAGGATAGAATTGTTAAATCTATTGGTGACACCGATTGGATGGTACAACTAGATAACGAGTTACCAAAACCATTAACAGAAACAATTTATATACCCAAAAATACTTATCATAGGGTAATTAAAGGAAATGGTAATTTAACTGTTAAAGTAAAAAAATTGTTATGAGTAGAATATTAAGAACAAGAAGATTAGTTTTAGAAAGAGCTAACAGAAGAATTTTAGGTGAGTCTGAAATGGATTGTCCTGAAGCAACAAAAAATAGTGAATTAAACGAAAAAAATAAGAAAAAAATTGCTATAGAGCACCAATACGGAGAACAAACAGAAAAGGCTAAAGAAAAGGGTCAAAATTGTAGTAATTGTGTGGCTTTTGATATTTCACCAAGAATGAAAGATTGTACGGAAAATAATACTGGTGAGATTGGTTATTGTTGGATGCATCACTTTATGTGTTTAGGAAAAAAATGGTGTAATACTTGGGTTGAAGGTGGACCAATAAAAGGAAATGATGTTTCTTATAAAAAACAATCTTAAGATAATTAATGAAATCTTTAATTAAAAAAATATTAAACGAGTCTGAATTTGGTTGGATGGATGAAATTCCTTCTGATATTGATTTAAATTTATATAAATTTTTAGAAGATACCTTTAAAGTAGTAAAAACAGAATTTACAAGCCAATTTAGTGGTGAAGAATTTAAAATTAAACATTTAGTTGGAGCGGATGAATCTTTTAATATGAATTTTGAAGGTAAAAGTAATATATACAATAAAATATATTGGTTACTTGAAGAAGATTTTAAAGAAGATTTGGGTGAACCTCTAATCAGAAAAACTTTAAGAAAATTCTTAAATAATAAATATGAAGAATGAAAAGTCTAATAAAACAAATATTATTAGAAGAGGTTAAAAAAACCGAATGTGAATACCAAGTTCGTGAGATTGGTGGTGCTGATATTTATTATAAAAAGAAAAAAGGTGATAAGTACTGGTCTTTTACCGATGAAAAGGATTTTGAAAAAAATTCAAAGAAAGGTAAGATAGTTAAGTGGAAAGAAAAGAAAAGAAATGAAAGATTTAATTAAAAAAATATTAAGAGAATCTTCTCAATGGGGTGGAACAGGAAAAGACCTAGATATGAAAGGCCATTTGGGTTATGACAAAAAAGTTTATGTCCATAGAAATTTAAATGCTCCACCATATTTTTCAATTAAAGTTTCTGGTGGTGTTACAGGTGGAAAAGTTATTGGTTATGACACATCAATACATTTGAGAGATGTCAATTTTGTTGTTGGTGAAAGGGGTAATTTAGAAGTTTTACCTGTTGATTTAGGTGGTAAGGGTAAATCTAAAAATGTACATGCAGGTGCTGTGGGTTATGTCCTTAGTAGTGGTGAGAATTATATTGTAAACGGATGGAGAATTGTAACTTATAACCCAAGGGCTGGAGATAAGACTTTTGTTTACGCTGATACGCGTGAACCTATTTATAAAGCTAAAGAAGCTATATTAATGAATGAAAAAGAAGTATGGGTACGATGAGAAAAACAATTAAAAAAATATTAAGAGAATCTGATTCATCTATAAGTTCAGGTTTTTATACTGGACCTATGGAGTTAGGTTTAAAAAAATGGGATGAAAAAGAATTAAAACCATACACAAATTTTGTTGATTCTAAATTTAATCACAATAAAAAACAAAAAACATTAAAAAATAATATAAAAAAAGTTGTTGGTGTTTGGGAAAAAGATTCTAACGGTAGTTTTGATAGAAGAACACATGATGTTCATACTATAAAAGAAGAAAACGACTTTGAATGGACCCAAGAAAATCAAACAGACGTACCGTTAGAAGAGATTGTTAATTGGTGTGAAAATAATAGAATTCAGATTGCTGGTTGGATTCAAAAAATAGATGAGTTTGATAAACATTCACCACAAATGAAATGGGATGGTGACAATTCTGAATTTGCTGATGAAAATAAAATGATTGCTTTATCAGTTAGAGGTATTGGTGATGAATTAAAAAATATATATGCTAGTTTTGAAACCATTAAAGGTGAAATAGATTATATACAAAACCCTGAAAAATACAATGATTAAAACCAAAAAACAAATATTATTAGAAGGTAAGTATGATTCATTGACCCGTATTATTAGTAGGGATATTATTAGTTGCATTAAAGAAACTGAGGGTAGTTATGATGAATCTGAATATTTTTCATTGCCTTTTGAAAAAAACGGAGAAGAATATTACCAAGGGCCAAACTTAAATATTAATGTAGAATTAACTATTCTAAGAACAAATGATAATATAGAACATAATGGTGAAGAAATACCTTATTATGTTAAATCGTATATTGATGATGAGGATTATCTTAACGTTGAGATTTTAATTAACAACAATTACGATAAAGAATATTACGAAGAAATTTTTTATAAAATTAACGAGGATGTTAGACATGAGTTGGAACATCTATTACAAGGAATTTTTTCGGATAGACAACAACCTAACATAGAATATACAGCAGATTATGAATCTACCTTTGAACATCACATGGACCCATCAGAAGTTGAGGCTTTAGTACATGGGTTTTATAGAAGGGCCAAAATAGAAAAGAAACCTTTGGATATTGTAATGATGGATGACTTAAACCATGAAATTATGTTGGGGAACCTTTCAAGAGAAGAATCAAGTAAACTATTAAATACTTGGGTAACTTACGCTAGAAGACGTTTACCTGACGCTATTTATTCCTTCTAGGGCTTTAATTTATTAAATAAAAAACTTACTATTAATAAAATAATTATTAATAAAAAGTTTTATTATGCCAAAATCAAAAAATAAAAAAGACCATAAAAAGAGAGTGGCCCTTAGAAGACAAAAGTTAGACGAAAAAAGACGTGCTTTTTACAAAAAATTGGAGGCCCAATTTGGTGAAGAGGTAGCTAAAGAATTATCTAAACAACAAATACAAAGTGGTGAAGAACCCGAATTAAATGTGTAAATATGGAAAATGTTATAACTAATTACAGTGTAAAAGATAGAAAAACTTTATATAATAGCTTTTCTAAAATAGAAGAACTCACAATCAGTGATGGTGAGAAAGAAACTAAAAGAGAAATCTTAAAAATACCAGATTGTGTTGCCGCTATTATTTTTGATACGGTTAAGAAAAAATACATCTTTGTTGAACAGTACAGAGCTGGTGCTGAAGGTGTTATGGTAGAAGTAGTTGCTGGTAGTGTAGACAAAGGTGAAAAACACGAACAAGCAATAAAAAGAGAAATCATGGAGGAAACAGGTTATAAGGTAGATTTTACAAACCATATAAGTGATTTCTACACCTCACCAGGAAGAACAACTGAAATTATATCATTGTTTTATTGTGAGGTTAGTGAGAGAGTAAATAAAGGTGGTGGTATTGGAGATGAAAACATTTCTATTGTTGAAGTAGAAAAGTTAGGTCTAAACGGTAGACTATTTTTTGATGACCCAACAGGGTTTAATATGGAAGTTGGTAAAGAATCTAAAATGATGCCACCATACCAATTGATTGACGCTAAATCTTTAATCGCAGTAATGTGGTTTGAAAAAAGTAATGTACTTAGAGATATGGCTGAGGTAATAACACAAGCTAAATTAAGGTCATTATAATGGAAGATTTATTTCCAATATTTATTAACGTAAATACGCAAAGGGATTTTTTTACTGGTTCCTACAAAATACCCAGTTCTGATAGTATACTAACAAATCTTAATGATTTAACACAGTATGCTAAAATTAGAAATGCTAAAGTTATTAATATAGCTGGTTGGTATACTGAAAATGCCAAACACTTATCAGATAACCCTAACTACAAAGACACCTTTCCAAAACATTGTTTAATAAACACTGAGGGTGCTAAATTTCTTAAAGAAACATCACCTGAATCTTATTTTTTAATGGATTGGAATTCTTCTTCAGGTTTGGCATTTCACGACATACACCAAAGTGACCAAATAGTTGTCACTAAAAGAACTATGGATTTTTTTGAGGGTAATACTTATTCAGAATCTTTAATACATAATTTAGGTATTCCTATTATGCAAAGACCAATCTTTTTGGTTTATGGTATTGATGTCGGACCAACGGTTAAAGGTTTATTAAGAAGGGGTTATGCTGTTAAAGTTGTTGAAGATGCTAATAGAACTTTAAGAGGTATGCCTTTCAGAAAGGATGATATTATAGAACAAAAACAAAATCCATACCCTGACCAAATAGTTGGACCTTTATCGAATGAGGTTCCATTAGAATTTGTAACAACTAAATCGATTTTATCTTTATGAGTGATATATTAAATGTAATACAAAGGTGGGAATCTTTAGGTCTTTTAGAAGGTCTACCTGTATGGGAAAAAGAAGAACTTGCACAAGTTTATGATAACGCAACTAGATTGTTGTTATCTGAACAAGCATTAAAGAAAATACCTAAAGACGTATTTGAAATATTTGATAATGTGTACATACCTATTTGTCGTAGATTGTATAGAAGAGTTGGAACAAACTTTGATATAGAAAATATGATGTCACTTTTATTAAATGAGGTTTCCTCTAAAAAAAATAGTGAATTAATTTTTAACCCAAAAAATCCAGAAAAGAATCCAATTGTCGAATTTTGTATTATCTTTGCAGACACATACGAAGATAGTGAAACAAATAGAAAAACTTTAAGTAAAGAAGATTATGAGGAAAAGATAGATAAATTATTAAGTACTTTAAGGTCTGTTCTATTAGATGATGAAATGGTTTCTTTTATTAATAGAGAAGATGATTGGAAAATTGTCCATTCAGAAGCTAAAAAAACAGTCCATCAAACTAGATTTTGGAACCAAAAAATAGGTTCACAACTAGTCAACTCAGTTTTGTCAGATATTAATAAAGGATTAAATTAAAAAATATGGTTAATTGGATTAAAAGAAGAATTAAAAGATTTGGTATTAAATTTTTAATGTGGGAGAAGGGTACTAAATTTCTTAAGCCTGAGGGTGAAAAAACAGAGTATGAAAAATTATGTCTTTCTATTTGTAGAAAACTTATTAGTCACCCTGAATCAAAGTTTAGTATTGCACCAATCTCAGATAAAAGATATATCATCAATGAGAAATTGGCTATGTTTGTTGTTTTTCAACAAAATACTGTTGAAATGACAAACCACGTTTACCATTATGTAGTTAAACTAGATAACAGAGATGCTAATAGACTACATCATATGTATAACCATAAAACTGAGACTATTAGATTGGCTTACGAAGAAAAAATCAAAGCTCAAATTACTAATAGTTTACAAAAAATTTTTGATAAAGTTTCTGAGTCATGATAGAATATTTTACTGAACAGATTGATGGTAATAAAAGGGTTACTGAAGAAAGTTTAATTGAGTTTAATGATAAAACTTATCATTCAGGAAGAGTGATGTCAGTAGGTGATATTGTGTTATTTGCTTTTTTAGATTTGGGTGGTGGTGATTCACAATTAGTCAAATTATGTTCAGATGATTTTGATTTGTATGAAATAGACCCACAAAGTGTAGAAAAAGCTTTCGTACCTAGAATAAAATTAAGATAAGCTGTTGACTGATTAAAAAATAAACACTAATATTGTAGTGTAATCAAACAAAAGGTTTACAAAGTTTTGGTAGAATACGGTAGATGATAAATATCGTGAGTAACCAACCGACTAGGGTGAATATCCGAAGTTACGCTTTTGGAGACTATATAAAACCATGTTGACATGGTATTAGTCATTGAAAAAAGAAATTTGGTGGGAGTTATATGATATGGAAAGTACTAAAGTTCTTAGTTATAAGAAACCATATAGTTTGAAATAATACGGTGGGTAAAACCACCGAATATGCGTAACTAGTTTAGTGGTTAGAATACCTACCTTCCAGGTAGGAGACGAGAGTTCGAATCTCATCGTTACGCTCAAATAAGGTCACAGAAATGTGGCCTTTTTTTTGTTTTAAAATTTATTTACTAATCAATTAATTTTTAGTAGAATTAAGTATTAAATAACTAACAATGGGAAAAAAAGATTTAAAAAAACAATACACCAATTTGGATGTGAGTGTCATAGATTATGTTTCTAGGATAGACCCTAGTAAAACAAATAAATTAACACCATTTCTTTTGAAAATCCTATCTAAAAATATTTTAGATAGAGGTTACATCGCCAAAAAAGAATTTAGTGATATAACTAATAATGGAATTGATTTATATATTATTGAAATGTTGATAGATGTTATAGGTGACGGTTACCAAGGACTTGAAACATTAAGGGAGTTTAATGAACATCTAGAAAATAATCGTATTGAAAATACTGATATTAATCAATATGAGACGTGGGAAGATTTGTTGATACAAAAAGGTATTGCTGATGTAAAACAAATGGATAAACAATTAACTAAACAAGTTGAACGTATTTACGAAGACTCTACTTGGTTAGTAATTAAACCTTTATCATTTAGTGCTTCTTTAGCTTATGGTTCAGGTACAAAATGGTGTACAGCCATGAAAATGGAACCAACATATTTTTATCGATATGCTAGTGAAGGTATTTTGTTATATGTAATTAATAAAGTTAACGGTAAAAAATATGGTTTTAATTCCTCACCTAATGAATTTTCTGTTTGGAATACTACTGATAATAGAATTGATTCTTTAGAGTCAGGAGTTCCTTACGAGATTTTATCTATAATTAGAGAAAAATCAAATCTAAGTAATAACCCAAAAAATTCAGAATTATTTTCTGATGAGGAAATTAAAAATAAAGATAAATATTATGGACAACTTAAAATAGTACCACCATTATATGTTATCACGGATGACGAAGAGAGGGCTTACCCTTCCGAAATGTTAACGGAGGACATAGAGATTGGTGATTATACTATCTATGAAAGTCAGGCATATTCTGAAGAAGGAATGGAAGAGGTTGGATTTTGATTGAGGTGATGTACAACAAGGGTGATATTATTAAATTAAAAGACGGTAGGGAGGTTAATATTTTTAATACACCTAGTACCTTTATGTCTAACGGGTCTTATGAAGTAACCTACCAAGAAAAAAGGTTTTGGGTTAAACCCGAAGAAATTTTATATCAGATAGATACAAAATGGGTTGATGATATAAACCATTATTTTGAAATAATATTTGATGAAAGTGGTATAAATATTATCCCTAAAGAATTAAGTTCTATAAATATAGAATCTGATAGAGAGGATATTAATAGGGTAAAATTTAATTTTTTAAGTGGTAGAAAACATAGTGTAATTAATTTTCATGTAGGTGATACTGTGGTAAATGATAAAGGTAGTATAACACTAAGACCCACAAAAAAGAAAAAAAGTAAAATAGAAAAAGTTATTAATATTATTAAAGGAGAAGAAGATGAAATTTAATAAACCATTTCACATAAAATTACAACCACATTATGTAATTAAAGAACCTACGAACTATCATGAGATAGAGTTAGAAAATGAGAACTCAAAAAAATTAGGTGGGATAAATACTATTGATGGTGATACAGAAGAGTATGAATCTATTCTAAGAAGTGGTGGTAGAATGGATTGGTCTTTATACAATGAACCTGACTCACATAAGCCTGAAATTAATGTAAATTTGATGCGTATTTGGGCCCTACAACTTGTAACACAAATGATAAATGGAAAAGCTTATGTAAATGAAATTATAAGTGAGCCAAAGTTTAGTGTTAGTGAAGATGATAAAGATGTTTTTCTTGAAATTATGGAAAATATGGCAAAAGTTTTACATGATGAGTTGGAAGCCGTTAGTGATTCTATGATACTAAAGAAAAAAAATAAATTTAAATTTACAGAAGATGAAAAATAAAAATTTTGAACGATTAAGTAATGATAATTACTTATATTTAAATGAAACTAACAATATTATTTATTGTTCTGATTTTGATGTTCCATTAGGGCATATTTCGGATGAATATAGATTCATACCAAATGGTCGGTCATCACAAGAACAAGGTTTAACACCACAAATATTGATAGCTATTTCTAATATAATTAAAAAGAAAGCTGGAATTGGTGAAAAAAGAACAGAAGTATTTGAAGACGGAGTTTCTTAAAAGTAATTTTAAGAACGGCTCTAGTTTAGTATTAAAATTTTTTTTACCTGAATTAGATTTGGATTGGGATGGGGTATATTTTATTTTAAAAGACACAAAAGACCATATAAAATGGAAGATAAAAAAGAAATAGATTATACATTAAATGGTATCGAATTTATTCTTGGTTACGATTTAACAGAATACAAAACCAATGGGGGTGTTAAATATTTCCCATCAGTTTCTTACCTTATATTCAATGAGGTTGACTTTAAACCAATATTGGATAGGGATTTAATCGATGAGGTTAGAGTTTTTTTATTTAAAAAACATAATAACATTATGGTATGATATGATATTTATATCATATGGATACTAAAAAAATAATTAAAGGTGTTTTACTTGAAGTGGCAGGTATTTCTTTTGAAGTCAGAAGATGGGCACAAGATATAGAGAATTATGTAAAAAATTATGTGGCTGCTGAAAGAGAAAAACTAAAGTCACAAGCACCACAACAACCAAAAACACCACCTACACAACAAGGTCCTAAAAATTTTTCTTGGTCATCTCCAGCAAAAACTGAAAAAGAAGAAGATGACTATGACTATAAAACAACTTTCACCCATTTTGAAAATGATACACATGAACCTTATGAAGAGGCTAATGTTTATGCTGACGAATTGGTTATAAATGCTGATGTCTTATATGAGTTCCCTGGTATTAAACGTGCTATAACGGGTATGTTGTTTAATATTAAATTAGATGGTGAGGGTGCTTTTTATGTTGATGTGGTAGATTCTAAATTTCCTGAAAATTTTAGAGAAGGTATAGAAGAAATTATCGAAGACCATATGGTTAGTGGAGAACCTTTTTATACTGAAGATTATGAACTTGTTTACGCCGTAGATTACGGTGATGACGAATACACTTATTATATGTCTGAATCTTCTTATGATGATTATAATAGAGGATATGATTATAGAGGAGGGTATGGTTATTATGGTGGGTACCAGCAACAACCAAAAATTGATAAAATAGAAATTAACGGGAAAGATTTTCCACAATCTTACAAAGATTTTAATGTTGATAAATGGATAATCACCAACTCTGATAGAATTGAATATGACCATTGGAAATCTGGTTATAATGATGCCGGTGAATATGTAGTTTATTTGAATATGCCTATGAGCTCAATCGGTGGTTCTGCTTTGATACACGAGATTAAACATGCTTATGACGATTGGAACCGTATGAGGAAAGGTAAACCAGCAATCAGAGATGGGTGGGAAATAAAAAATATCTATACACCTGATTTTGAAAAATTAGTTTTAGGTGGGTCATTTAAGCTAAGCCCAATGTTACATCCAATAATAAGATATTACTATTTAGGTTCTAAACTGGAAGCTCCAGCTTATTTAGAAAATGAATATGATAGTCCTGTGATGGGTAGTTATCGTGATACAGCTAAAAAATTAATGAATTTTAAAGCTTCAAACTTTTTAGATAAACAAGGTAACCCAGCAAAGGGTTTACAAGAGTCTTGGACTAAGTTAATAACAGAGTTTAACATACCTTTCTTTAGAAAGTTTAAAAATGTGGTAGATTTCTTAAATTATACTGAAAAATATTTTAACAAAAGAGGTCGTGATATCCTAAAACGTATTGATAAAATGAAGTACGTTCACGGAAAACCAATGACTGTACAAGCTCCACCTAAAGTTTATCCAAAAACAGAACCTAAAACTAACGTACCAACCAGTACAACTGAATTACCTAAAACTACTGTGATGCCTAATACAGGTCAAAGTGAAATTGAAAGGTTAGATAAACAAATAGACAGATTGGAAAATGAGTGGGATAAACTTAGAGAAGAAGACCCAATCAAAAACAAAATGGACTTGGAGGAATTAGATGTTATAATTAGGGGGTTAATTAAAAAAAGAAATTCACTAAATAAAAACAGTGATTTACCATTCTAAACTTTTCTTATTTAAATGTTTTTAGTATCATTAACATATGAATGAAGTATATGTTATAAGAAAAGTAATGACCAATAAATATGGTAAAAAATTAAATATTTTAATTACCAATGGTCATTCCGAAATTTTAGAATTTAATAATCTTGATGAAGCCGAAAAATTAACACTTGTTATGAATGAAAATTCTGACAGTGGATGGCTTTATTATGTAGTTACAATAAAAAAAAATGATTAATGTGCAGAAAAAAACCATTTTGGGCTAAAAAAAATGAAGACAGATGGTTACAACTAAAATTTAATATAGAATTTTTAAGAAAAACAGAATTAGAATACAGTAAATTACATTGTGAATATTGTGGAAAACAAAATTTAGTAGTTTACGATTGGTGTGAAAAAATTAGTAACGATGATGTAGCAACTGTAGACCATTTTTATCCAAAGTCTAGATACAATGAATTAAAAATGGATGAAAATAATTTTGTTATATCTTGTTATAGTTGTAACAGTGAAAAAAAAGATAGAGTATGGCCTAAAGAAAGTATAAAATTTCCTTTAGGTGAAGAAAAATTAAAAAATTTAATTGATATAAATTAATGGAATTGATATCGACACATCCCATTAGAAAATCTGACCTCGGTTTTCATGGGAATCTTTTTGGGGGTCAGTTATTACAGTGGATAGATTTGGCAGCTTTATCTTACGCGACACAATGTTGTGATACCCCTAGAATGGTAACAGCAACTATGGATTCAGTATTTGTAAGACCAGCTAAAGAAGGTCAAGTTATTAAAATATACGCAGATATTTTAGATATTGGTAATAAAAGTATTACTCTTAAAATAGAAGCAAGGTCACACGATGTTTATGATGGTGAACAAAATGTGGTATCAGATACTAAATGCGTCTTTGTTAGAGTAAACGAAGAAAACAAATCTATTCCAATATCTGATAGAGTTAAACTTAAATTTGGGTTTAAGACCATTGAAGATATTACAATACCAACTAGGAAATAATATAAATAAAAATATAAAAAATGAGTGATAATTTTAATGAAATAATTAAATCAAAAAAACCTACCTTGGTAGATTTTTATGCCACTTGGTGTGGTCCTTGTAGAATGATGGAAAAACCATTAGAAGAAATTAAATCTGAGATTGGTGATTCTGTAACAATTTTAAAAGTGGATGTTGACTCTAATAGAGAAACTGCCATGAAATATAATGTAAGAGGGGTACCCACTTTTATTCTATTTAAAGAAGGTGAAATTGTGTGGAGACAATCTGGTGCAATGGCTAAAGATTTAATAAAAAATAAACTTAACGAGTTTATCCAATAGTTACAATCTATATCACATCCTAGTGTATTATTATAATTTTCAAGATATTTATTTATTGATGGAAATAGAAAAATCTGTAGAATGTGAAATTTCTAAAAAAGATATGAAACTTTATGATGAGTTCATTAATTTTTTAAAAAAGGAATATCCATTAGAACACAATATTAAAATACGTTTTATGTCATCTAGATTAGATGAGATGACTACTGGTGCAAGAACAAACAAACATACGTTAAAGATTCTTGTTAAAGGTAGAATGAATAGAGATGTTCTTAGAACCTTAGCACACGAATGGATTCATGAATATCAAAGAACCGTATTAGGTAGAAAAAAACAAAAAAATGTTGGTAGTAAAAATGAAAATGAGGCCAATGCTAAAGCGGGTGAGGTAATTAAAAAATTTGAGGATAAACACCCCAAATTAACTAACCAAATGTATGAAAGTATAATCAAAAAAATAATTAGAGAAGAGGTTGAAGGTTATTCTGATTTTGATTGGATACACGAAATACCTTCTTTTTTACCTGGAAAATATTTTGATGAGGATAGTGTTTGTTTTAATAATCAAGGAGACGATTGTGAGATTAATATTGGTGACGATGAAACAGTTTTTTCCTTAGACTATGAAAAATGGAGGGACAGGATGAGTGAAGGTTTTGGTGATAATGAAAGTATTATTGAACCACTTTTAGAAAATCCAAATTACAGTAATGATAATGATTACTATGATTTGGACTATGAAGAATTTGATTATGCTGGGTATCATATGTCATCTGAACAAAAAGAAAGATTAGAAAAAATTGTAAAATTAATTTCACCTAATATAGATTTGGAAGAGTATTTAAATGATAATTTAAATGATTTAGAAAAACATTTACTTATTTCACAAATTAAAAGGTATTGGGATACTTTACAAAATCGTTTTATAGAAATTCTTAGTTATAAAATACAAGAAAATAGATGGAATTCAATCGCTGAATATTATAGAACATTAACTTTAGGTTCTGATAATAAATTTAAATTTCCTGTAAAATTTAAAAAATCATATTCCAGATGGTATGATACTATTGAAATCACTTTAAGTACAAAAGATTTAATTACAATTCTTGAAAAGAATACTGTTAATAACGATTTATCGAAAGCTTTAAATGAATTATCTTCTATTGTAACTAACGTCAGTTGGTATGACTACTTTTATGAAGAATGGGATACTAGTGGTGCTGAATGGGAAATCAGGGATGCTTTTGATAAATTTTTAAGTAATAGTGAAGAATATATTGATGAAAATCCAGAAGAATTTATGGAACAAAAAAAATTCTATGATAGATTACAAAAATTAGGTTTTAAACCAACTGCAGGTTATGGTAATGTATGGTCAAAAAATGATGATGTTGATGGTTGGATTTGGGTTGCTGATGAAATAGATTTGGAATCTAATAAACTGAGATTAAGAAAAACAAAAAGAATGAGTGGGGGAACCGACCCAAAAAATGTGTTTCAAATAAATTTTGATGATTTACCCTTTTACTTGTCACAATATCGTATGGACATTTAAATAAAAAATTATTATAATTGTTTCATGGAAAGAAAAACTATTGGTAAATCTAAATTAAGTGAGATGTTACCACACTTAAAAGAAATTTCTAAAGTTTATGGTTTAAAATTAAATAAAGCTAGAGAATTTAAAATGGCTAGATTAATTTTAGTTAATTTGTATAATAGAGAATTAAATTAAATGTTACAAAAAATAAAAACATATTTAAAAAATTGGTGGAAACGTAATATTGTTGACGATTGTCCACCTGAATTAGAAGAGTATGAATATTCTAAAAACTATAGAAAAGATGAAAAATATAATTAAATGGTTTGAAATAAATTTTGGGTGGTTTTTTGTTAATGGTAGAAAACAAGCTGATTGGGCTGAGTATTTAAGAAAAAAATATAGTCCTGTTGAAGAAGTTACACCGAAGGCTTTGAAAAAAAGTACTACCAAAGGAAATGTGAAACCAAAAAGTAATGTTAAAAAAAGTGGACCAAACCCAACGGCACAACCACAAAAAACAAGAAAAAAATCTGTAAACCAATAACAATTACCCCCAATTGGGGGTTTTTAGTTATTAAAAAATAAAAAAAAAATGAAAATTATAGAATCTTTAAAAGAAAACCCTGTATCAGCAATATTCTTAGTTATTGTTATAGTAGTAATCCTAGCTTCAGCTGTTGAAATTATTTCAAAAAAGAAAAACAGAAAATGATAAATATTTAATTCCAAAAGATAAATTCTAAAAATCTTTTGACAATTAATTTTATTATACTTAATCTTATTAAAAATTATATATGGAAGAAGCTTTTGATGCGATGGGTAATCACCCGATAGTAACTTTGTTTTTGGGTTTTATCATTATTTTTGTGACAGCAAGAATAACAGACATTTTTAATAACAACAACGATAACGATACTAAAGATGAATCTGAATAGAGAGAATATTCTATCTACTATACGTACTTTAGAATACTTTGAGAATACTTTTAGTAAAGATAAAAATGTTGATTGTATTAATCAAACTATAAGTCTTTTAATGTCTGAGTTGGTAGAACCTATCACAGATGAGGAATATGATGCCTACGTTGTTAAAAAAAGAAAAGAAGAGTTCAAAAAATCTACTGAATTAACTGAATGTATTGTTAATTGGGAACTTTATCATAAAATGAGAGGTAAAACTCATCAGATAAAAACTTCTTATGATGATTATTATGGTAAGAATAAAGTTTTAACCGTAGAAGAAGCTCGTAAGATAACCGAAAATTTTGGTGTTTCTGATGTTGATTTAACTTATTATTTTAATAGAATCAAAGAAGAGGCTAACAAAGGTAATAGTCAAATTTTATTTGCTTCTATGGAATTTGAAGTTTTAAAATCTTTAGAGAAGGTCGGGTTCTCAATTTCATGGGTCAGTAGTGATTTTGATTATGAAAAGGGTTGGTTGTTGAAATGGTAAACTTTTTAATAAAATGTTTTAAATAAAGAATATTTTATTATCTTTGTCTCATGGCATTAATAATCTCTATCATTGTAAATATCATTTTGCTTATCACTATATTTTCAATATATGGTAAGTCAAAAGAAGTTGTGGAAAATATTGTTTACGTACCTGAAATAAGGTATCGTGATAGAATTACATATCAAGATAGAGTTGTTTACCAAGATAAGGTTGTTGAAAAGGTTGTCTATAGAGATAAGGTTGTTGTTAATAACAAAATTAAAACTACAACTAAAAAACCTAAAACAGTAGTTGTTGTAAAAGAAACACCTATAAAAAAAGTTCCTAAAACTAAACGGGAAGAAATTTTGGATGAATTAGCTATGTTAAAAGCTAAGAAGAAAAAAACCAAACAAGATATGGATAATATCTACACCTTGGAGATGATTTTACCTAACGTAAAATAATCATATAATTAAAATTATAAATAACCCATTTGGGTACTATAGTAATGAAAGAATTTTTTAAAGACCATCCTTGGCACATGTTATTAATACCATTAATTGTGTTATCCATTATATTGGGTTCTTATGATTATAAAGATAGTGATGGTTGCAATCAGGTAGTTTTTTTAAGGGGTGGGTCACAAGTTGATGCTGTTTATATACAATCATATACTTCAGGTATTAGTGCTATTAAACAATGTAACGGTGAAGTAATGGAAACCCCAACTGATAACATAAAAAGAGTAAAATATAAATAAAATGAAATATAAAACAATTCAAGTATGTCTTGGTGTCGGGTCAAATCAATTATTCCCTGAGTATACCACAATTCTTATTCCTGAAACTGAAGAAATTCTTTTTCCTGAAAAACTAGAAAAAGCTAATAATCATTTGGAAAAATCAAAAGATAGTTTACCTAAGAAAAGAGGCCGTAAGCCAAAACAAAAATGAAAAAAATATTTTTTATACTACCTGTATTATTTGCTTGTAAATCATATCAGAACAAGGATTATTATGTTGAAAGATATCCTGATTTTTGGGAAGATACCATTGTTTTAGAGGATGGTCATTGGCATTTTTGTGATAATAATAAATGGACCTGTATTGAAACTAATGCCGATACATTAGTTTTTAGTGTTCATGATACGATAGAGGTTAAAAATTATTTTAAATGAATATAGGTGACTGTAAACATACCACAATTTGGGATTATACGGGTTGGCAAAATATGACTGATATGGATGACATCCAACCTGAGTGGAATAAAACCCTTATAACAAGAATTAACCAAGTCTCTACACAAATACATCGTTCTTCTTTGAGGAGAGGTGGAGATACTGTAATAATGAACCCAAAACTAATTGAACTCTTATCAGAATATTATTATGATAACGGTCTACTTAATAGATATAGGGTTGAATTAGATGAATCTATGGATTTAGATATTATCTTCGTTTGTAATAGAACAGATAACACTACACCACAAATGGTAGTTAGGTCTGTTAGGGCCAATGAGAGTGAGATACCTGAAGTTATGGTATTACATGAAAGGCAATGTACACCTGAAGAAGTTTTAGAATATAAAAAAGGTTTATGTGGTTATATAACTATACAAAATTATTACAGTAATAGTATGAACCCTAGAAAAAATATTAAAAAATTGAAATTATAATTTTTATTAAACCTCTTAACTGTAAGAGGTTTTTTGTTTTATAAAGATATTTATCTCATATGAACAACCTCATTAAAAAAATCATTAGAGAATCTTTGGATAATGATTGGTCATGGACCGAATTTGAACCTGTTAAACCTAGAAAAAAAGGTGAGGTTAGAGTTGGTGATGTGTATACAATATATGATTCTAATGAATCCATTAGATACGTTTTAGAAATCGTTAAAATTGATGATTACAATAGTATGATAGATGATGAGGATGATGAGGATGATGATTATGATGGTAGTGGTACTATTCATTATAAAATACATGTAACAACTGATGAAGAAGATGAACCTGTTGGTGGTATACGTACTGTAACTAAAAAACGTGCCAAAAGATTAATTGTAAGAGATAACCATTGGGTTCTTACTGATTCCCTTGATAAAATTTTTAATCCTTTAAAGGAAGAAGCAGAAGATGATTTGGATTGGATGAGAGAAGTCTTACCAGTAGGTGAAATGGTTATAGATGCCTTAAAATCAGATGAACGTTATAGAGTTATTACCGAATACGACGATAAAGGTAATTTAATTGAGTTAGAAATATATGATAGATATGATGCTGGAAGATTTTTTGGTATTGTTTATAAAAACATATCTTATAGTGATGTTTTAGAAAAATCTAAAGAAAGTTTTAACTTTTGTCTTGATAATGATAGTAGTGAAGAAATCACAAGACAATACCAACAAATATATAATTTATTAAAGGAATATCAGTATAAATCCTTTTAAAATAAGGGGTTTTTCTTTTATAAAGATATTTATTGATATGAATCTTAAAAAAATCATAAAGGAGGAATTGGATGGTCTTGATTGGGTTAGAAATGTTACCCCACACGTACCTATAACAGACCTTAGTCCTGGTGAAAAATATACGTTTCATCACCTACCAAAAAAATCACTTAATTCTATTTATTTTGACAGTGACCTTGAAGACCATGATTTAGTGAATACAATTTTTATTATTGATGAAAGTGGTGGATTTTATGACGAAGATAAGGGTGTAACAACTGATTACTCTGATACAAATACAACTGATTTTTGGTTAATTCCTGCAGGTGTAAGTGTGTCAGGTGGTTGGGTTGAATCTGATGGTGTTATGGTAATAAGAGTAGATTAATATGAACCCACAAGAAGAAATAAATAGAATCAAATCAATCATGGGCCTTCTTATTGAAGGTGATGATGATATGTTTGATAGTTTAGATTGGATTAGGGATATTAAACCAGTACCTGTTACAAGTCTTGGTCCTGGTGCTAAATTTAAAATTGTTGAATTGGGTCCAAAAGCTATTAAAGAACTTAATCAAAATGAGGGTACTAGAAAATATTTAAAAAATGGTAAAATATTTAAAAAGAAATTTATTATTGATGAAGAAGATGGATTTATGGGAAATGAGTCAGATGGAGTACAAAGGTCAACTGATTACGCTGATGAAGATACAACTGATTTTTGGTTAATAGATTTAAAACGTAAACTAGGTAATACTTGGATTGATGTTAGTGGTGTTATGGTTGTAGAAATAAATTAATATGAATTTAAAAGAACGTATAAAGAAAATATTAAAGGAAGAAGTAACAGGTCTTGAATGGATGATGGACACTGGTTTTGGTCCTGAAATGTTTATTAATAAAGCTTTTTATTTTGAACCAAAAGCTAGAGAAGGTGATATAGATTATGCAAAATTAGTTAATCAACTTATTAGTTTAGGTTTTGAATCTGAACATTTAACACCAAAAGTACTAAATAGATACGAAACCGCTGTTGGCCTTTATTCTTATCTTGACTTTAAGGGTGAGTTAAAATTTGTTTATACCACTCACCTTGAGGAAGATGAGGATTATGAAGAACATATAAAAGATTTTGCTAACGGAGTTTCTGAAAATTATGGAGAAAATCTAGAGTTAATGGATGCCAGAAAATTTATAAAGAATTTTGGGGTGTAAATTAAACCTTCTTAATTAAGAAGGTTTTTTTATGCTTTACTATTATTAAATTATTAAGAATTATTATAACATATAAACTGAAGATAATTATAGTTATATGGAACTAAGTAAATTGTTAACGATAGTTATTCCTTGTAAAAACGAAAAAGAGATAATAACCAAGACCTTGGATTTATTAAATCACCAAGAAAATATTGATAATGTTAAAGTTATTGTATGTGACTCATCCAATGACGGTATAACAGCACCTAATTTAAATGATAGATTAGAATACGAACAAGAAATCGATAAGTTTGATTTATACCTTATGGAAGGTGGTTTACCGGCAAGAGCAAGAAACAATGGGTTTAAAATTGTAAAAACACCTTATGTATTATTTATTGATGCCGACGTATTCTTATTAGATAAAACAATCCTAACAAATACAACCAAAAAAATTATTGAAGGGGACCTTGACCTTGTTACGGTTAAGTTCAGAACTGATAATGGGAAGTATAACTATGTGTATAAAACATTTGACGTAATACAAAGGTTGTCTAAATTTGTGTCACCATTTTGTTTAGGTGGGTTTATGTTAACAAAATCAAAAACATTCAAAAGGATTAAAGGTTTTAATGAAGAGGTTAAAGTTGCTGAAGATTATTTATATTCAAAACAAATAAAAGGTAGTAAGTTTAAAATATATAACACCGTTGTCTATACGACCCCAAGAAGGTTTGATAACAAGGGGGTTTTCTATATGTTAAAATTAATGGTAGGTTCTTTATTAAACAAAAATAACAAATCTTATTTTAAAAAAGACAAAGGTTACTGGAATGAATAAGTGGAGAACAATTATAATGAGTGATTTACATCTTGGTGCAAGACAATCACAAACAGATAAGATATTAAAATTTTTGGAAAAAAACGAATCTGAAATATTAATCCTCAATGGTGATATTATAGATGGGTGGGCATTAAAATCAAAGGGTAAATGGAATAAAGATTGCTCAAAGATATTCAGGAGATTTATGAAAAGAAGTGAACAGGGAACAAAGGTAATTTATATTAGAGGAAATCACGATGATTTTTTAAAACCATTTGTTCCTTTTAAAATGAATAATATTGAGATTGTTAGGAAATACGTTCACGAAGGATTAGATGGTAGAAAGTATTTTTGTTTTCATGGAGATGTATTGGATTTTGTGATTATGAAAGTAAGATGGTTAGCGGTAATTGGTGGTTGGTCTTATGATTTTGTAATAAGGTTAAACACATTCTATAACTACATAAGAAGAAAATTAAATTTACCGTATCATTCATTAGCAAATACAATCAAACAATCAGTAAAGGGAGCAATTAATTTTATATCTGATTTTGAAGATAACGCGAAGAATCTAACAAAACAAAAAGGTTACGATGTTGCAGTATGTGGTCATATACACCAACCAAAGTTAGACAGTGATTATATGAACTCAGGTGACTTCTGTGAAAACACAACTTGTCTTGTTGAAGACTATGAGGGTAAGTGGAAACTAATTACAATATAATAATAAGGAACCCTCATAAGAGGGTTTTTTTATGCTTGATTATTTGGGGTTAATTTACTATTTTTAAATAAAAAAGTATGAAATCAAAATCATTAGGTTTAATTAATTATGAGGGTGATTGTTTAAAAGCAATCAAAAGTGATAACGGAATTATTATTAAAGACCAATATGGTGTAGAATTAAAAACAATTACCGTTCCTGAATTATATGGTTTTGTTGATGGTCTAGTTAATATTGTTGATAGTAAAGGGAAGTCTTGGCATTATCCTAGTGAACATAAAGATGCTAAACCTTCTCAGTCCATGATGTACCACTTTGTTAAAGACATTTAAAAATGGAATATTTTAATAGAGAAAATAAAATACATACATTTACCTTAGATGGTGACGGTAATATTCTATGGGACGGAGATTTTTTCTATAGTCGAAGATTGTTTAGTGCTGAAAATTTAAAAACTGAAGCAGTCGACCCTAGTGGTGGACCTTTTATTAGTGTTGGTAGTGATATGGGTTATATTGATGATTCATTCAAAGGTAAGATTGTTGATGGATTTGAAAAAACAGAGAATGGTTATAAAATTTTAATAAGAGATGAAAGCAAAACTGATTAAAACAGAAGATGAACAAGGAGTAATGTATTCCTTATCAGGAGATAATCTGCCTGAGAATTATGTACTATCCAAACGAAACTGCGATGAACTATTTGGAGTAGTTGATGTTAATTCAGAAGTTGAAGTTATTGTAAAAACTATTTGTCCTGATGACAGAGGTAAAGACATTATCTATGGAACAGGTATGGCAGTTGGTATACAATGTTTCAAAAAAGCAATGGAGTTGAATAAAGATAAGGTGTTTACTTTGGAAAATGTGAGAAAGGCTTTTAACAAAGGATACTTAATGAAATTTAATCCCTCTGATGAGTATACTGAAACATTAAATGGTTTAGTACAATCACTCCAACAACCAACAGAAATTGAAGTTGAGATTGTTGAACAATGCCTAGACCCTACTTGTGATGGTATAAACAGAAAAGGTGAGTGTGTTACTACAGGTAAACCTAAGTATGATACAGATGGTTGTTTAATTTTAAAAATTAAGTAGTATGGAAAAAGAATTATATTCAGAAATAGAGGGACTGATTATTGAATGGTCTAATAATGGAACCAAAACTGCTGGTTACTTGACAAGACAAATCATGAAATTATTATCGGATAATAATAATAGGAATACTATTATATCTGATTGGTTAGACCAATATGGTGATAAAAAAATAGAATATAAAGTTAAAAAATACCTAGAAGAAATAACAAGGGGACGAGGTGGTGATATTGTACCTGGTTAAAATTAAAATAAAACCTCCGAACAACGGGGGTTTTTTTATGATACAAAGATATTTATCACTATATGAATCCAAAAAAAACTATAAAAAATATTATAAAGGAAGAACTAGATGATATGCAATGGATTATAGATACTGAACCGTTGAGTATTTCTAACAAAAACTGGATAATTCATAATGATGTTAATAATAGTGAAGATGAGGAAAGAAGGTTACAAGAATGGATTTATTCACAAGGTTATGTATGGTCTAATGAATTTAATATAGAAGATATGTTGGATGGTGATTGTGAGTACTATATTAATGTTAATGAGGTTTATTTTGATGCTTATAGGGGATGGAATGATGAGTTAGGTGATATGATTAGTTACGATGGTTACGAATTATTTAATTGGAGTAGTATTAGAAAACAATTAAATATTAATGAATCTGAGGAAGAGGTTGATGATTTTAATGATGACCTTAATTGGATTAGAGAAACAAATATTAATCCATGGTTTGATTATAATTATATATTAATTGATGTCACACCAACAGAAGAGAATATTGAATTATTAATTAATTTGGCTCTTGGTTCAGGACTTATTAGTAAAAGGAGTCAAGAAAGTTGGTCGGAAGATTTAGATGATGATATAAGTCAGATTATTAACTATTTTTATGAATATGAAAAATCTTATTTAAGAATTAGTGATGAGGGTAACCTTATGTATGGGTATGAAGTTGAACATTCTGACACATGGACTAAATATTCTAAAATTTTCCAAGAAAATATAAACGAATCCGAAGAAGAGGATGATTGGGCATGGACCAAAGGAGAACCAACCCTAGGTGAACTATTTGATAGTGGTTTAATTCATGAGGGTGATAAAATTTGGGTTAAGGGATACACTAAAGTTAATGTCCATAGTGATAAAATTTATTTAGATGGTTGGTTTATTATAGACTTTTTGGGTGGTTCTTTTGCCAGTACTGGTTATTTGACGAGTAATGAAGTTTGTGATATTTTACAATGTGACAATTCAGGAAACTTCATAGATGAAGATAAAAATCTTTCTGTTTATAAAATAGAAAGAAAATCTTTAACCGAATCCGAAGAAGAGAAAAACCCATTTGATTGGATTAATGAGATTCCGGCAGGAATAGAGTTACAACCTGATACATTATATTACTTCGAACCCAAACTAACATGGGATGAGTTGCCTAACTTTGCTAATAAAATAATTAACTCAGAGTATATTAAAGGTTGGTTGTTCAGAAGATTAACAGGAAGGTTTACTAACGAACAAGAGGGTATAAAATATTTTGTTACATCAAATACGGTTAATAATATAGAAGGTTGGTGTACTGAAGCCAGCCCATATGATGATTGGGCTAGGATTATATATAGGGGAAAAGATTATGTTAATGCAAGAGAAACTTTTTATTTATAAAAAATGAAAAATATTATAAAGAAAATATTAAGAGAAGATGAACTTGATTGGATTAGAAATACTAAACCAATATCATATGATTATCTTCTTGGGAAGGGTTTGGAATTTAATCCACCCATTTCTGATGAGGACACTCTTATACCGATATTGAACTTTTTGGTTAATCTTGGTTTTGATTATGGTGATTGGGTCTCATATATTGAATGGGATGAGGAAAAAATTGTTGGTTTATATCTTGAACCTAGAGGTGGTAGGATTATATATAGTACTGAGATAGGTGAAGATTATAAAGAACATATAAGTAATTATGCTGATAAACCTGTTGAAGTTTTAGATGGTTGGGGGTTACTTAAAGGTTATTTAAACGAGTCGAGTGATGATGACAACCCACTAAAATGGATTGAGGATGTTTCTGATGGTATAATACTCGAACCAAGTACATTTTATTATTTTATACCAAAATTAACAATTGATGAGGTTAGGTTAGTTGGTGATAACATAACTAACTCGGACCATATTAAAAGATGGTTATTGAGTAGGGTAGTCCCATACTTACATGAAAAAGGAACAGATAGTGGGTTAAAGTATTTTGCTACAAAGAAAAATGTTAATAGTAGTGTGGCTGGTTGGTGTACATCTACTCCACCAGAAAACGTTAATAGACTTTACCCCAACCCTGTTGACGGAAGAAAAGAATTTGTTTTATATTAACATAAAATTTATTTTTTTACTAAAAATAAGGTATTTATTTAAAAACATAAATCATGAGAAAACAAGATAAAAACAAAAACATTGAACAAGCTAATTTAGTGTTGGAACAATCATATTTAAAATCAAAAGGATTATTAAAAGAAGATATGTTTGGTAATACCGATTCCAAATACGGTAATTATGGTGTAGGAAGAGCAGACTCCCCGGCAAATACAGGTGGTGATGAAGTTAAGGTTGAGAAAGAAGGAACAGCAGAACACCCAAATGGGATGGAAGTTAACGTATACAGTAATGGAATTATTGAATTTTGTAAGGGTGGAAAAATGGTTGACGCTTACAAATATTCTAGTCCATCAGATAGAAGTGGTGGTTTTAAAGCTGTTAAAGATTACTTTGAAAAAGCGGCTGAAAAAGATATAGATAAATTCGACATTTTTAATGGTTCTAAGATGCAATACGCTGGTACACTTTTACAACCTCGTAAACTTGGTTCTAGTTGTGGTGCTGTGGATGAATTTAAAGTATCAGATTGGTATAAACAACGTTAAGATTGTGTTATAAAAAATAAATTAAACCCTTGGAAGAGGGTTTTTTTATGCCATATAAAATAAAGTTAATATATTTATCATAAAACAAATACTATGGAAAATGAAATGAGAAGATATATGGACAAGTTCAAACAAAGATTAAATGAATCAAGTAACAGTATGGACCATAATTTTAGTATTTATGATGATATTGAATCTGAACTTGCGGAAATACCAAATGATGAGGCGGTTGAATATCTTATGGGTATTATTAAACATTGTGAAAAATTAATAAAAGAATTAAGTTCTATTGTTGGTAAGAGGGTTATTTGGCAAGGTAAAGAACACACCATATATGACGTACACCAAGATGGGGATTATGTTATGTTGGATGACAAATATGGGCCATCTGTTGAGATTACAGAACTCCAATTTATAGATTAAAATAGAAACCCTCGGAAGAGGGTTTTTTTATGCTTGAAATATTAAAATAAAATTGGTATCTTTTTAAAAATATTAAGCAATATGGATATTAAAAAATACAATCAGATTATTGATGAGGTATATAACAAATACGCAACCAAGTATATGGGTTATGACGATGTACCATCAAAAGAATTGTTTTTGTTTGAGATTAAAAATAATCCTGAGTTCTCTGAAAAGTGGGGGTTAAAGATTGAAGAACGAGAGTTGAGCTGGGAAGAACGTAGAGATTTGCTAACTCCAGAACAATATGATGGTACTGCATTAAATAAATATGGACATAAAGATTGTGGCTTTGGTGACATAAGTCCATTTACAGATAAGGTGATTCATTACTGGATGAATTTACATAATATTCCAACAAAGCAAATCACACTTACATACAACAACAAAACAATAGAAAGTTATGAATGAAATTGAAACAATACAAGAAACGATAACTAGGTTTATCAATAAGGGTGTGTATCAAACTAAAATAATACCAACTGAATCACCTTCTGTCGTTGTTTGGTCAAAAACACGGAAATGTCTTGTAGGTGGTAAAGACCAACCAAATCCACTTGAAGTGATAGATGATGGTGATGGTAATTTATCACTTGGTATTGATAACAATATCTTTATCTCTTTACAAAACAGAAGTGAATTATCCGAATCTGATGTGAAAGAAATAAATGAGTCCGAAGGGATTATAGTTACAAACGCAACATATGGCAAACCTTATTTTAGATATGGATTTATACCAAACTAATCACAATAACATACAACGATAAAACAATAGAAAGTTATGAATGATTATAGGTTTAAGTATGTTGGTGGTTTTAATTATAAAAACTACTGGGTAATTCAAAAAAGATTTTTATGGTTATTTTGGAGAAATTATAAAAAAATACCGTATAGATTATTAGAAGATGGTTACCCAAATATTAATCAGGTAATGGACTACGTTGATTGGTTAAATATGGTACCTAATGAATATGATGATTATTCACCTGGTGATTTAATAAATGTTAGAAAATATAAAGATGAGTAAAATAACAATACTTTGGTATAGGAAAGAAACATCAATGAATTTTAACGGTTCCATGTATGGTTACAAAAGAGAAGATGGTGTTGTTGGATCCTTTTCAACTAAACTTCTTGATGAATATGAAAAATTATTTGATATAACTTGGTTAATTGAAAAAAAAGATGAAGATGAATAAAGAAACAATTTGGACAATTATATTTATGTTACCTTGGGTGGTATTAGTGGTATTATTTTTTATGTGGGCAAATAAGGATGGATTTAGTATTAGTAAAACTGCGTTCGGTGTATTATTGACAACTGGGACTAGCATTCTTTGGTATGCAATTGCTTGGTTCCTTGCTCAGATATTTGTTGAGGAGTAAACCAAAATAAAAATATGAAGATGAATAAAGAAACAATTAACTCAGCTTGTTTTATAGATGGAAAACTTTTTATAAATAAAAAAGAGGTTGTTGAAGACATTCCAGAGTGGATGTATAGGTTAAGAATCCTTAATGAAAGTTATGAATTATGTAGAACAATTAAACCAAAACAAAGATGAGTAAAGAATTAGAAAATGATGATTGGTGCCACTATTCTGATTTACCATCACCAATTAGTTATATGAGTAAAGAAGAATGGGTTGAAGAACCATACCCAATAATGGATGAGTTTGATAAGACATTAAAAATGTTACACGAATCAACTCACGATGAAAAAATTAGAGAATCCATATTATTGGTACAAAGATATAAAACAGAATACTTAGATAAATTGGTTTAATATAATAAATTATGATTAGAGAATATAAACATCCAGAAATTAATCACACCTTTATCATTAAAGACATTAGTATTAATGAGATTGAGATTGATGGTGTAAGAATCCATAAAAAAGATTGTGATTGGATGGTCATGATGGCTACTCATGGTGGTAATAAACAAACTACACTTGGTGATTTATCATTACCAATATTACAACACATATTAAACCAAAACAAAATATGAATAATATTTTAGACACGACTGATATAGTCAATGCAATTAAAACAATTGAAAAAGATTGTGAACGGATATTTCAAAAAATGTCAGGACCAGACTATAAAAAATTCTATGAAAGAGTTAAAGGTCTAATGTCATTAATAGAAGAGAATAATCGAAAAGTTGGGGGCAATCAATAAAGATGAAAAAATTTATACAAAAACTATTATTGTGGTGGAGCTATAAAAAACCCAAGAAGAGGGATAAATCTATGTGGGAACTTTAAAATAATATGAACGTAAGCAAACTTATAATTGGTATAGTATTCGGTATCATAGCACAAATCATAATCTTTTTTCAATTGCAAGGACAAATGAAATATGATTGGTTTAAAAATAACTATTGGTTGGTTGTTCTAATGGGAATACCAGCATCAATGTTTTTTATGTATTCAGTAAAGAATATGGTAATTGCATATGGAGGACAAATGTGGCCATCTAGACTTATAGGGTTCTCACTAGGTGCCATAGTATTCACTTATTTTAGTTGGTATCTTTTTAATGAACCTATCAGTACAAAAACTATCATATGTTTAATATTATCATTCACTATACTGGTAATTCAATTATTCTTTAAATAAAAACAAAGAACCCCATAAGGGGTTTTTTTATGCCAAGATAATATTTATCTATATATGAATATAAAAAGAATTATAAGGGAAGAAATTAATAAAGGTTTGATAACTGAAAAGTGCTGGAAAGGTTACACTCAGAAAGGAATGAAAACTATGTTTGGTAAGAAATACCCTAACTGCGTAAAGAAAACAAAATAATATGAACCTACAAGAAGAAATAAAAAGAATTAAATCCATTATGGGATTATTGATGGAAAATAAAGAAAACAAACCATCAACAATAATATTGGTTGGACCACAAGGTGTTGGAAAATCAACATTATCAAAAGCCCTTTCTAAAAAACTTAATATACCCTTTATTGGTTCAGATGATTTTATTGACCAAGGAAATTGGTCAAGTGAAGAAACCTGGTCTAAAGGATGGGAAGTTAGAAAGAAAAATGAATTTGAGGGTATGATTAGTTTCTTAAATAAAAATTTAGGTAATAATGTAATCTTGGATATTGGTGGAAGCCATGGTGTTTGGGAAGGTGAACATTTAAATAAAATAATGAACATGATTTCAAGATACCCGAACAGATTTTTAATTGTACCATCAGAAAATGAAAAAGAAAATACAGAGTTTTTAAGGTCAAGATTACTTAAAAGAGAGTTAGACAGTCTTCCTTCTAATATAGAATACTGGGACGCAGTTCTTAATGGTGATGAAAGTTTTGGTGATAAGTTTGATGAAAACGATAAGGAAAATTTCTTAGAAAAAATTAAACTTGTAAAAAGTGATAGTAAATATAAAAATATGGCTTTAAGTCAGAGGAACTCTAACAAAGAAAGATATGAGTCTTTATCTAATAATCCTGAGTATATGACTTATAAAAACTCACCTGAACAGAAATTTGATTTTGAGGTGAATAAGATAGAAGATTACTCAAAGTTTTTTATTGATAATATGAAAAATTCTGGCATTGCCAATCACATAATATACAACAAAGGAAAAGATACCAAAGAACTTGTTGATGAAATAATAACAAAGTTAACATAATGAACCTACAAGAACAAATAAGAAAAATCATAAAAGAATCTATAGATGAATTTGATTGGATTAGAAATACTGAACCAATAGATTTGGATAAGGAAGTTAAAGAGTATGTTGATAATGGTTTTGTTGTTGCGATATGGTTTGGGGATATGGATGATGATTTAAGAGAACATATAGATAAGTTTATTATAAAAGAAAATTTTAAATGGGCATCAGATTCACTTCAACATGATTGGGTTTATGGTATTGACATAAAGGGATTAACTTTTTATCCACCACACCCAGATGAAGAAGGCAAAAAAATAATAGGGGGGTTTCGTGGGAGTAATCCTAGAATAGACTGGGAGTATTATAATCAAGAAGTAAAGAACGGAGAATACGATGATATTAATCCTAACATGTTTCACTCTATAGAATATAAATAATATGAACCTACAGGAACAAATAAAAAAAGTATTAAGGGAAGAATCAGACCATGACATTGTGGCAATCTTAAAATAAAGATATTTATTAGTATATAAAAGATAATATGAAAAAAGTAGTAAGACTAACAGAATCAGATTTAGAAAGATTAGTTAAAAGAATCATTAAAGAAAATGAATCTAAAGAAGATTTATTTAATAAATTCACAGAGGAGGATTTGGAAAAGA